CCGTACGCGGGCGCTCACTTCGCGACGATGCCGCCCGCGCTTGCCGAGCGATGCATCCTCGCAGGTAGCGCGATGGGCGACGAGGTGCTCGATCCGTTCCTCGGGTCGGGTACCACCGGCATGGTCGCCGAGGCGCTCGGCAGGCGGTGGCACGGCGTCGAGCTGAGCCGCGAGTATGAGCCGCTGATCAAGGAGCGGACGGCGCAGGTCGGCCTGTTCGGGGGGGACCGCATGAGGACATCCTCCGCGTGAGCCTCTCGCCGATTCAGCGCCAGTAGCCCACACCGCGGCCCCAATCCGGGGTACGCCCGGCCACATGCTCTCCGCCTTCCTTCGCATCTTGCAGCTCGCCGCAGCCATCACCTCCGCGGAGGTGCCGCCGGAACGTGCGACCAGCGCTGCGCTCGCGATCGTCTCCACCGCAGGTGAGTACCCCCCTGCCCTCGTCGCCGCGGTCGCGTTCGGGGAGTCGCGCTTCCAACCCGACGCCAAGTCAGCGCCGGTGGTGAAGATGCGGTGCGACGCCAGCGGATGCCGCGAGGTCACCTATTGGGACTGCGGCCCCATGCAGGTCCGCACCAGTTCGCCGAGCCGGTGCCGACGTCTGCGCACCGACGCTCGATACGGGTACGCGGCCGGCGTCCAGCGGCTCCGCGATGCCCGCGACTTCTGCGAACGGCGAGGTGATGCGACGCTGGCCTGCGCCATTGCTGGCTACCAGGGCGGGCCGGAGGGCGTGGCCGCGTATCGGCGCGGCGTTCGGTGGACGACCGAGAAGCGGCAGGCGTTGCTCGAGCGTGCGGCTGAGATCCACGCGCGGGCCGGCTGGTCAGTCTCGGACGCTTGACGCCCGGCCGCGTTCGTGCGTATGTTCAGGCGCATGAACGCACCGCAGGTCCCCCCGGTCAACGCCCGCGTCGTGGACGCCGAGTTCGACGACGACGGCAGTCTCATCATCCGCGCCATCAGCGGCGCCAACGAACCAACCCCGGGCTGGGCGCTGCGCCTCCGCATGCACGCACCCCTGGTGCGCGGCCTCGGGTTGGCGCCGTCGGCCGCTGCCGCCGACTTGCGGTTGGGCGACGCGGTCTCCCGGAGCGGGCTCGCCAAGGGCGGCCGAGGCGTGGTCGACGAGGCGGTGCGCATCATCAGCGGGGCCAGGGCCGACATCGATGCGCTCGCCGCGATGAGCGCGCAGCTCGAGCGACTGGTCAAGTTCGTCGAGAGTGCCGACCTGCCGCCGTTGCCGTTCGAGGCCAGCCCTGCCGACATCGCGATCCAGACCATCGCCCGGATGCAGGCCGACCTGGACAGCCTGCGCTGCGCGCTCAAGGCGCACTACCTGGGCTACGCGACCGACCATAGGGAGGTGTGCAACTCGGTGATCGAGGTGATGGAAGCGCACCGCGACGCCAACGCCGCCATCAAGCCGCTCGTCGAAGCGAACATCCGCCTGTCCGACTACCTGGCCGTCCAGCACCGGACCGACTACCCCGACGTGACCGTGCCGCCCGGTGACGCGGCGATCGAGATCCTGCGCCGTCGGGACCTGTCGGCGCTCGACACCGACGCTGACATGCTCTGGAAGGCGATGGGCGGACAAGGCAAACCGCCGATCGCCGAACGCACGGCGATGGCGCGCACGGCGCGGCAGGAAGTCGACGAGATGCGCCAGGAGTTCGTGGTGGCCAACCGCTTCCGCAAGTACGTCCAGACCGGCGCCGAGCTCCCCGATCGCGGGGGCGGACCGGGCTGGGACGATGTGCGGAAGGAGCACGACATCCTGGCTGCGTTCGCGCGCGACTACGGCTACATGGCGGGCCTGCCGCACAGCCGCCGCCGGCATCCCAAGGGCTACGGCCGCCCCATCGCGGCGGCCATGCGCGCGGCTGCGTTCCGCGTCACCGGCGTCAGGAACGCCTACGTCCTCGACGACGGGGTGAAGATCCTCATCGCCGTCACGATGTACGACGGCGTCGATGCTGCGGACGTGGTCGCCGCGGTCAAGACCAAGTGCTCGTCAGAGATGCCGGCCGGTCTGGCGCTCGAGGTCATCTCTTTCGACGGGGCGTGGACGGCGGTCACCGAGCCCAAGGTGACCATCCACGTCGGGTCCGGAGTGCCGACCATCCACGAGCACGCGCGGTGCTCCATCGAAGAGAAGATCCGCGCGGTCGCCGGTGTCCACCCCCACCGTAGCCCGAGCGTCGTCCACGGCCTGGGGCGGGTGCTCGCGTTCATCGACGTGGCCGATGATGCGGAACGGGACACGGTGCGCTACGACGTGTTCCACGCGATCTGCGACGAGTACCCCGCCGCCAAGCTCCGGGTCCATACGTTCGACGAGGTCTGGGACATGACCCAATCCGCCCCGGTGACCGAGTCGACCCCGGAGGTGGACGTGCCGCCGCCGCGCCGCTCGCCGGAGTGGGACCGCATCCTCTCGGCCGTCCAGCGCATGTACCCGGACGCGGCGATCGACGATAGCGGCGTGGTTCGCCTGCTCGTCGAGGGGAAGGCGGCGACCGAGAACCTGCGCGACGTGCAGGCGCTCCTGGCCGCCGCCCGGACCAAGATGCTGACCTCGCTCGGCAAGGACCCCGACGCGCCCGAGTACGCCAAGGTCCACTTCTTCAACCTGCTCGATCCGGCCTGCGACTCGGCCAAGGCGTGGTGCCTTGTGCGCGACGCGCTCGAGGTGGCGAACCCCGTGGAGCTCGTGCAGACCTACGCCAGGGCATGTACGGATCTCTCCGCCGCCAACGCGCAGACGGCCAAGGTGCTCGACGAGATCAGCATGGTCTACACCGAGCGCGCCCGCGTGGTGGCGGCGCTGGCTGGACTCGCCCTGTTCCTAGGCGAGCGTGTCGGCGTGCGCGAGCACGACCCGAACGACACCGAGTGGGACCCGGCCCACCGGATCATCGTCTTCATCGAGCTGCCCGACGGCAAGGGCGGCGTGTTCCAGGCGAGTTGGCACCTGCACGACAGCGAGCGCCACCTGGTCGCGCACCTGCCACCGTACGAGCCCGAATGGGACGGCCACACCACCGCGCAGAAGTACGAGCGCATGGCGGCTGCGGCGGACCCGCGGACCTGGGAGATCGTCCGCGCCCATGTGGTTCGGCGAAAAGAGGGCGGTCCGCCGACCGTGCCCGAGGCGCGCCGCGATGCTTGGCACCTGCTCCTGGACGCCACGGTGCTCGACACCCGGCAGACGAGCGAGCCGTGAGCACGCCTTCGGTCGAGTGGCTGTGCGGGCAGTTCGCGGACGCCGCCGCCGGCCTGCCCCCGGCCGAGGCGATCGCGGCGATCGAGCTCCTCGTGCGAGACTTGCTCGACGCCACCGAGCAGACCGACGCGCTGGAGTCGGCGCTCATCCAGGCGCTGGGCGGCAACCCAGAGACGCCCACGGCGGCGCTCCACGCCGAGGTCGCAGCGCTGCGTCGGAAGCTCAAACACGTCACCGGCGTTGCCCGTGACCTCGAAGCCATCGCCCGGCGCCTCGACAACGAGGCCAGTGGCCGACAGCGCAACCAGATCGACATCACGGCCGCGGCGCTGGTGACTCCGTGAAGCACTGCCTCGCCATCTGGACACTGCGCCTGCGCATCAAGGCCCTGGGGCTGGTGATGCGCGCGGTCGGCGCCGTGGCCGAGGCGCTCTCCGACGCGGACGACACCGCCGACTACGACCGCAACCGCGACCGCTTGAACTGACCCCTTGACACCACCGGGTCATCGTGCGCATCTGCGGTGTATGAAACGCGCACGCCCGCTCGGGTAGCTCAGTTGGACAGAGCGGCGAGATCCTAACTCGCAGGCCGTCGGTTCGATCCCGGCTCCGAGCGCCGTCTTCACATCGTCACGAGGCACATGACCCTTCCCATCCTCATCGTCTACGCAGCCGTCGCCGTGCTTGTCGGCCTCGCGTTCAGGTCCACCGCGCTCCCATCGCTCGACGCGTGGCGCAACCGGGCGCGCCGGCGCCGGATCGCAGAGAGGATGGACAGGGGCGAGGCGACGGACATCGAGGTGGCGTGGTTGCGGCGCACCGCTCCGACGGCGGCGGCCAAGCGCATCTCGCTGCTCCGGGCGCTCGCCTGCGGCGCGTGCTGGCCCGTGCTCGTGGCGGGCCTGGCGGTGCTCCTCCCCGTGGCCGCGAGCCTGCTTGTCCTCTACCTGGCTGGCGTCCTGACGCTCTCCGTTGCCGACGCACCGGAGGCGTGGTGAGCCTCGAGATCGGCGCGCGCCGCACCGCGCCGGAGGAGTGCGAGGACGAGGCGATCGAGCTGACCGGCCTCGACGTCCTGCTCACCGAGCCCGAGGCCATCAAGCTCCGCGACGAGCTCACCGCGGCCATCGACAAGCCCCGGCTCGACGCCAGGCCCGAGGCCGAGGTCATTGACGCGGTGGGTCGCTACACCCTGCTCCAGACCAAGTACGAGTGGTGCGTGCGGGAGACCCTCAACCCCGACTACGCCGAGAGCGGCGGGGTGCCCGAGTACGTCCACCTACTGCGCCGGTTCCGGGCGCTCATCCCCGAGAAGCCATGAAGAAGAACACCCCGACTGCGAAGGAACGCATCCGCCACGCCCTCAGCGTGATCCGGCCGATCACGCGAACAGCCGAGCGCGTGGCCACGCTGGCTCTCCAGGCCAAGAGCCTCACTTCCCCGTTCGGCGTCATCGGCCTGATGTCGAGTGCGGCAAACGCACTCGGAGAGCAGTTCTCGGGGGAGGCACCCGCACCGTGCGAGACGGGGTTCCGCGTGCCGGTGTCGCACGCCTTCCTGGTGGCCGCGTACAAGGCGGCTGGCTGTACGGTGACGGTGGAGATCAAAGAGAAATCCAGCGGCGGAGCCGGAGCTATCACCGAGATATCCGACGGGGATCACAGCCTCAAGGTCTACATCGACGGGTCGGTGTCGGTGATCGGCGGGGCCAAACACGACGCTGCGGTCAGTCGTCTCACCGAGGTCTTGGACGCTCACCTCCCACCATCGCTTCTGGTGCAGTGGCGTCCCGGCGAAGGCGGCTACCCGTGGGTCACTGAGGAGCGGAGGCTCACCGAGTACCGTTCTGATCAGGGGCGTGCCATCGCCGACTGCACCATCCCGATGCTCGACAAGGGAGGCCGCGTCATCCTCCTGAACGGCAAGCCTGGCGTGGGCAAGTCGACCATCGCCGAAGAGATCGCGCAGTACATCGGCGGGCGCGTCATCGTGTTGGGCGGCGGCATCTTCTCTCCCAAGGGGGAATACGACGCCCACACCACGACGTCTGGCTGCGACATCGAGCAGCTTGCGCTGCTCACGCCAACGGTCATCGTCATCGACGACGTGGACAAGATCCACATCCCGCTCGCCAGGCTCGAGAAGCTCCGCGCGATCGCGCGCCTGGTCATCATGACCGCGAACAACGGCGAGTACGACGACGTGCTAGACGGTGCGCTCGATCGGCCCGGCCGTACGGACGAGACCTTCGAGGTCATGCCCGACCGCGGCCTCACGCCCCAGCCCCCGTTCGACAAGCTCGACCGGGAGATCTGGACCAAGATCAAGGGCTGGCCCATCGCCCACCTGAACGAGCTCCGCCGGCGCATCGAGGAGCGGGGGACGTCGCCGGCTGCGCTCAACCTCACCGAGCTCGAGCGGCGGTTGAAGAAGGGGACGCGGAGCGGGTCGGTGCTCCACTCCCACGGCGACGACGGCTTGACACGCTAGCGGTTCGCGCGTACGTTCGTGCGTATGAAACGCAGCGAGGCGCCGCCGTGAAGACCAGCCGCGTGGACGGCGACCCCGTCCTGGTCGAGATCACGCACCGCGTGGTCAGCGCCGCTGGCACCGTCGTGAGCAACCACGACCGCCTGTCCGATGCGCAGTCCATGCGCGACCTGCTGGCCAAGCAGAAGAGGTCGGGGGTTCCGCTGTACGGCAAGGGGCTGCGCATCGAGGAGCGACGCGAGGGCTGGTGGCACGAGGTGTTCGAGCTCCATGCCCCGGGTGCGCCGTGAGCCGCGTTCTGCTCGGCGTCGCGCTCCAGTGCGACCAGTGCAAGCTCTTCTTCGGTAGCGACTCGCTCCACCTGCGGGCATCTCCCGATGGCCGTGGCTGGTCGAGCACGGAGGTGGCGCGCGCCCGCGCCAAGCAGTGCGGCTGGCTGGTGGCCGTCCGCAAGCAGCTCGGCCCGAGCGGCAAGGGCCAGCCGCGATACACCCTGGTCGACTTCTGCCCCGGGTGCAGCGCGACCCTCACCGCCACCGTGATCGACGGCGTCATCGAGCACGACCCGGGCGTACTGCCGGCCCTGCCCCACGTCCAGCGAGCGGTGCTTGCCGACCTGTGCCGTGCGCCCGCACGCCAGTGGCTCCGCACCCGGGACCTGGGCGGTGATCACGACCAGCACGTCGCGGGCGCGCTCGCCGCCCTGACCGAGAAGAAGTGGGCCGATCGGCGGGAGCGGCCGGTACCCGGCCCACGGATGATGTACGAGTACCGCGCGACCAAGGCCGGTCGCGCGCGATCGAAGGCGGCGACGTGAGCGCCGGGGACGTAGCCATCGTCCAGGCCGCCGAGGATGCTGGGCGGGCCGAGGTCGACGCCAAAGAGGAGGCGGACACGGGGCCGGTGCTCAACGCTTGGTATTGGGTCAAGCCGCCCAAGGAGACCGGCAAGAAGCGCGGCCGGTCGGAGCTGGGCTGCGTGACCCACATCGGCTCGAACTACGCGCTCATCTCGTACGTCGGGAGGCACAGCCCGACCAGCCGCATCCATCTCGAACGCTTCCCCGAGCGCTGCGAACGCGAGCCGGATCCCAAGACGTACATCGACCGGCAGGTAGGGCTCCACCGAGACCACGTGCGCGAGCTGATGGGCGAGGTCCGCGACCTGACTCAGCGGCTCGGCGTGGGTGCTTCGGTCGGCCTGCCCGCAGGCGCCGCCGAGACGGCCGCGCTCTCCACTGCCAGCGCCGACCTCGGCGCCTACAAGACCGCGCTCATCAAGGCCATGGAGAAGACGCTCCCCGACCTCTTCAAGCAGATCGCGGAAGCGAACGAGCTGATGGCCGTCTGGATGATGGCCGAGGTGTTACCGGTGAAGGCCGAGGCCACCGTGTTGGAGCGCTCGATCAAGACGATCGAGACGCGGGTCGGCAACGTCGAGCTCTACGCCGGGCTGACCGAGGACATCGAGCTGATCGCCGACGGGGAACCCGCCGCCGTGGACGAGCCGGTCCGGCTGTTCCAGCGGCGCTGCTACATGGACGAGGAGTGCTTGGCCGCCTACGAGGCGGGCGGCATGGACTACCAGAGCGTGGGCGAGTTCGCCGCATGGCTCGCCAAGCCCGCCAACCGCGACTGCATCCTGCCCTTCCCCCGCTGCGTCGTTGCCTTCCGCATCCGTCGGCACGAGAAGGAGAGGCACGCCGACTCCCTCGCCGGGTTCATCGCGATCGCCAACGAGGCCAAGGCCGACCGCAAGACCTTCCTCTTCATCCGCAACGGCGAGCGCGTCTACATGTTGGCGACGGCGATCGAGTTCGACGAGAAGCTGTTCCCCGACATCGAGAACCAGAAGCTCCACGGCAAGCTCTGGGTCGAAGACCCTCGGTACGGCATCAAGACCATCATCACCGACGACCGGTACCAGGGCTTGCTTGAGGACTACGTGCGCGACAAGGCTGCGTGGGACGCGACGCCCAAGTCGGAGAAGCGAAAGAATCCATGGGATTCAGCTCCCCAGAGCCCGGAAGGTCACTGGACCGAGTACGACCGGCGCACGGTCTACTACGACGACATCGAGGCCCGTATCCAGAGCGACATGGCCAAGCACAATCGGCTGGTCCTGGTGCTCCAGGGTCTGCTCGATCGGTCGCTGGTGCTGCACCCGCACCCGCCCTACAAGCTCTGGACGCCCGAGGGCTTCGCCGCCGCGCTGCGTCCGATCTACGAAGACGCCCACGGCATCACCTCCGGTGCCGCGCCGGAGTGGAGGGTCTACCGGGAGCAACTCGCCAAGAGCATCCGGCCCGGGACCGTGGTCATCGGCCAGCATCGTGCTTGGTTGGAAGCCGAGGCCGAGAAGGAGAACGACCGCCGGGACCGCCGCGGCCGGTCGAGCAGCGGTCGCGACCTCGAGACGTACCAGCCCTACGGCAACCCCGGGCCCGGTCTGCTCGCTCGCGTGGTCAGCATGTCACGCGACCGCAAGACGGCGACCTTCGAGTGGATGCGCAAGCGGCAGACCGGGCGGTGGGTCCCGAACCCGAAGAAGCCCGGCTGGCGCATGTGGGTGGTCGATGGCGAGTTGAAGACGCGCTTCACTTGCCCGGTCGAGATCCTCTTCAACGTCGATGCCTACCAATCTGGCGACTTCCACCTGTTCTTCGACGATCCACGCACCAGGGCGGACTATCTCCAGTGGGCGCGATTCCTCCTTGCGGCCGAGGACTACAAGGCCGGCAAGCGGAAGGTGCGCACCGACGAGCTCGACGAGGACGAGGACGACCCGGACACCGGCCCCATCAAGGCCGACGACGACTCCGATGCGAGCGCCGACACGGACGAGTCGGACGACGGCAACATCCTCGACGAAGACAACGAGGACTGATGCACCCCTGCCTCTGCGGCTGCGCGCTCGAGGAGCACGGCCACGATCCGAAGTACCCGGGGTCGACGGCCTGCACCGGCTGCACGACCTGCATCGCCTACGAGGCCGACGAGGCCGAGCAAGGCGCCGCCGCGCCAAGCCCCGCGCCCAAGCCGCCGCGGCGCGCCACCGCCGCCGAGCGCGCAGCCCTGGCGCTCCTACGTGACAAGGGGCCGCAGCCAGCGGATGCGGTCGACCAGCACGTCTGGCCCAACGCTCCGGGGCGGCGCATCTCGTCCAACGGCGGCGGCACCTACGCCAGCCAGATGCTCCTAGGCCGCATGCGCCAACAGGGCTGGGTCAGGGTCCAACACGGCGAAGGCTCGTCGATCTGGGAGATCCGCCCCGGCGGCCTGGACGCGCTCGCGGCGCCGCCGCCGATGAAGCTGACCCGGGTGCAAGCCCGCGCCATGGTCATCCTCATGCTCGGGGTGCAGCCATGGGAAGACGCGCTCCTTCCCGCCGCTACCGAGATCGAGGGCGGCTGCTTTGTCGGCGGGCTCAAGGGCTCGGGGCTCGACGGCATCGCCGAGTCGATGAACAACTGGCGCGACCTCACCAAGCCCGCCTTCACCGCCCGCTCCATCGCACGTCCGGTCGCCAAGCTGGTGGACCTCGGCATGGTGGCCCGGGTCTTTCCGCCGGACGAGCCCGAGGGCAGCGATCCGCTCTACGTCCCCACCGCGGCCGGCGCCGCCGAGCACCGCAGGAGGAACCCCCGATGAGATTCGACTTCGACAGGCCGCTCTGGGTGGAGGTGCTGATCACCGTCGGCATCCTCGCCATCATGGCGGTCTTCCTCATCGGCGGCATCCGCGACTACCTCGCGCGGTGCGCCTGCACCGACAAGGGCGGCACGGTCGACTGGACCGGCAGTGAGTCCTGGAAGTGCGCCGACCTGCCAGCGGAAGACCCGCGATGAGCGAGCCGTTCATGACGGACCTGGTCGAGCTCCTGCGCAAGCACGGCGTGGAGAACGCCACCGAGCTCGCCCGGTTCATGTACGCCTCGCTGTCCCACCTGGTGACGACGATGCAGACCATCGCCGAGGTGAACAGGGCGCGCGCTGCGGCGGCCGTGGAGCCGAAGGAACCGCCGCCCTACGACTAGCGGCTTGACGTCGCCCTATGTTCGTGCGTATTGTCAGGCGCATGAAACGCGACGAAGGCCCGGACCCGACCTACGTCTTCGGGGCGTGGAGCGAGGAGTCCGACCTCGGTCTACGCATTCGAGCAGCTCCTGGTGAACATCAGGAGCGGTGCGATGGCGAAGGCGATCCAAACTGGTCCGCCCACGCTCGCCGCATGGCGTTCGCCTACGCCGGCAAGTACCTGGCCGACGATCGTCCGATGCCGGCCACCGACGACGACATCGCCGGGATGCTCATCGCCTGCACGGGTCGCGTCGAAGTCCGCTGGATTCCCGACGTCCACCAGGCGCTCGCGATGGCGCCTGCCGCGATGGCCTCCTTCGCAATCGCGCGGGCGGTTCACCGGATCGCATGCCTCAAGCCCCGGCCCGGCTACCCCACCTGCGGTTGCGGGCCCGGTCCCAACGCCTACGGCCCCTGGAGAACCTGATGGACGAACCCTATTCGATGGCCACCGAGATCGCGAGCTTGGTCGCCGAGGCCAAGGAGTGGTACGAGGCGGCCGATGCCGACTGGCGGCGTGAGGCCGAGCTCGTCCGCCGCACGGGATGGGCAAGCCCCAGCACGGCATGGGCCGCCATGATCGAGAGCGCCGCCCGCGTCATCGATCGGGCCCGTGGGTTCGATGGTGGGTCGCCCTCGCCGCGTCGCGAGGTCTCCGACCACCGGAAGATCGAGCGGGACGAGATGGTGGTCCGTGCTTCGGATGTCGCGGGCGCCGCCGCCGAGATCCACCGTCTCCGCGCCGAGCTCGCCCGCATGAAGGGCGACAGCCTGGAGTTGAGGGCCCGGATGCTCGACAGCACGGCCAAGGCGCTCCCACCCGCGTTCATCGTGAGGCCGACGCCGCAGTACGTCGAGGACTGCGAGCCCGGCGATGTGGTCGAATGGACCGGGCCCGTCATCGTCGCGTGGAGCGACTCCCACGTTTTCACCGAGACGCGCACCGAGGCGATCGTCCCGGGCCATCCACCCCAGCGGCGGCCAGAAGTGGGGCGAGGGCCGGCTGGCGGAGGTCAGCTTCGCTGCGCCTGGCGTCTTCGAGTGGGAGTCCCGCCGTGCGCTGATCCGCCACGAGCAGCGGATCAAGTCGGTCCGCAAGTCGGTGGCCGGCCCCAACCTGCCCGCCGTCCTCGTTCCCGCCCCGGAGACCACCCGATGACCGAGCCCGCACTCCCCGCGTCCAACCACCCCGGCCTCACCGACGACCAGCGCTTCACGCTCGACTGCTACGAGCGCAGCCGCTCGCAGTGGGTGCGCATCGCCGGCAAGGTGGGCGTGGGCGGCGCCACCACGATGCACGCCGAGGCCGCCGCGCAGATCCGCGCGACTCGCTGGTACAAGACCCGCGGCGGCTACACCACCAACGCCGTCGAGGCGCTGCACCTGGTCGGCCACGTCGCCCGGGTCGCCGGGGGCTCGACGATCAACGGCGGCCCCTCCGCCGACGAGCGGATCACCGGCTGGCTCTGCTACCTGGTCCACCTGGGCGTGATGCTCGACGAGTGGGGGCTCTCGATCGGGCCGCTCATCGAGCTGGCCGACCGCTGGTCCCAGGGCGAGGAGAACCAGCTCAACCTGGCCTCGTCGATGGTCGACCTGACCGTGATGTTCGCCGCGCCGGTGAGCGTCCGCGCCGTCCCGGCCAACGTCGCCGACGAGATGCGCCGGCCGGCGTTCGCCGCGCTCGGCATCCTGACCACGGCCGTGATCGCCACGGCGAGGGCGCAGGTCAGCGGCCCGGTCGGGTCCTGGCCCGATGGTGTCACCGTCATCGGACAGTTCATCGCCGCGGTGGACTTCGTCTGCGGTAGCGTCCGGTGATCGGTCGCTGCGAAGCCTGGGACCTCGTGCTGCCCGTTCCCGACGATGGGGGCGAGCCGGTCTACGTGCATTGCCCGAACAGCGGGCGCCGCATCCAGGAGACCGATCCACTCGGCCGCCCCCGCCATCGTACGGTCTGCGGGCCCCACGGCCTCGACACCGCACCGGCCACGGCCAAGGAGGTCGTCTTGGTCGGCGCGACTGACGCGGATGTCCATGTGCAGTTCCAGGCGTTCACCATGTCGCTGTGGGACCACGAGCGGCGCGAGACGCTGCGGCTCGATGGCGACCTGGTTGACGATCCCCACGCCGAGGGCGCACGGTGACGCGTCGAACGGGACGTCGATGGACGAGGCGACGAGTTCGCCGCTATGCGTCCTGCCCAGACTGCAACGAGTGGAGCCTGCGCGTCGAGGAGAACGGGAAGTTCGCCCGGCATCACCCAGGGCTCGGCTACGTCGAGCGCTTCCCACCCGGCCACCGGTTCACGGCTGGTCCGATCTGCACGGGTAGCGGCAAGCCCTCGGGGATGCCGGACATCCGCCAGCCAGCGAAGGTGGCAGCGTGACGTGGTTCATCATCCACTTCCACCCTGGCGCCCCGCTGGGCGTGCCCGCGATGGCGTCTGGGCCTTGGGCCGACCGCGATCTCGGCTCGCTTCAAATGGACGAGTGGCGCGCCGCCGGCGAGGTGCGCGAGGTCACCGAGCAGGCCGAGCGCCCGGACCTGCCGGACGACTGCCTGTTGACGCACAGCAAGGCGGACGAGTACGCGCTGGCGCACAAGCTCGGCCGGCCGAAGATGGGGCGGCCCCCGCTCCCAACCGGCACGAGCAAGGACAACTTCCAGGTCCGCCTCACGCCGGATCAGCGTCAACTGGTCGACCGCGCCGCCGAGCGCGTAGGCGTCAAGGTGACGGCATGGGCGCGCCGCGTGATGGTGAAAGCGGCCGAGGAGGTGCTGGCCGCAGCTCGTCGCGAGGCCGAGACGGAGTCGGACCTCCGGGAACTACTCGCCGATGGGCTGGTCGAGAAGACCAGCGCCCCTGGAGAGCCGGCGCTCTGGGCCCTGACGACCGCGGGCCGGGCCGTGGCGGATGCCGAGCTCGCGCGCGCGGCGCCGGCCGCGAAGCCAGAGCCAGGCCCGCCGACTCCCGCGCCACCGCCACCACCGCCACCGCCGCCACCGCCACCACCGCCACCGCCGCCACCACCGCCACCCGCCCGTCCGCTTGCGGTCCAGCAGGCCGGCCGCTTCACCAAGGGCGACCGCATGCGGCTCACCCCGGAAGGGTTGCAGCGACTCGCGTCGGCGTCGCACACCCCGTTCCTCCGGGGCACCTTCGAGGGCTACTGCCGCGATGGGGCCTGCATGCGGATCAAGCGGGACGACATCCTGAGCGTCCACACCTACGATGTCGCGTTCTGGGAGCTGGCCTCCGCGCCGCCGCCTGCACCCGCGCCGCCGGTCGCACTCCCGTCCACGCCACGGCCCGCGCTCGCGCCTCCGGCACCGACGCCACCTCCTCAGACTGATCGCGCTTTGTCGAGTGGTCGCAATCGGTTACCTCGTAAACGGCCCGTTCTTCCGATCACGAGTTCTTCTGTCGTCCCGGCCGCTCCTCCACTCCGGATTCGCCTCCTCCCCGCAACGGATGCACCTGCACCCCACGAGCCGACCGCGGACGAGATCTTCACGTTCTGACCCCAAGGACCAAGGACCACCATGCTCATCGTCAACTTCTACGAGTACGTCGGCCAGACCCCGCTCGCGCGCATCACGGCCCTGAACGACGCATGCCACGTCCCCAGCGCCGGGGAGTCCGTGACCATCGCCATCGACGAGAACGTCCCCGCCATCGAGGGTCGCGTCCAGCGCGTCGAGTCCAGGTACGGCGCGCAGGGCTGCACCGTCTCCGTCCACCTCTCCGACTTGAGGAACGTGTGACCATGACCGACTCCGACACCGCGCCTCTCGGCGCCCCCGTCCCCTCTGGCCCCACCGGGGCCGCCGTCATCGTCACGGCTGGCGCTGGCGGGGTCGATGCCCACTTCGCCGCGTTCGCGTTCACGCGGATGATCGAGGGCTACGCCCTGAAGCTCGGCTACTCGGTCTACGACGCCATCGAGGACAAGACGCCGGACGGTGGGGTCAAGACGGCCACCTTCGCCGTCGCCGGGGACGCCGCCTTCGAGCGGCTGGTCATGCTGTCCGGCGTCCACCGCCTCACCCGGTTCTCGCCGTCCGACCCGGAGGGGCGCCGGACGGCGAGCTACGCGCTCGTGACCGTTGCCCCGCTGGTGGCCTGGGGCTCGCTCCGCTACAGCTACGGCCTCGATCCCTACACCAAGGCTACCAACCACCAGACCGGCGCCAGCACGCCCGAGGTGGAGTCCGTCCTGGGCGGCAACCTGGACCTGCTCTTCGGGGCGGTGGAGCCGGAGCCCGAACCCGTCGAGGTGTCGACGGGCGTGCCGCCGAATCTCGACGCGCTGATCAAGGCGTACGGCAAGGCCGCCCACGATGTGGCCTACGCCATCGGCGACCGCGGCCAGGGCTTCGACGAGTTCACTCCCCTTGTCGAGGCCCGTGATGCCGCCCGCAAGGCACTCGACGACGCCCTCAAGACGTTCGTGCCAGCCACCCTCTCCGACCAGGATCGCGGCCACCTCGCCGAGATCCGCGGCACGCTCGAGCGCACGCTGGACGCGGCCGAGCACAACGGCAACCGCGGCTCGATGGCGTTCGACGACTACCCCGCTTGGATCGAGTTCCTCGCCAGGCTCGCCGGGAGCGGCCGGTGACCGACGCCGCACCCGCCAAGCCCATCCCGATCATCGACCTCATCGACAAGTACGGTGAGGCGTGCGTGGGCAACGGCGCGAAGGGCGCCGGTCACGCGGAAGACCACGCGGTGCTCGTCGCCAAGACGAACCTCCACGACGCGCTCCAAGCGCTCGCCAAGCTGGTCGACGACGCCTGCGCAGCCTCGTACTGGCACGGCAACCACCTCCGCTTGCCCGGCAACGAGCATCGCGAAGCCGAGGCGGGCCGTACCCGCAACGCCCTGTGCGCGGCCATCGGCATCAAGCCCGAGACGCCCTGGCCGGTGAAGCCGTGACGACTCGACCCGACGGCTGGCCTCGGCTTTGCCCGCAAACCCTCCGGAGTGGCGGTGCTGACCGCAAAGGGGGAGGCGCTGACCGCAAACCCGCGGGGATACGCGCCGGTCGGACGCCATCATCACGCAACCCAGAGCACGGTCGGCCGATAGAGGCGGTCGACAATGAGTGAGCGGGCACCAGTGATCCACGCGAGGGCTGAGGACGGCGGCCGGCCTTGTTCCTTAGCCTCCGGTGCGCTGACTGAAACCGAAGACGTCACCGCAACACCCCAGCGGCAAGAGATCCCTTCGGTTGACGCGGATCCACGGTGTGGCTACAACGTGGCCCATGGCGAAAACACGGGGGAAGACAAAGGCCAGGCGGCCGAAGCCGCTGAAGGACGACTTGATCCGCTTTCGGGTCACGTCCGAGGAGAAGACGGGGCTGGAGGGGGCCGCGACCAGGGAGGGGATGGACCTCTCGACGTGGATCCGACGGCTGGCACTGCAAGCTGCCGGCTTGCTTCCTGGCGCCTCGGACATTCACCGATGAGGGCGGTTTCGGAGGCGGAGACCGTCATCAAGCGCATCCTTCCTTATCTGGCCCGTCGCGGGTACGACATCGAGAAGGATCTGAGCTTTGAAGACCCCGTTGGCATGACAGCCACCGCCAAGAGTGGCTTCATTGACATCACGGTTCATTGCCAGCGCACCAGCCCCATCTTTCTCATCGAGGCCAAGCGGGACGGCACGAAGATTACCGTGAAGCACAGAGAGCAGGCGCTGGAATACGGAAAAGGCATTGGCGTCTTACTCGTGGCCGTCACGAACGGAAAGTCTTTCGAGTTGCACAATGCGACGACGAGAAAGCCGCTGTTCCTCAATGGGGCCGCGATGGACCGCATTCCGTCACGCAAGGACCTGCTTAGCGAGGTGCTCAAGCAACTCAAGCGAGATCCCGCCATCGATCGAATTACGATTAGTGCGGACCGCTCGTTGCCCTACCGGCCTGGACTGCCGCTCTCGAAGCTCAATCACCTCATCAAGCAGTGTCATAACTCGATCCGGAAGATTGAGAAGAACGAAGAACATGCCTTCGCTGACTTCAGCAAGTTCATGTTCTTGAAGCTGTTGGAAGAGAAGTGGGACCAAGAGCAGGAGGTGCCTCCATACAGTTTTACTTTCCACGAGCTGGCCGCGACGCCGAGTGGGAAAGGAGATCGCGTTCGGGCAGCCATTAAGAGCATGATCGGCACGATTCAGAGCATCACGCGCTACGGTGACGTTCTAGCCGACCCGATTAGGCTGACCAAGGATGCGTCCTACCAAAGCATCGTTCGTCTCATCGCATCCGTCTCGTTCACCGACTGCGACCTGGACTCAAAGGGGGCGGCCTTTGAGTATTTCGTCAGGGCAACCCTCAAGGGGAAGAAGCTCGGCCAGTATTTCACACCCCGCCCGCTCGTGAAGTTGATGCTCCATCTCGGCAGATGGGAGCAGATCGTCAATAGCCTGTCCACCGGCGGTGACTTCAAGGTTCTTGATCCAGCGTGTGGGACGTCGGGTTTCCTTGTTCTCGCGATGAATCACTGCTTGGATGAAATCGATCGTCGACTCGAAGCGAAGACTATCCACAAAAACACGGCGACCGCACTCAAGAAGCGTGTCCGAGAAGACGTGTTCTACGGAATCGACGCACATAACGGAGTTGCTTGCTCAGCCAAGATGAACATGATCGTCGCGGGGGATGGCTCTAACAACATTCGCTGTGCCGACTCGCTCAATGAGCCACATCTGATCCCACCGTACAAGCGGCACGCCGACGGCAAGGAGTGCCCGGACGGCAAGGCGCATCTGATTCTAACAAATCCGCCGTTCGGGACATCTGAAGCTGAATCCTTGACGCCTGCCAGTGCGGCAACGTTCGCGATCCGTTCGGCGCGCGGCCAATCGCTCTTTATTCAGAAGATGATCCAATCAGCGCACGATGACAGCCTCATCGTGACTGTCATCGATGAGGGCGTGTTGAACACCGCGTCTTATCAGAGTTTGCGGGAACTAGTTCTGAAGTCCTGCCGCATCGAAATGGTGCTCCAGTTGCCGGGGACAACATTCAAGCCGAACAAGATCGACGTCCGATCGAGCGTCCTCGTGCTGCGGAAACGCGCAGAAAGTGACGAGGACGTCGCCGATGACTATCCGGTTACGTTCGCCGCCATCGACTCGATGGGCTACGAAGGATCGGGCGACGAAGTACGCGGCTTCGACTTGCACCGCTTGATCGCAGAAATCAAGTCTATCGACGCCAGCAAGCTCACCGAGGCGCAGGTCACGACGGGCTACCACTGGGAAGCTTTCCGTACTAACTCGCAGACGATCGCGACAGACAAGACGCGTCGCCTGGACGTGCGCTACTGGCACCCCAGCGTTCGTCTTCCGATCATGCAACTCCGCGGGCTCAAGGGCACGGTGTCGGTCAAGGAACTAAACAAGATCCCCACGCGCCGTGGCAAGAGCCCGCCATCGGCCGAGTACGTCACGCCACAAGAGGGACACGCGCTAGTCGTCAAAGCCGGTTCAAACATCTCGAAGACCGGCGAGTTGATCATCGGCGGTGACTACGTCGAGCGCCAAGTATACGAGGAGTATGCTATCGCTGGGCTCAACCTTGAGGACGGCGATGTGCTCCTAGCGTCGACCGGTGAGTACGTGTTGGGTAAGTGCTGCGTCTTCCGCAACCAGATCGGAGATGGAGCGACACCAGGGATCGCCGATGGTCACGTCGCAGTGATCCGAGTCGACCAAACGAAAGTTTATCCAGAGTACCTCTGCGACTACCTGCGGAGAGGGTTCGGTCACGATCAGATCGCCAGGATCCTTACCGGGTCAACAGGGCTGATCGAGATCACTCCGGATGACGTTGACGGCGTGCTTGTTCCAAAATTGCCTTCGCTGGCCAAACAGAAAGCGCTTAGCGATAGCCTTCGGCACGGCGAACGCGTGGCGGCCGAGGTGATCGCGAAGGCCGCCGAAAAGCTGCGAGCGGACGAGCAACTGTTCCGCAACACCACCATGCCGCCCGAGTTCAAGTTGCTAGGCTACCGCGTCATCGGCGGCGACTGACGCCGGAGAGCTACTCGTCGTTGGCTGCCTTCAATGCGCTCGCCAAGATCCAGCCTGACAGCCCGACCCCGGCCTTCTCGGCGGCGAAGCGGAGGATGGCCTTCTGCTCCGCGGTGACGCGGATGATGATGTGCTGGTCCTTGCGGACCGGCTTGCGGCGCACGATCTCGCGAACCTTGGTCGAGCGCGCCTCGGGGAAGTCGTCGGGCTTGGCGGGTGACTTGGTCTTGCGCGGGGTCGCCATGTGTCCGGAGCGTATTAACAAAACGGCGAGCGCCCGTCAAAGACTCGGGTTGAACGTCAGACCGTGGTGTTAATACATCAGACATGAACACGGCGACGATCACGGATGCGCGGCAGGTTCGGGGGCTCGCGTTGGCGAAGGGGAAGGCGAAGAAGATCAAGCCGGTGGCCGGGTCGACGTGGCTGGTGCCGTCGGCCTCGGGCGGTGGTGGCGGGTACGTGGTCGACGTCGACAAGGGGACCTGCTCTTGCCCGGACGCGGAGGAGCGCGGGGTCCGCTGCAAGCACCAGTTCGCGGTTGCCTACGTCCGGGCTGAGATCGCGATGCCCGACGGCGCGGTGCTGGTGGCGGAGACGCGGGTCACGTACGCGCAGCCGTGCTGGTCCGCGTACCACAAGGCGCAGGTGATGGAGAAAGACACGGTCGAGCTGCTCCTGCGCGGGCTGTGCGACGGCATCGTGGAGCCGCAGGCGAAGAAGACGGGGCGCCCGCCGATGCCGCTGGCGGCGCTGGTGTTCGCGGCGACCCTCAAGGTCTTCTCGACGATGAGCGGGCGCCGCGCGTCGAGCGACATCCGGGCGGCCAAGGAGCGCGGGCGCCTCGGGACGGTGGCGCACTACAACACGATCTCGGAGCACCTCGCGCGCCCCGATCTGGCGCCGCTCCTCAAGGTGCTGGTGACCGAGTCGGCCCTGCCGCTCAAGGCGATCGAGTCGCAGTTTGCCGTCGATGCCACCGGCTTCGCGACCAACACCTACGCGCGCTGGTACGACGAGAAGTACGGCGAGGAGAAGCGCGCGGCGCGGTGGATCAAGGCGCACGCGATGGTCGGGACGAAGACGCATGTGATCACCGCCGTCGAGGTGACGGAGTCGAACGTCCATGACTCGCCGATGCTGGCGCCCGTCCTCGCGACGACGGCGGCCAACTTCAACATGCGTGAGGTGTCGGCCGACAAGGCGTACCTCGCGAACGACAACCTGACGGCGATCGAAGCGGTCGGCGCTGTGCCCTACATCCCGTTCAAGATCAACTCGCAGGGCAACGGGTCCGAGGCGTGGCGCCGCCTCTGGCACCTCTACAGCCTCAACCGGGAGGACTTCCTCGGGCACTACCACCGGCGGTCGAACGTCGAGAGCGTGTTCTCGTCGGTCAAGCGCAAGTTTGGCGCGGCCGTGCGCGCGAAGCTGCCTACGGCGCAGGTCAACGAAGTTCTCCTCAAGTGCATCGCCCACAACCTGTCTATGCTGGTCCACTCGATCCACGAGCTGGGCGTGGATCCGAAGTTCTGGCGCGGGGGTGGGCAGTGAGCGCGCGGCGGCGGCGGGACGAGCCGGGCCGCGTGGCCTACGCGGTGGGTTGCGACTCCGACCTGACCGCGGAGGAGCAAGCGCACGCGCGCACGGCGCTCCGGTTCCTGCGTTCGCGGTGCGGCACATGGGAAGCGGTGGCACGGGTGCTGCGCTTCAACGGCACGCACATCGTGGACGCCAACACGGGGCGCGCGTCGATCACCGCGAGCATGGCGGTGCGGATCGCGCGCGTGGTCAAGGCGCCGATCGACGACGTGCTGACCGGCCGCTTCCCGGCGCCGAACACCTGCCCGCACTGCGGCCACGTCGGACCCACCGAGGAGATCGCAGCGTCGTGATCGTCGCCCTCCGCTTCCACGGGACGGGCTTGCCAGCGGTCGCGCTGTTGCCGGGGAAGCGCGTCTTCACCATCGGCTCGGGCACCGCCGATGTTGTCGTGCCGCGCATCGTCGCCAGCGAGGTTGCTGACGTTCACGCGATCGTCGAGCGGACCGCCGACGGGCTGCGGTTGACCGAGTCCGGGGGCAACGGCATCTACCGCAACGCGTGGACGCCCGCGGTGACCGAGTTGCTACTTCACGCGGGGCAGGTCGGGTGGGTCGGGTCCGTGGCCGTGCAGGCGCTTGACGATCGGCTCGTGACCCTACGGCCGCGCGTCGCGTGGAACCTCGGGCTCGACGCGCACGCCGCGGTCGACGACGCCCTGGCCGTGATCGCCACCCGGGCGCCGCTCCTCTTGCTCGGCCCGCGCGGCACCGAAGGCGAGAGGCTGGCCCGCGCCATTCACGAGGCCACGGACGGGGCGCGCGCGTTCGTGGAGACCGACCGCCCGATCCCGCACCTTGAAGACGCGACCCTGTACGTGGACCTCGACGGCCTCACCCGGCTCCCAGCCTCGCGCGCCGCCGAGCTGCTCCGGCCGTGGCGCGACCTCCGGGTCATCTTCAACGCCACGTCCGAGCGGCATGCCAGCGGCCTCTTGGACAGCCACCTTGCCAGCATCCACACGCTCACCCTGCCGCCCTTGGCCACCCGCCGCGCCGAAGTCCCCCGACTCCTCGGCGCCCTCTGGCACCAGCTCGGCTCCGGTTGCGACCCCGCCACCGACCTTTCCCCCGCTGCTCTCCTCAGCCTCACCGCCCACGACTGGCCCGGCAACCTCGCCAGCCTGCGCGACAACGCCCGCCGCATCCTTGCCTATCACCACGCCGGTGGGCTCCGGCCCGCTGCGCGTACCCTTGGCATCAAGCACCAGACCCTCGCAGGTCACTTCAACCGGATCGGGTTCCCCATGCTGGACGAGATCCAGAGAGAGGAGCGGCTCGACCGGAAGCACCGGGCGCCGCGCGCTGACCGCAAACCTCCGAGGCTGACCGCAAACCCACGGTCACTGCGGTGTTTGCGGGCAAAGCCGCTGGCCTCTGTGCCCGAAGTGCGGCGCGGACGAGGCGTACTCGCTCGCCATCCCCGCCGACCCGGCGGTCGATCTGCGGTGCTACGTCTGCGGCCCCATCAAGGTCGGCGAGAGCATCGGCCTGTTCGGCAACTGGACCCACGGCAAGGTGCCCGAGCTCCTCCAGGCCATCGAGGCGTTCGGCTCGGCCCGGTACGCGTCCGGTCGAGCTCGCGGGACTGCGCGAGAGCCTGCGGGACAGCACCGACCCCGAAGACCGGAACACGGTCGACTTCGCGACCATGGCGCTCTCCCCCAGCGAGTACACCGACGCGGATGGCAACCCGATCCGCTCGCCGCGAGGTGGCAGCAAGTTCCGGCGCTCCGAGTGCCGCGACTACTGCGCCCGCGTCATCGCCCGCCGCGACGGGCTGCCCATGCCGCCGGACCAGAGCGGCCTCGCCATGGAGGTCTACTCGTACGGGCGGCTGGTCTGGTCGCGGTGGGACCGCCCACGTCTCCGACTGCGGCTGCGCGATCTGCGCCTCCGACCAGCTCGAGCGGGTCTGTCGCCGGGGCGCCAGCACTCCGGCCGACCAACTCCCGCTCTTCAGCCTCGCAAACGACGCCGAAGCCTCGATCATCCACCGCCGCATGCGCGACCTCGCACCCGGCCGGGAGTACGGCGTCTGCGTCGCCTTTGGCGACACCGTGCAGGGGCTCTACCGGGACGGCGGCTTCATCGGACCGATGAAGTGAGCGCTGGCGTACGGTTGAACCAGCACCTCGCGCAGACCTCACCCTCTGGGTACTAAATGCGGTCTACGAACCGACCGGAGACCGCCGCCCCATGCAAGCCTCCCTGTCCGCCAGCGTCGCCGAGCTCGAGCAGTCCAACGTTCGACTCCAGGCCGAGCTCGCCGCCGAACGCGAGGAGAACGAGCGCCTGCGCGCGCTCATCGAGCCGTGTGACGAGTGCCCCGACGAGTTCGCCGACGCCATCGCCACGGCCAGCGCCGTCGTCGACCGGCTATCCGACTCCCAGAGGGCCCGCCACATGACGGTTGAGGAGGCGCTGGAGCTGCTCGGGAAGGTGGTACCGCCGGACTCCGACAGCACAGGCGAACCGGGGCCGGATAGCACAGCGTGATGACACAGCAGATAGCACAGCGATACGTCCAACAAACACAAGCAGTGTCGATGGCATACGAGATGTGCGTGAAGTCGGATAGCACAGCAAGCAGCACAGGCCGACAGCACAGCAAAATACCGGCCGGAGAGCACAGCCCATGCGCGTGATCGGTTCCGACGTGAAGGTCGTCATGATGATCGCCGGACAGCCGGTCGAGTACCTCCCCCTGAGGTCCAACGGCTTGTCCGTGCCCAGGGGCATCCACGGGTCAAGAAGGGCGACGTGGATGCCGTGTTCGATGCGGTGGCTCGCTTCGCGAAGCGCGCGGAGCGCTGGCACGCCTCCCGGGGCTGGTGCTTCCCCCAGCGGGTGTGGCGCCACCGCCGGAACCAGCGAGCGGAAGCCGCTGCGGCGCGTCGGGCCGGGCATGCGCTCGCCCGCTCCGAGCGACGTTGCCAGCGGCACGGAATGGAATCCGCATAAAGAGACCGATCCGCCAATCGGTTGTTCGGTTCACTCGGACCGTGGCGTCTTACCTGCGGGTGACCCGAGAGCGCCCCGACTGCCTCCGAGCCAGCCTCTACACGGCCGCGCTCCTGGACGGCATCCTCACCGCGAACCACCGCCGCATCCTCGCCACCCACGTCGAGGCGTGCCGCCGGTGCAAGCGCGTGCTTCTCGTCTGCTGGTTCGAGAACCTGCTCACCACGTAGCCTCGCCCGCCGACCGCATGCGACAACGCCGGCATGGCCGAGATCAAGACCGAGCCGCGGCGCCTGGTCGACCTGAACCCGCAGTGGATCCGGAACCACGGCACGGACGAGGTCCACGGCGTTGCCTTCGACTGCCCCTGCGGCGCCAAGGAGACCTGCCCAGTACGTGGCCGGTGCCTCGTCCCCACCAAGACCTGCCTGACCGGCGCGCCCGTCACCGCCGACAGCGCCGCCATGGGCTGGACGGTGACCGGGACCAACTTCGACGACCTCACGCTCTCGCCGTCGGTCAACTACCGCGACCACTGGCACGGCCACGTCACGAACGGCGAGCTCACCTCGGTCTAAGCGCTTGCTCCGGGCACCGCCCGTATGTGACAACGGCCCATGGTCGACAGCGCCGCCCTCGTCTTGCCGCCCCAGCGCATCTGCATCATCGGCGGCCCTCACACCGGCAAGACCACGCTCGCCGCCCAACTCGGCGGTGGGGACCACGGCTACGCTCTCATCTCGGCAGACGACCACATCGGCATGGAGTGGAGCGCCGCCAGCCGGCACATCGCCGACCTCATGCGGGACACCGAGCCGCCCTGGCTTGCCGAGGGCGTCGCCCTGGTCCGGGCCATCCGCAAGCGTCAGCGGGACGACAAGGACCCCAAGCCCTGCGACCTCGTCATCCTCCTACGCCAGGTCTGGACCCCTCTCACCCTGGACGGCCAGCGCTCGATGGCCGCCGGTCACAAGACCATCTGGGGGAGCATCGCCTGGGAGGTGGAGAAGAAGGCGGGCATCCCGGTGCTCCGAGACCCGACGCCCGAGCAGCTCGCCGCGGCGCTGCGACCGGCTGCTTGACACCGGGCTCCACTTCGCGCATAGCTTCAAGCGCACGAACCGAGAGCAGGACCAGCACGACGATGTGATTCCACGCCCAGGACACCGCGACCCGCAAGCGCTACGTCACCCCACGTCCTGGAGTGCTTATGTCCCCGTCCTCTTGGTCTCCTAACCACAAGAGCAGCCTCGGGCTGCGTCCGGCCATCGCCACTGCTACGCCTCGGCTGCCCGCTAGCGCCGATTGGTGGTGTAGCCCGCCCGTTACGCCGCCCGAGCCGGCCCACCTCGACTACGCTCGACGCCACCTCGACGCCTTGCTGGCTGCCCCGGTCGCCAACGGGGTTGAGGTCTCGAAGCGAGACCACTTGGTCCAGCGAGTGAGGGTCTGGATTGCCGCCGCCGAAAGCTTGCTCGAGGAGCGGATGCACTCCATCACGGCCAGTCGGAACGAAGCGAACCTCCGCCGCGCGCTCCGGCTGGCCATCCGATCCTTGGTCGCCTCTGGTGACACGACGACCCTGGAGAAGATCGGCGGCGGTCACGTCACCCCAGCCTTCTACGCCATCGGTGGAGAGGACGGCTACTTCGGACGACTGACAACCTTGCGCGCTGATCCTCCGTGCCGACCAACCTCGCGGTTGGAAGCACAAACCATGCCCTATTGTACAGGGTAATTCTGGTTGACGCCCGACGGCCAATGTCTGAGAGTGGCCGCATGGAGCACGACCTGAACGGCGTCGTCCGGACCCGCGTGCCGGAGTGAGTATCACGCCATGGCTGGTCCATCGCCCTAACGACGTGCTCGAGGTCCCCGCCGCTACCATCCGCGACGCGCTGCTCCACGCCGCAGACCTCGTCGCCAACGACGGCTGGGAGCCATGGCCTGGCGGGGTGGCGCTGGGCGGGCCGAGGAACCTGCACGTCCTCATCGGCGACGCCTGCCGCGCCTTCCAGGTGAAGGCCGGTGAGGTGCAGCTCTGGATGGCGGCTCACGCCGCGGTCAGCGCCATCATCAAGTCCGACCTCGCGACCGACCCCGACGTCTTGCCGCGTTCGCTCGACGAGTTCGAGTGGCGGCATGACCGCACGGCCGAGGATATCGCCGAGCTTGTGCGCCGGGCGGCGCGGCTGGTCGACCCCTCGCCGCCGAGGGACGACGAATGAGCCACTTTGGTCCCTGCGGAAAGGTGCTCTACGAGAGCAAGGGCGCCGCGGCCGAGGCGGCTCGGAAGTTGCGCCGCCAGCGGGGGCACCTGCACCTGGAGCCGCAGTCCTGCGTGAACGGCTGCACCGGCTGGCATCTGGGCCGGCCCGAGGAAGGGATACGAGATGGCCGAAGGTGATGTGCGTGGCAACTTCGTGTGGGGCTGGACCCAGGGCGTCATCCGCGGCGGCACGCTTGCGCTGGGCCCCGGCATCGCCGGGTACACCAAGGTCGCCGCGGTGTTCGGCACCAACTGCGACCGCCTCACCGCTCTCCACATCGCTACCGACTGGCTGCGTCGGGGCGGTGATCGGGTGCGACCGGACGCGGGGCCGTCGTGATCCAGGAACATCCGGTGACCATTCTGGCCGTCATCATCGCCGCGGCTCGCCGTATCGACGAGGTGCTGGAGGCGGCAACCGGCCAGCGCACGAACGCCGTCACGCTGTCGCTTCGCCCGGCGGTCTACGCCCAGCTCCGCCAGCTCATCGAGGACAAGCAGGCGCCGTGCCTGGCGCGCATCGCTCGGGACCAACTCAACCACGAGTACCTGCTCCTGTTCGGAGAGACGCCCGTCTTCATCTACGGCCAGGAACCACCCGCGGCACCGCCGCTGCCACGCCCTACCTTGAGGCTCGTATGACCACCGACCCCTCTGACTCCAGCGCCCTCATCGTGCTCGAGGGCATCGACGGCTCCGGCACCACGACCCAGGCTGCCCTTCTGGCCGACGCCCTCCAGGCTCGAGGCCATCGGGCTCACCTCACTCGGCAACCGAGCACGGGGCCGATCGGCCTGGTCATCCGCGAGATCATCCGGGGCGGCCACCGCCTGCCCGACGGCGACGCCCCGAGCGAGGGCACCATGGCCCTCCTCTTCGCCGCCGACCGCTCCGATCACATGGAGCGCGAGGTCATCCCGTCACTCGACGCCGGGTGGCTGGTCATCTCCGCTCGCTGGACTGCCAGCGCCTACGCCTACCAGACGGCCGGGCTACACCCGACGGTGGCCTACCCGCACGAGCAGTGGCTGGCCGAGCTCGACCTCAACAGCGAGAAGCTCCCCCGGCCCGGCTTCGTGCCCGACTGCGAGATCTGGCTGCGCTGTCGGCCCGAGGTCGCCAACACTCGCCGCGTCGCCGCCGGCATGCGCATCGACCGCTACGACGACCTGGCGTTCCAGCACGAGTTGGCCGCCGCCTACGAGCGTGTGATGTCCCGAGGCGGTCGAGACGGGACCACGGTCGAAGTCGACGGGGAGGCGTCGGTCGGCGAGGTTCACCGGCGGGTACTGGAAGTAGTGCTCGAGCGGCTGAGGTCCCGGTGACGACGCCCGAGGTCATCAAGGCGTGCCCGTTCTACACGGCGTGGCCGACTCTCCACTTTCTGCGGTGCGAGCATCCCGGGTGCCCGTGCGGCATCGAGTTCTGGATGGCTCGGGAAGGCGCCCTCTCCGACATCGGGACCCGCGCCACCCTGGTCAACCGGGTGTTGGCGGGTGCTGGGTGGCTCTGCCTGATCGGTCGGCCGCCGGGTGGCGGGGCGAGCTCGACCTGGCTGTGCCCGGCGTGCGCTCGCGAAATGGTCGACCCGTACGAGGCGAAGGTGGTGGAGGCGCAAGAGTCGAGGGCACACATGTCGCGCATCGAGCTCTCGGCCGAGCGCGGGGCATGGTCGCAGCCGGCGCGCTGACCTCGCCGGGTTGGTGGTTCGCGCGTACTGTGGTGCGCATGAACCTCTACGAACGAGATCAAGAACACAGAGACCGTCTCACCGCCGCCGTTCAGGCGGCCTTCCCGCCCGGCCGCGCCAACACCGCCGGGTGCGATCACTGTGGGGTCGGTCGGGATGCGGACTGCCTGGAGGACGATGCGCTGCGTCTCCCCGAGGGCACTTGGTTCGCGGTCCAAGCGGGTCGGCTCTCGCTCGCCGAGGCCCAAGCCGAGCCGAAGCGCAACCCGCGCTGGATGATGCATCGGGAGCGCTACCTCGAGATGGAGGCGTACCGCAGCGAGCAGCTCGCGCTGATGACGGCGGCGGACGTCGCATCGGCTGCACGCTGGGACGAGATTGCCGAGCAGCACGCTCGTCTCGTCGCCTGCGACAACGAGGACTGCCGCGCTGACGTCGGACAACCTTGCAAGGCGGCAACCTGCGCGGTGCGCATCAAGGCCGGGTGGCGTCGCGCCTACCTGCTCGGCTGCGATGGCTCCCGCCGCCGAGGCACCGACGTGCCGCCCGACGAAGCGATCATCGCCGCCATCAACCGGCTCGAGGCCCGGCTCGAGGCCCAGGGTGCGACACTCGGCAACCTGCCGCTCGCGGTGGATGGACGCCTGGTCACCGCCGCCTATCGGGCCGTGGTACTGGCCCGCCACGCCCGCGCCTGATAGCTGCATCCGAAGCGTTCGCTTCTCGAGGGCGGCGACGTCTCCAGGCGAGGAGCAGCAACATGGGGATCAGTCCAGACGACGTCGTCTTCCTGCGGGGCTCGTGGAACCTGCGGTCGCACCACATGTCCGACGGGCTGCCGTACTTCCAGTGGCGGCTGATCGACATGCCGCCCGGGGTCGAGATCGCGGCAACCCGCCAACCGGGATCCCTGCAACCCGGGCAGTCGGTCATCTTCATCAAGGCTGGGTTGGTCGATCAGGTCGCGTTCGTGATCCAGACGCACCCCGGGATCACGTTCCCGGACGGCATCATGGCCGGCAACACCAGGCCGTGGACGGCTGGTGCGTTGAACGGGGCCTCCTACGTCTTCGCCGCAGACAAGGTCGTCGTCGACCTGGCTGCGCTGGCCACTCCGCCGATGGCGGTCGCGATCGGTGAGCCGATCATCATCCTGGTTCACCAGCCGTTCTTCTCCAAGCGGACAGATCTGGTGAACTCCAGCGCCACCGACGAGTTCCTCAAGGATATCGACATTCACGGCATGATCACGCTGGCATACGGCAGGCCCGGTGATGTCCTCCCCTGACCTCGACGCCCGGCACGCAGTCGGTTGCGGAACTGACCGCTTGACGACTACCGGGTTTCGTGCGTACGATGATACGCATGAAAGCAACGAACCCGACCGTCCTGGTGTTGGAGGATCTGGTGAAGTCGGTGAAGGACGGGGCGATGCTGCGCAAGACGGCGCTGTCGATCGCGCGCATCGCCTTCCCCGGCCTCGCGGGGCTGGAAGACCTCTTCCCTCTGACGCTCATGACGCCGGCCGAGGCGGCGCAGTCGCAGGGCTTCCCGCTGGTCGTGCCCGCGGTCCGGGGCGCGCGGGCAACCGTCGTCGACCCGCCCTACAGTGACGCGGTCGGTCCCGGCGGCATCGACCGGATGATCGTGGACAAGCTCACGCAGAAGGCGGCTCTCGCCCGAGAGTTCGACGAGGTGAAGGTCGTGAACCGCCGCGCCGAGGCCACCCTCATCGACTGGTCGGTGACGGAAGCGGCGCTCGCCGACTTCAAGTCCACGGAGAAGCTGCGGGCCGAGAAGCGCGCCAAGGAGGTCGCGATCAACGCCCGGCTGGTGGTCTTGCAGGGCAAGGACGCGATCGGGAAGGTCGGGCACGCCAGCCTCGAGAAGCAGCGCGCGGAGGGCGCGCTCGAAGGCTGTCGCCTCGATCTGCGCGATGGCCGCCCGCTCGCGACCTACTGGCCCTGGGTTCCGATCACCGAGGCCAACCAGGATCTCTGGTTCGTGGTCGACCTCGAGTCGACCCCGCCGACTGACGCCGCCCTCATCGCCGCCTACCAGGAAGCGCAGCGCGACGACGCGAAGGGCCTCGTCAGGATCGGCCGTGGTACGGACTGGATCCATGCCCTGATCGTCGGTGACCACGCCATCGACATCGACTTGGTGCGCGCCGCCTGGAGCCGTGGGCTCGCCGAGCGAACCACGGCCTCCGACCGTGCCCGCAAGTACCGCATCACCTGCCAGGGCGATCACCCCCTGGACTACGACTGATCGCAACGCCGCAACGCAACACCAGCAACCGCATCCAGAGGAAGACACCACCGTGCAGACCGCACCGACCGAGTTTCAGTCCCGCCAAGGCGACGTGTTCATCTACACCGCCGAGGTCCCCGACAACCTCAAGCCGGCGAAGAAGGAGGCCCTCGGTCTCGTCCTCGCCGCGGGCACGGCGACCGGGCATCACCACCGCATCGCGCCCAAGTTCAAGACCGCCACCCTCCTCCGCACCGAGGACGGCACCCGCACCTACCTGCGGGTCACGGCGCCGGCCAAGGCCACCGCCAAGCTCAAACCCGCCCTCGCGCAGGCCGCCGAGAAGGCGCGTGCGGTCGCGGCGCCTCTCCAGGTCCGCCTCGCCGAGCTCGACGCCAAGAACACCGGCCCCACGCCGTCCGACATCGACACCGAGATCGACGCGCTCGAGGCCGAGATCCACACCGCCCTCGAACCCGACCGCATCTACCGCGCGGCGAAGCGCGAAGTCGACCTCGCCAACGGCGCCGTCCTGCTCACCCACGACGAGCACGACGAGGTGGTGATCCCGCCCGGCGACTACGAGGTCTACATCCAGCGCGAGTACCAGCCCGACGGCGTCCGCCAGGTGCAGGACTGATCACCACCATGGCCCCCATCAAGAAGCTCTACTCCTTCACCGACCATCCGGATCACGAGGCGCAGCTCGCCGAGTGGGCGAAGCGCTGGATCGACAACGCCTTCTCGACCAAGCCGATGGACGAGGACGACAAGGCCGCGATGGTCGTCGCCGTCAACGGCATGTACGCCGCCGCCGGCCTGCCCCCGCCCGAGGTCATCTCCTTCGCCGACGGCCCGGTCACTGGCCAGATCGCCGCCGGCGTCTCGGCCGGTATCTACTGGATCCGCGACAACCCCGACAAGCACGTCGAGATCTTCGGCCGCGTGGTCACCGAGGCCGAGACGAAGGCCGCTGCGGAGATCGCGACCAAGTACGCGACAGCGCATGCGCTCGGCCTCCCCGTCGAGCCTCTTCCGGCGGCCACCGAGAACGCCACCTGGAACGCCACCTGGAACGCCACCAGGAACGCCACCAAGAACGCCACCTGGAACGCCACCAGGAACGCCACCAAGAACGCCACCTGGAACGCCACCTGGAACGCCACCTGGAACGCCACCTGGAACGCCACCTGGAACGCCACCTGGAACGCCACCTGGAACGCCACCGAGAACGCCACCTGGAACGCCACCTGGAACGCCACCAGGAACGCCACCAGGAACGCCACCGAAGGCGGCGATCTGCTCGCGATCGTTCGGTATCTCGTCATGTGTACGAACGGCGCGTGGTCGATGCGCGACGGCGGCAACCAGTGGTCGTACGACATCGCGTTCATGTCGTTCTTCCGGCACATCGCGAAGCTCGAGTTGCCCGAGTTCGAGGCGTTCAAGCACTACGAGAACGCGGCCGTCCACGGGAGCGTGCGGTGGATGCACCCCAAGTTCGTCATCGTGGCGGACCGGCCGCTTGAGCTGCACGTGGACGAGCGCAACCGGCCCCACCGGGTCGGCGGACCGTTCTGCCGCTGGTCGGACGGGATCGAGCTCTACTACGTGGCCGGGGTGCAGGTCCCGAAGAAGCTCGCGCTGGGGGACTTCACCGCACAGGAGGTGATGGACCAGAGCAACGCCGAGGTGCGCCGGATCATGGTCGACGTGTACGGCCGGGACCGCTGGCTTCGCGACCTCAACCCGACCGTGCTGCACGAGGACAAGGACCAGTACGGCCGGCCACGGCGCCTGCTCCGGGTCGACCTGCGCGACGACGAGCCGGTGGTCGTCATCGAACTGGTCAACTCGACGCCCGAGCCGCGCGAGGAGGAGGGCAAGCACGCCGAGCTCTGGCGCGGTCGCTACCGCGGCGAGCGCAACCGGGGCTTCAAGGTGTACCGCCTCCGGGTGGACGCCGATCTGCGGCCCCTGCCTCGGGAGGGGCGTCCGACCGGGCGCGGTCAGGAGCTGACCTGCCACAACGCCGTCGCCTCGCTGCACGCCATGCGCGGCGCCGACTACCACCCCGTCATCGAGACCTGACGGTCCGAAGGCGCCGCGCCCTCCCATGCTGACTGGTCCCCTCGAGTACCGCATCCGCGTTCAGGTCCGGCTCACCTTGGACGAGGCCGCCGCCCTCAAAACCTGCGCTGACCACCACTACGACCACAAGGTCAAGGAGTCGGGACGGGAAGGCGCCATCGCGCGGCTGGCGAAGTACGCCACCATGCGCGCCGAGCACCCGCCGCGAGACGGGGAGGATGACGACGGCTTCTTCTGCGCCCTCTCCACGTGCGAGATCGACACCATGATGAAGGCGCTCGAGCAGGCGCGTCACCACGACGCGACCACCGCCGAGATCGGCGCCGCGCTCAAGGACGAGTTGCGGGAAGCCTTCGGCCGCGCCACCGCCGAGTGGTGCCGCCTCTCCGGAGTGAAGACACCATGATCGGTCCGGTCCGACTTACCCTCGCTCGGCCCTGCGCCGACTGCCCCTTCCGCCGGAAGGGCGGCATCCCGCTCTGCCGGGAGCGGCTGGTCGAGATCGACAAGGCGGTGGCGCCAGCCGATGGCCAGGGCGGGAGCTTCGCCTGCCACCAGACCACCGGAGTCAAGGGCAACGCGCCCAAGACGCAGAGCCACTGCGCCGGGGCCCTGGTCTACGCCGAGAACCTCGGCCGCTCGACGCAGTACGTTCGCACCATCACGCGCCTGATGAACATCTCGGGTGAGTCGCCGCCCGAGATCGAGGGCCGCGGCGACATCGTCTCAACCCGCGCCGGGCTCATGAAGCTGGCGTTCCGGTGAGACCCCACGTCTTGGAGGTGGCGGTAAGGCCGGTAGGTTCAGAGGATAGTCCGGACCCTGCTCACGCAACGGAAGGGCGGCTACGTCCGGCATCGCGCGGGAATCGGCTCAGGCCGTAGCCAGCGCCTGGCAGCCGGCAACGTCACAACGCCGCAGTTCGGTCCGTGTGGATCCCATTCGCCGAGTAACCCGTCCACCTCCGTCTTTTCGCAATCACCGAGAGGAATCCAGTGAGCATCCTAGAAACAGCCCAAGCAGGCCCCGTCGTCAGATCCCTGTTGGCGTGCGATGTCCAGTAGCGGCACCTGGAACGACGTCACCTCACCGCACGAGTGCTGGTACACCGTCGGCAACGTGCTCCACGCTGGCGCGCCGCAGCTTGTCCAGTACGTCGGCCAGCACGCCGACGAGGGCGGTTGTTGGTGGCTCAAGGACACCGGGGTCGAAGCCAGCGGTGACGAGTGGCTGGTCATCCTGTCCGAGCTGATGGACGGCAAGCGCCGCACCATCGAGAAGCACGGCGTGACGGTGGTGATCAACATGGCCGCGCTGGCGATCCTCGTCACCGAGGCCGCGGTGCAGATCGCCGCTTGGCGCACCGCCTGGGCGGCTCAGTCCACCCCATCGCCGTCGGCCACCCCGTGAGCATCGACCCGACTGTCCGCCGCATCTTCACCGGGACCGGCATCATCTCGCCCGAGATCCGCAAGCAGTACGCGCCCGCGCCTGGCACCCGTTGCAAGCGCTGCCACCGCACGGCGCCGCGCGCGGACGGCATCCCTTGCGCCCTGTGCGCGCCCAGCGACTACTCGCCCGAGGCCGCGGAGGAGCGACACCGCGAGACGGCGGCCTCGGTGGGTCGGGCGATGGGCGACCTGTTCGTCGGCGTCATGGTCCGCCACGTCCATCGCTCTGATGCGAACGACGGGTGGGGCCAGTGAGCAACGACTTCCACCTGCGGTGCGCCACCTGCCATCCGTCCAGCGACTCGGAGCACGGCGTCGGATTCGACATGAACTGGCAGGGGGACCAATTGCTCGCGCTGGTCCCGCAAATGCCTCTCTTCGCTGCGGTCGGAGGAGCCGGCTACGACATCGATCCGGAGAGCCTGAACCTGTGCGGCTCGAGCGCCCTGAAAGGGCTGGCGGCGTGGGCTCTGGCGCACCGAGGCCACGTGTTCGAGGTGTGGTCGGAGTACGGCGACCGGTGGACCGGGGAGGCGGACTACGCCCGGCAGAGGGGCTTATGACCCGCCCTCGCGTCGAGAACCTCTCCTTGGCGCTTGTCTCGGCGCGCTGCGATCAGCCCCATCGGGGCAAGGGCGCCGGCGCGCGGATGCTCACCTGTCGGTCGATCGGTTCCGGCACGGCTGCGACGATGATGCATCAAGGTCGGTGGTCGTCTGAAAGCGTGATCGGCTCGGCGCTACCGGCGGCCGGCGGCGTCGGCAGTCACGTCCTGCCCAACGCCGCGCCAGCGGTCGGCACAGGGTTCGATTCGACAGCGGTTCAGATCGTCGACTTGTTTGCCACCTGGCAGACTGCCAACGCGGGCAACACGATCCAGTGTCACCAGTTCATTCTCGAGGCACTGAACTAGCGTGACCGCACGGTTCCGGCGCGGGCCTGGCGGACCTATTTCGTTCGCGCGGACGCGGCGCGCCGGCACGGTCGATATCGTCGGATCGTCGTCGCCGACGTTGGGGCAGCTCACCACCCTAGGAGAGGGCACGGTGGATGTGGTTGGCCAGGGGGCGGTCACCCTGGGGCAGCTCACCTCGGCTGGCGCTGGCACGGTCGATGTCGTCGGATCGTCGGCGGGCACACTTGGCGTGCTGACCTCGAGCGCGACCGGCACAGTGGCGGTTGCTGGTGCGGCAGCGATCAACCTTGGGGTCCTGACCTCGAGTGGCGAGGGCGTGATCCCGTCGATCGGCGCTCATGGTCGCCCGCAAGCACGCGCGCCGCATCCTGGCGGCGCTGGGAGGTGGGTCGTGACGGCCGGCCGCGAGGTCTACTGGCGGAAGGACGGGGTCGAGATCGTGTGGTCCGTGAGCGACGACGAGACGAGCGCCGAGGCGCAGATGGGGGCGCTGCGGCTGGTGGTCCAGGAGGTCGTGGCCATCGGCTACGCCTGGCGCGTCTTCTGGATGAAGGAGGGCTCGTTCCCGACGCCCACTCCCATCGAGCTTCGCTACGACGTCGCCAAGGGCGTCATCACCGCGGCAATGAACGAGGCTGCGACGTGGGCCGTGGCTCGCCTCGACGCGCTGGCCGCCTGGTTCAGTGTGAAGCCGCCGACCATCGCGCGCCGGCACCCCAGCCCACGTCGCGCTCTGGGACGCCGTCAACGCCTACATGATCGCCTGCGGTGGTCGGCATGAGGCAAGGTCGGGCGCCCGGATGAACGCGGTCGTGAAGGTCGAAGCCGCCGCGGTCGGCTACGCCACTGAGTTGGTTGAGGCCGCCTACCGCGACGTCGCTCCGAGCCGGTGTTCGCGCGCGGCCTGTGGCGTCGTCATCGAGCCGGGGGTGGCCGGCATCCACAAGGACACCGACCTGCCCTACTGCCCCGGCTGCACGCGCCGCATCAACGAGGCCAACGGCCAGGAGCTCGTGGTGCGAGAACGGCGTCGGCCGCCGACGGTCGACCGCATCGAGGGCGCCGCTGCCCCGCCGCCGCCGCCGCTCCTGGTCGGGGTTGCGCTGACCGACCCTCGCGTCTGGCCCGAGCGCACCCACGTCATCGAGTGGACGATCCCGGCAGGCGACACGCAGTGGCAGATCCGACTCGGCTCCGAAGGCGCGTCGGAAGGCCAGGTTCGCGTGATGCGCTGGGAGCCTGCCGCGAGACACCGCGAGGCCGGCTGGTACCGGATGTCCCAGGTGGACCTCGAAGCAGACGACTACCGCATGCCCTGCTACTTGGTGCCGCTCGAGGAGGCCAGCCTCTATCCGTCTACCCGAATCGCGCAGGCCGCGATCGTGGCCGAGGCCGACGAGGCGTAGGTTGTGGCGACTCTGCTGACCCTCACTACCTGGCCGCACCTGATGCCGGCCCCGACGTGCATCCTCACGGCGAGGCTGGCGAGCGGAGGTGAAGCCATCGCCCGCACCGTCGCCAGCAACCTGCCGGGGTTCCGGTTCGAGGTCTCAAGCCTCGAGTACACCAGCGAGCCGACCGCCGAAGAGCGCGAGGGGTTCGAGCTGGCGGTGGCGCGGATGATGATCGGTGCCGACCCACTGCCGACCGGGTGGCCCGGCAACGGCGCTTGACGGCACCCGGGCATCGTGCGTATCGTCAAGCGCATGAACCTGCGCGGCACCATCCTGGCCACCGTCGAGCACATGCGGGCGGTCATCCGGGGCCCGCGCATCAACCGCGACACCCTCGAGTTGCTGGCGCAGGATCTCCAGGGTGTCGGCGACGCGATGGGCCTCACCGTTGGTGAGATCGTCGTCTCGGACGAGTTCCGCGCCGGCCGCGCGTTCAAGTTCACCTCGAGCTACGGCCACACCGTCGAGGTTCGCTGCACCGACGGCGTGGTCTACGCGCGGGGTGACCACGACGGCGAGCCCTGCCCGGTCGGCGGCGACTGCCACCTGTGGGCGCCGATCAGGCTCCTGCCGATCCTCGATCTCGACATGCCGGCCGCCTTCGTCACGGAGCACAAGTGATGGTCCCTTGGTACATCGCCCAGGGCCGCCCGGTGCGGAAGAACCCGAACGGCCGGGCCGGCATCATCCAGAGCGATGTGCCGTCCGAGGCCGAGTACGTCGGCGTGCAGTGGAGCGACGGCCACGCCTCGATGCAGCCGGTCGGCGAACTCATCCGCTGGGAGCCGAACGTCGGCGACCTCGTGGTCACGCTCACCGGTAGTTGGGTCGACACCGTTCTCGAGGTCCAGGACGGTCGCTACTACTTCGCCCGGGTCGCCTGGCCACGTTTCCTGCACGAGCTCCGGCCGCGAATGCAGGACGACGTGTGGTTCCCGGTCCCGGGCGAGCAGGTCCGCATCCGCGACACCGATCAGGTCGGCATCGTGCGCCCGCCCTGGCACGACAGCGAGCGCGGCCATCGCGTCGACCTGGGTGACGGCGGCGACCGCGGCGACCGCAAGTACCTCCCCTACCAACTCGCCCCGGTGGCGCCGATGCGGGAGGTCTGATGTCGGTCGTCGAGGAGTACGACGAGTACGGGCCGCGGCTCAAGCCCAAGCGGCTGTCGACCTACCGATGGCGGATGACGGCGCGGCGCATGCGCGACAGCCAGTGGTTGTTCATGGAGAGGGCGGTCGCACGCGGAACGCTGTGGTTCTGCACCTGGAATCGCAGCCGCCGCGAGGAGAAGCCCGACGAGATCCGGTGCAGCCTGATTGGGGGCGACACCTACAGCCAGTGGATCCGCTGCCACCCGGACTGGTTCGTTGTCGGTGAGTGGGACCACGCGCGAGAGGCGTTCCCGGTCCAGGTGACGGATGCCGGCCGGGCCGCTCTTGCCGACCGCGCCCCGTACGATCACGAACCGATTGAGGGCGGCATGGTCGATCCGGGGTGGGACGCGATCCCATTCCCTCCCCGCAAGCGGAGGAACTGATGGCGCGCCAGCCGCTCACCCCAGGACTTCTGACCTGGGCCAAGTCCGAGAAGCGTCGCTGCCCGACCTGCAAACGCCTCGTCGGCTTCGTCGGTGGCGCCTTCGCGCCGCATCCGCGCGACCAGGGCATGTGCCCGGTGAACGAGATCCTGGGCCTCGAGCGGAAGCCAGCGCCGAGACGCCGGCCAGTGCGCGCGGCGGCGCCCGTGGCTAAGCCCGTGCCCGACCGGGTCGCCATCATGCGCGCGCTCGGCGCGAGGAAGCGGCCGACCGGATGAGCCTGCGGTCGGTCGGCGACTTGCTGCGGAAGGTTGCGGTGCGAGCTGGCGCCGATGCGCCGGTGCGTCCCGGCCGCAAGAGCCTGCCGCTCTCGATGACCATCGCTGAGGCGGTGTCGATCGCCGGCACGCTGGGCAAGCCCTCCAAGATGCCGGGCTACTCCTACGGGCTCGATGCCCGGCGGTGCCATCGCGGCTCGGTCATGCACAAGGTGCCCGGCTCGATCTGCGCCGGCTGCTACGCGCTGACCGACTTCTACTTGACGTGGCGCGCGGCGGAGCGCGGACGTGAGCGCCGGGAGTCGGGCCTTGAGCATCCGAGGTGGGTCGATGCGATGGTGCGGCAGATCAGCCACTACTGCGTCGGCGAGAACGACTACTTCCGCTGGCACGACTCCGGCGATCTCCACAGCGTGGAGCACCTCGAGCGGATCGTTGCGGTCTGCCGCCGCACTCCGCAGGTGAAGCACTGGCTGCCCACCCGCGAGTACGAGATGGTGAAGGAGTACCGGAGCCGGCACGGCGCGTTCCCCGCCAACCTGTGCGTGCGGCTGTCGGCTCTCATGATCGACGCCGAGCCGCCGGTGGCGCTACCCGGCCAGGTCGTGCCGCCCGGCGTCATCGTCATCCCGCCCGAGCTCTACGATCTGCCGACTTCGACCGTCCACACCCCCGGCGCACCACCGCCGCTGCACGGGGTGAAGGGCGCGATCGTGTGCCGCGCGGTCGAGTTGCGCGACAACAGGTGCGGTAAGTGTCGAGCCTGCTGGTCAAACCGCGTCCGCTGTGTGTCCTACGGCCAGCACTAAGGAGACCCCATGCCCGCCCCCGGAAGCATCACGCCGCCCGATCCCTCAACCGAAGAACAACAGCGCATCATCGACGACCTGCTGAGACAGATTCCGCGCCGGTCGCGTCGAGATGAAGATCGCAAAGGGCCCTTCAAGCCGCCCGGGATCGACAACCCGTTCCGGCGGCCTGGAATCGATAACCCCTACTCGCCACCGCCCCTCTGATCGGACCCCGATGATCCTCTCCGACAGCGCCATCGACTTCGCCCGGCAAGCCGGCCGCATCGTCATCGAGCCCTACGACCCAGCCTGCCTGGGCGGCAACAGCTACGACGTCCACCTGAGCAAGCACCTGGCGACCTACGCCTTGCCGCTCGCCCACGCGCAGCCCGGCCAGCATGCGATGTTCGAGCCGGTCTACCTGGACGTGAAGAAGGAGCCGACGGTCTACCGGTTCGAGATCCCGGAAGACGGCTACCTCCTGCGGCCGGGCGTCCTCTACCTCGCCTCGACGGAGGAGTACACCGAGACGCTCGACCACGTCCCGTACCTGGACGGCCGCAGCTCGGTCGGCCGGTACGGCGTCTCCATCCACGTCACGGCTGGCCGCGGCGACGTCGGGTTCAAGGGCCACTGGACGATGGAGATCACCGTCGTCCACCCGATCAAGGTCTACGCCGGTATGCCGATCGGGCAGCTCACCTTCCACTCGGTCCTGGGCGATGTGCAGAGCCGCTACGACACCAAGCCCGGCGCCAAGTACGCCGAGCGCGACCCGCTCCCGCAGCCGTCGCGGATGTTCAAGAACTTCACGCCATGACGCTCTCCCCGCCGACCCGCTCTAGCTGGTGGCGCCGCGGCCTGCGCCGCTTGGCGCAAGGCATCCGCCGTCGCCAGACGCCGCCCGTGCTGGGCCGGCTGCGGGCGCCCGAGCTCGTCATCCATCACGAGCGCGCGGACGACATCCGGGCCTGGGCCGCGCGCTACCTGCCGTGCTCCTTCACTGCGACCGACGGCTTCGTGCATGTCGTCACCCGCATCACGGTCACCGGCGACGCTACCGGCATCCGGGTCCGGCTCGACTTCGGCCGCTCGTGGTGGACCAACGCCGAAGACGAGCGCCTTGCGTGGAGCCTGGCGCAGCGGACGGCACTGGCCATCGCGACGTGGATCGGGGCCTCCACCCTGTGGCAGTCGGAAGGGCAAGCCTGATGGCGACCCGCACCAAGCGCCTGCGGCTGCTCGGCGAGGCCCTCGCCTCGATCCCCGAGGTCGAGTGCAAGGGTTTGTGCTGGGAGTCGTGCGGGCCGGTCCCGCTCTCGGGCGTCGAGGTGATGGCGATCGAGCAGTCGACCGGCGCGTCCGCGGATCTCGATCCCGAGGGCCTGCCGGGAGCGAACCTGCTGGCGACCGGGGATGACCTCCGGTGCCGGTACCTGTCGGCCGACCACCGCTGCACGGTCTACGCGGTGAGGCCGCTCATCTGCCGGGTGTTCGGCGTCGCAGCCAAGCTGCCATGCCCGCACGGCTGCGTGCCCAAGGAGCCGATGCCGGAGCCAAATGTTCGCGCCTTGATCGATCGAGTTCGGAGGATCTGATGCCCGTCATGAAGTTCGAGCGCCGCCAGTACGCCGAGAAGGCAATTACCTACCTGCGGGCGGCACTCGCCAAGCACAAGCGAGTGATCGCTGTCTCCCCGACCGGATCAGGCAAGACCGTGATCGTGTCGCAACTCGTGAAGCGCGAGACGCGCTGGCGTCGTGTGCTGTTCCTCGCCCACCGCTACGAGCTCGTCGATCAGGCGTATCGCACGCTGACCGCGCTCGGCCTGGACGTGGGCGTGATGATGGCGTCGGACCAGGAGCTCCACGGCAACGAGCGCGTCAACCCGAAGGCACGGGTCCAGGTGGGCAGCGTCCAGACGATCGCCGCCCGTGGCGTCCCGCCCGGTGTCGACCTAATCGTGTTCGACGAAGCCCACCGGACGATGGCCGATAGCTACCAGAGCATCGCCGACGCCTGTCCGAAGGCGCAGATCCTCGGAGTGACGGCGACGCCATGCCGTCTGGACGGCAAGGGGCTGGGCGACTTCTACCGGGACATGTACGTCATCGCGAGGCCAAGCAAGCTCTACGAGGACGGCTACCTCGCCAAGCCACGAACGTACTCGGCGCCACCGGACGTGCTCGCCAGGCTTGCCAGCGAGTTGAAGGGCGCCAGGTCGCAGGCCGGTGACTTCGCGCCCAAGAGCTTGTCCGATGCCGTCGACAAGAAGTACCTCATCGGCCGTGTCGTCGAGGAGACATTGCGCCTAGCGCCTGGCGTTCCGAAGGTGGTGTTCGCCTGCAACGTGGCGCACTCGAAGCACCTGGCCCGTTCCTTCAAGCGCGCCGGTGTCGTTGCTGCGCACGTTGACGGAGCGACGCCAGCCGAGGAGCGTTCCGCTCTCCTCACGGCGCTGCGGGAGCGGGATGTTGAGGTGGTCTGCAACGTGGACGTGCTCAGTGAGGGCTGGGATCTCCCAGCCCTTGGCGCCGTGGTTGTCGCGCGGCCGACCAAGAGCCTCGCCCGCTTTCTCCAGATGGTCGGCCGCGTCCAGCGCACCTTCCACGGGAAGAAGCCGATCATCATCGACCACGGTGCCAACGTGCAACGTCTCGACTGTCTACCGGGCGAAGACCTCGACTGGTCGCTCGATGCCGGGGTGGACCGGGCCGACGGCGAGGGACAGTGGTCTCGGGTGAAGGTGTGCAAGCAGTGCCAGTCCTGCATCCCAGAGGGGTGTCGGATCTGCCCGGACTGCGATAGCGCGCAGCCCAAGACGGCACGCGAGGAACGCGAAGAAGTGGAGGCGCAACTGGTGGAAGTCACAGCAACGCGCATGGCCGAACGCCGCGCGCGTGTGGAGGCGCTGGCGAAGCAGAAGAACGCTCCTCCTGGCTGGGTAGACAAAGTGATAGCGGCGTTTCGGTGAATTGATGGGCCGTCGACGTGAACCAAAGCCGTGCCTTTACTGCAAGTTGCTGTTCTGGCCAAAGAAACCAAACAACTGGTACGGGTTCGGCGCCAAGAAGTATTGCGGTTCCGAGTGCGCCATCGCTGCGCAGAAACAACGATTCGTTCCAATGGAAAAGAAGTGTCGAGGATGCGACACCATTCTGGTGAGGACCCCACTCCAGGGAGAGGCATCATTTGGATATCGCAAGTATTGCTCTGTCGCATGTTCAGTCGCCAAGCAGCGGCGTGAGTTCTACGAGACTGGCGGGTTCGTCTTGTTCGGTATCAGGTGTTCGGTAAAGGAGTTGGCGCTGGCCATCGGGGTGTCAGGCAACAAGGTGCGCACGGTGTGCGCTGCGATCGGATGTCCGCAGTGAAGACGAGGGATTGCCAGTATTGCGGCGATCTGGTCGTCGGACCCAATCGGAGTCGAGCCACCTACTGCAACAAGCGGTGCGCCGACCTCGCCAGGACCACCAAGGTCCGTGCTGGTCGCCGTTGCGGTACGTGCAAGAAGCTACTCGTGGCCAGACCTCGCGAGTTGACGTGCCGATTCGCGGTCCGCCGGTTCTGCGACAAGCACTGCCAGGGCCTTGCGGCTCGCAAGCACAAGATGACGCCAAAGAAGTGCCGGCAGTGCTCGAGGTGGATCAAGCCGCGGCCCGGCGGTTCCACCACCGAGTACGCCAAGCGCCGCTTCTGCGGCAAGCGATGCGCTGGCGACGCGCTAAAGATGGAGCTGCCCGTCTCCAAGCAGTGCCACCACTGCAAGGCAAAGATGAAGCGTCGAGTCGGCGAGCGGTCCGCGGGATGGGCGCGTCGCGTGTTCTGCGACGCCGACTGCTCCGGTGCGTCCCGCTCTGCATCAGCAGGGATGCCGGTGAGCAAGGTCTGTGCGGCTCCTGCCTGCGCAGCGACGATGACTCGCCGGCCGAACGAGGTGTCCCACCAATGGCGCAAGCGTCGTTTCTGCAACACCAAGTGCGCGGGATGGAACCATCAGATGCGCCTGTTCGGCGTGGTGGTCCCGCGTGATGAACTGGCCGAGGCGCTCGGGATAACGCCGACTGCGGCGACGTACCACGCCAGAAAGGCAGGTGGCCTGTGAAGCTGCGCGCCGTCCACCAGCGCGGGATCAAGGGGAAGCCGGCCTGCGGCTACCACCGTTGGAGCTCGCAGACCTTCACGACCACCGACAACCCCGAGAAGGTAACCTGTCGGCGGAAGGGCTGCGTCACCCTCAAACCGCAGGAGTCGTTGGCCGAGGTCGACCGCGGCGGCTCCACCTTTGTGACCCTTCCGGCCGAGGTGGAGATCGAGACCTGGCCGTCGCTCGCCGGGAGCGGCGTCCGCGGCGGCTGGGTGTCGAAGGTGACCATCCGAACCAAGAACGTGGAGACCGGACACGACACGTACATCGGCTGCGAGTGGCCGCGCGCCACCAAACCCACCCCGGCCGAGCTCGCCGCGCAGGTGACCGCCGTGCTCGCGCACAAGGTCGCCGAGCAGCTCGGCCTCAACCCTCACGCCGTGAAGGCACCAGATGTTCAAGACGGACGACCTACCGGGCAGGCTACGGCGGTTCCGCCGCCACGTCGCCGACCGCATGCACGACCGGTGGAACAGCCGAGAGAAGAGCCGCCGGCTGCACCTGGAGTTTGAGGCGGTCGAAGTCGCGATCCGCTGCCTCGACTCCCTGGCCCTGCCGCCCGTTCAGATCCTCCAGACGGCGGCCCGCGTCCTGCGGCGCAAGGCCGACTTCTTCCGCGACGAGTCCCGCTTCGAGGCCGTCGAGGCGACCGACGAGGAGCGTTCGATCGACTACGCGATCTGCGACATGTTCTACCTCGCCGAGGAGGTGATCCTCGAGAAGTTGAGCGAGATCGCCGCACCCCATCACACCGAGAAAGCACCGCCCCCATGAGCACCGCCCAAGACCACGACGAGCCCGCGTTCCCGCCGCCCACGCCGCGTTGTCCGGACCCCGCGCCCCGCCACCTCGAGCTCGTCGGCTTCTGTCCGATGTGCTTCGCCAGCACCGACGACGCGTCGGGCGGCGGCGAGGTGATGACCGACGGCTGCACCAACTGCGGCGCGATGGGTGAGATCCCCATGCTGCGACGCGGCGATGTCGAGTGCATCCGCCGGTCGGCGTCCTGGGTTGGCCGGCGCCACTACCCGCAGGACGAGGACAAGGAGATCTTGGCCGAACGGCGCGCGCTCCTGTCGATGGTCACCGGGTTCCCGGGGCGGACCGCCGAGCCCGCAACGAACGGCGCGGACAAGCGCTGGCTGGTGCGGCAACAGATCAGCCCGACCAAGGCGATCTCGATCACGGTATCCGGCGTCACCACGGCGGCCAACGCGATCGCGGCCACGCGCTACTCGGTGCTGCCCTACGTCCCGGCGGCGATGCTCGAGCCCGACAACCCCACGGCGCCGGAGTTGATGAGCACGGACGACCTGATGGGCGAAGTCGCCCGGCTCGTGGCGGCCAACGTCGCGGGCAAGGCCATCGACCAGGAGCGCTTCAAGGCCGTCATGGACGAGTCGGCGCGTCGCGGGATCAAGTGGGCCGTGGTGAAGGCGGGCGACAAGGCGCCGCCGCCGTCCGGTCCCGCGAACTGACCCCTTGACGCTGTAGCAGCTTCGTGCGCATATGCGAGCGCATGAACGCCGCGCGGTCCTGGGAGCCGTTGACCATCGTCAGCGGCGTCGAGCAGAAGGTGGACGCCACACCGCTGCGCTGGGACGCGCCCAAGCAGGTGACCGTCATCAGCGATCCGCCGGCGGGCTGCCACTGGAGCGACCTCGGGCTGGCTGCGATGTGGGGCGTGATGGCGCTCTGCCGCGACCACACCTTCCAGATCGTCACCCGCGACATGACCCGGGCGTTGGCCTGGTGGCGCGACTACATGCAGTCGAGCCCGCGTGAGCGCCTGCTCCACGCCCTACAGCACGGCACGGAGCCCGTGGACACCGGCGAGCACCTGTTCCATTGGACCGACGACCGCTGGCCCCTGCCCAACGTCTGGGTGACCGTCGAGGTGTCGACCCAGGCGGATGTCACCGCGCAGTGCCACATGCTCGCCGCCTTCCCGGCGTCCGTCCGCGGCCTGCGCCTGACGGCGATGGAGAGCCAACTCGACATCGAGAACCTGCTCTACGTGCCGGTCCGCTGCGACGACTGCGGCCACACCGAGGCGTTTTACGACACCAACCCGGACGGACTCCCGGCCATCAAGAACCGCGACGGCACCGACCTGACCTGCCTCATGGGCGTCCCGGTGACCGGCGAGCCCGGTGACACCCGCTGTCGCCGGTGCAAGAGCCGCTTGGTCGCCGAGTTGGCGCCGATAGACTGGATCATCGCCAACTACGACGGCGCCAACCACGAGTGGCTGCGTCACCTCCGTGACCAAGCGGCAGAGGCGCGGGTTCCGTTCCGGTTGACCAGCTCGCAGGTGTCGACCCCGCGACTGGACGGCGAGCTCCACGACGGTCGCCCTGGAGATCACGCGTGATCCGCCGCAACCTGCACCACGTCTGCACCGCCTGCGCAGTCGCCCTCCTGCCAGCGACGGCCGCCAAGGTCGCCTGGCTGGCCGCCGCCCTGGTCCTGGTCGGCGTCACCGTGGGCGTCCTGGGCGTGGTGCTCAACCCGCAGTCATCGCCGCATCGATGACCCCGTCCGTGGGCGCGGTCCATGCGGTGCTGGCGCCGCTGGCCAAGATGACGATCTGTGGCGAGAAACCTCCGCGTGGTCTTGTCGTCGACCGGGACGACAAGGTGGCGCGGTTCCTGACGAGCATCGCGCGATGCGAGCGATGCCGATCCGGGCTGCACGCGCACCGCGCTCGCGTCAAGGCTGCGCATGAGAGCAACGAACGCAAGCTGGCCGCGGCGAGAGCGGCTCAACAGGCCGCCGCCGCACCGCCGATCTCTACTGGCCGCGACGCCAGACGCGCCGAACAGGCGAAGGCCGCGCGGGAACGATCGGCTGCTCTGTACGCCGCGCGGACGCGGGCGCTCGTGTACCAGCCTCCGAAGAGAAGTCCATGACCCCTCCATCCCACATCATCGAGGCCGCCGTCCGCGCGGCGCGTCAGTCTCCCTGCGCCAAGAGCCAGCGGGGCGTGGTCGTCTACTCCCGGTCGAGCGGCATCGACATCGCCTCGGGATTCAACGGGCCGCCGGGCCGCGGCGTCTGCGCCAGGGACGACGCCTGCCGGGAAGCCTGCGGCAAGATCTGCGTTCACGCCGAGATGAGGGCGCTCCGCGCGGCGCGCGACATCCTCAAGCGGCCCGAGTTCAACGTCCTCTACATGGCCGAGTGCGATGCTGTCCACGTCAAGATCGGCGGCGGGCCGGTGCGTGGCCTGGTCGACGGCGGCGGGCCCTCGTGCTGGCAGTGCTCGCGCGAGGTGGTAGACGTGGGGCTGGGCGGCTTCTGGCTGTACGAGACGGCACGCTGCGTCTGTCCGGCTGCCTGCGGCTCGCATCGTCACCCGGGCGAGGACGGCTGCACCTGTTCGATGCACGGCACCGGCGAGGGCGGCGCGCTCGCGCTGGGCCGGTGGCGCCGATACAACGGGATCGAGTTCCACGCCGCTACCCTCTTGGCCTGCGGCTTGCCGCCGCTGGTGGGCTGATGGAGTTCGAGGCCACGCTGGCAACGCCCGTGCCCCGCCCGACCTGCGCCCGCTGCAAGCGCCCGGTCGATCGGTTCGCTGTCACGGTGGAATCGGCGTCGGTTAAGTTTGAGGCCGAGTGCCACGGCGCCTACGAGATGAACCGCATCTTCGAGCGCGATCAGGTCACCGGGATCCGGATGACCGAGGCGTTTCGATGATCAGGAGACCTGCATGCTGACCACCGCCATCCTCGCCCTCGTCATCCTCTCCGCCGTCATGACCGGCCCGCCCGAGCCGGTGAAGGTCTACCGCAAGGAGGGCGACTCGATCCCCACCGAGCTCAAGACCCCGGTGGTCCGCACCGTCTGCTGGGGCGCGTGCATCCTCGTCCCGTCCTTCGTGATCCTCGTGCTCGAGAAGGGCTGGCCGCAGTGAGCGAGGTCGACGACCTGTCGGCCGAGATCGCTGCGCTCGCCTCGACGCGTGCTCGCTATGTCGGCATCATCACCGAAACCCAGGCTGAGTTGACCGCGCTCGAGGCGATGGACCTCGACGATGCCGACTACTACGCGAAACGGACCGAGTACGCCCGGACCATCGCCGGGCACCAAGCCGAGGTCGCCCGCATCAACGCGCAGCTCAAGGCGGCGAACATCGCGCGCGCCGACCGCCAGGTCGCCGACGCCGAGACGAAGCGGATCGAGCGGGCCGCACGCGCGGCCGAGAACGCGATCCCGAAGCGGCGGAAGCCGCATCTCGCGGTGCTGCCTCCGGTTCAGATCACGCAGGCGCCGCTGACCGTGCCGCTCGGCGAGCTGGCCGGCATCGCCAGGACGAAGCGCAAGGGGCCCTCCGATCTGGGTGCGGTGATCCTCCGCTTCGCTTACGGGCTGCGTCACGTCACCGGCATCCCGAGCAAGCCCGGCTCCTACTTGACAGCCTTCCTGGCCGAGCTCGACGCCTTCATCGCGAAGCACAAGGCCCACCTCCAGACACGCAACGAGCCGCCGGGGCCGGCACCAGCGATCGATGCGGGCTCGGTCATTCTGGAGGTCGATGCAGACGTGGTCATCCTGGAGAACGGAGTCCGGGTCGACGCCGAGGAGATGCGGCGCGCGTTCCAGGAGCGGACCGGCCTCTCCGTGGTGGATTGGCTGGTCGAGTGGCGAGCTGGCCGCCTCGCCACCAACGGCTCGACGATCACACTGTCGTACGAGGCGGCGCTCCTGGAGAAGCGGCCGTGAGCGACCACGGCTGCAAGAGCGAGTGGCCGCGCGGCTGCGCGCCGCACGGGGCGCACTTCGCGGACCGGCACCAGACCGTGATCTCCGACGAGGAGATGCGACTCGGGCGCCAGAGCATCTACCGGGAACCTAAGGACAACTGGCCCTCGTTCGTCATGTGGATGCACCACCACGCCGACGGGACCTGGAGCCTCGCTAGGTGCGACGTCGATGGAGGCGAAGAGGACGATGGCTGGATGGTCAGTGGACGCATCGAATCGAACCATGAGCACAATCCGACCACCGGGGACTACGACGAGTTTCACCGCCTGACCGTGCTGTACAGGGCCGATGTGGTTCCTGACCCAGACGACGATCTGCTAGCCAGCAAGCTGGTTGCCCGCGAACAACTCTGGCCCTACATCCCGCCTGAGGTCGACGTGGAAGCGATGCTCGCGGTTCTGCAAGGTCTGGTCACCAAGGAGTCCTGATGCAGCCGCTCGATCTCACCGACAACCAGAAGGCCGCGCTCATGGCGCTGGTCGAACACCGGGCGCTGGTGCGCAGCTCAGGTGGGCGCTGGGCGCCGCCGGGCATCACGTCGCCGTCCTTCGGGACCAAGGTCATCTCCGCGCTCATGGAGATGGGTCTCGTAGTGAAGCAGCGCGGTCTCCGCGAGGAGCAGAGCTACCCGGAGGGCCAGCGCTTCACGCCGGTCTGCCTGGCCGATCACCTCAACCACACCACCCCGGCCGAGCGAGCGCTGGCGGTGGAGAAGCACATCAAGGGAGTTCCGTGACCAAGCCGCACTCATCGCCCGGCGAAGCCGCCGACCCGCCCGCCGTAGTCGCGTGGGCTCGATGGGCCGAGGGCAACCTTGACCATCGCGAGGGCGCCTACGACGACGTGCCGGGCGTGGGGCCTGAGCCGCCCGACGTGCGGGCGCTGATCGAGGCGTACGGGCGCGAGTGCCACCGGCTCGGCGAGATGCACCCGCAGACCCGCGAGCGCGGCGAGAAGCGCGTGACCGCCGCGAAGGACGCGCTACTCCGCGCCCTCGAGATCGACGGGGCGGCCCCAGCGTCCGTCGGCCGCGACGGCGAGGGCAACCCGCTGCACATCCAGTTCGTCCACGAGACGCGCAACGTGATGGTCCCGGCGCGGCACCACGTCGATCGACTGCTCGAGGGCAACGTGACCCCTGCGCAGCGCGACCGCCTGCTGGCGATCCGCCGGGCGGTTGTCCGCATGCTCGCGGCGGCGGAAGACGTGGCCAGCGGCGCCAGCGCCATCACCGATCGGTCAGCGACCGACGCCCATGTCGAGCCGCTGTGTACCGGCCTCACCGCGCGCTGGTGTCCGCGCTGCGGGACCTGCGCCTGCCAGCCGGACCCGGCCGAGATGAGCAGTCCGCTGTGCCCGCTGCACGCGGCGACCAGCCAGCATGCCGAGGCTGGGGTGGCGCCATGACTTCCCGGCTGATCCACACGGGAGATCTGACCTACACGGGCGAGATCGGGTCCATGACCGAGACGCGCTGGATCGGTGCAAGCGACCCCGTTCCGCCCGAGATCGACTTCGACGATCTGATGGGGTTCGGCCCCGACGCCAAGGCGATGATCGCCAAGCGGCCCGGCTGGTACACGTCGACCGGCCACGACTACCGCCTGTGGGGCCCGCCCACCGCGCGCCGGTTGCGCACCCTATCGCGCAAGACGATCAAGCGGAAGATGCGGCGTGCCCACCGTCAGGGCCGGCACATCCACGCCTGCGACCTGGCGCACGAGGACACCAGCCGTCCGCGTGCGGACGCCGCGGCGGATCGCCGCCGAGGGCAAGCGCTGGCTCGCCAGGACCGCCGCCGCAAGCGGCGCATCCGTGCGTGGGTCCGCCGGGTCGGCCCGATCTCCGCGGTGCGGATGGAGTGGTGCCCGGACGACATCAAGCACATGTCCACCTGATGGAAGACGAGCTCCTGCCCATCGACAGCGAGGGCGAGGCCACCAGCGTCTCGGCGCTGGGAGGCGAGGTCGTTGTCACCGCTACCGACGGCGAGGAGTCTGCGATGGTCATCGGCGCCCTGATCGATGGCGGCCGAGCGCTCATCGGCCTCTTCGCCGAGCGCTACTTCCGCTTCCGCAGCAACGGCAAGATGATGGCTTGGCGCTGCGCGAAGTGCGGCGAGTTCGGCCGGGTAGCCGCCCGCAACGGCCTGGGCGTTGTCCAGGAACATCGGCACCTGCCACCGACTCGGGAGGCTCTCTGATGCGAGACTTCATGCTGGACGGCCGGATTCACTGGCAGCTCGGGGGCAGGTCGCCATGCGGCGCCCAGCCAGCCCCCACACGCGAAACCAGCGGGCTTCATGCGATGCTTCATGCGCTCGGCCACCGGACGGCCAGTCCCGTCCCGGCCGATGCGAAAGCCGACGATCCGGTACAAGCGCCGTGCGAGGTGTGCGCCGAGAAGCGCACGGCGTACTTGGCGCTCCTGCGGAACGGCGGCTCGATGCAGGGCTGGGACATCCGGCCCAACCTTCCTCGCGGTGAGGTGACCTGATGCGCATGCTCACCCTGCACCGGCCCTGGGCCTGGTGCGTCGTCTACGGCGGCAAGCTGGTGGAGAACCGCCCGATGAAGCCGCCGCCTGCCGTGCTCGGGAAGTGGATGGCGATCCACGCCGGCAAGACCTGGAGCGACGCCGACGCCGAGCGCATCACCGCCGCCGGGATCGTCATGCCGCCGGAAGAAGACCAACCGGCGGGCGCCATCATCGGCGTCTGCCGCGTCATCGGCTACGCCACCCACGTCGATGAAGTGGTCCGCCGGCTGGGCGAGGAGCAGCGCCGGTGGTTCTTCGGCCCCTACGGCTGGCTCCTGGCCGACATGCATCCTCTGCCCAGGCCGGTCTTCGAGCGTGGCTTCCAGGGCGTCCCGCACATCCCGGAGTGGACGTTGTCCGCGGTCCGCGCTCAGGTGGAGCTCCCAGCGATTGCATGGGTTGCTTGACACCCTGACGTTTCGCGCGTAACAGTGAGCGCATGAAACACTGCGAAGCGACCGTGACCGTCACGGTCCCCGTTGAGGTGGTTGTCCGCCTCCGTGGGAGGGACGGCGCCGACTTGACGCCCGATGCCTGGGAGGTCTGCGACATCGTGCAGTTGTCGAGTCCGGATCCAGATCTCGTGGACCGGGCGATGCACGAGACCTACCGCGAGCTCGTCTCCGCGCAGGTCAGGACGTACTTGGCCAAGGGCGCCAAGGCCGGCGCCAGGAAGCGGAGGTAGCCCATGGACCGGTTCGCGATCTACCTGATGAAGCAGAACGGCAGTCGCATGCGCGTCGTCGCGCGCGCGGTCGATGCCGTCGGCTACGCCTACGACCTGGAGCTCGACCTCGGCGGCGGGACCTGGGTTCCGTACGGCGAGCGGACCACCGAGCCGTTCGTTGGGGTCGACGCGCGCTTCCGCGCCATCACGTCCCTGGTCACCAGCGCGCTCGCGCTCGGCGTTCCGCCCCGCATGTGCGCCATGGAGGGCCTCGACGAGATGCCGGTCTGGGTCGTCCACGAGACGTCCACGCCGGCCCTGGTGCTGGCCAAGCTCCACGAGCGAGTGCAGCGGGCCGAGGCAGCGGCGTGATCACCATCGCGGGCGACCGCGACACCCACGCCCATCATCCGCACCCGCCCACCCCCGGCACTCTGCGGTTCATCGGCGCCGCCGCGTACCGCGCCGCGCAGGCGGTGTGCTCGCGACCGAACCTGGCCGTCACTGCCACCCCGGTCGGCGTCTTCTCGGTCGAGGTCACGGTGCGCTACGACAACCCGGTCTTCGGCCGGTTCGGTTTCGTCCGGCTGTCGGTCCGCCGGGCCCGCCGAGCTGCGGCTCGGCTGCGCGAGATCGTGCTCAAGGCCGTCGCCGCCGCCACCAAGAACCTCGGGCTGCCCGGGGTGCGCGTTCACGTCGAGGTCAGCACCCGTCAGGGAGGAGCCTCGTAGATGCTCGCCATAATCCACAAGCGCCAGCGCTACCGCGTCTACCCGACGGCCGAGCAGGCTGTGCGGCTCGACGCGTGGACACACGCGCTGCGGTTCCTGTGGAACCTGGCGCACGAGCAGCGGTTGGAGTGGATGCGGAAGCCGCGCTGCGAGCGGCGGTATCCGACCAACTACGATCAGAGTAACCAAGTCACGCCGCTGCGAGCGGAGCTGCCTTGGTTGGCCGATGTGCCATCGCAACTCTGCTCGACTATTTTGGCTAGGTTGCATGTGGCCTGGCGGCAGTGTTTCGGCAAGATCTCAAGGGCGCCGCGTTGGAAGAAGCGTGGCGATGCGCTCTCCATGGGCACGTCATCTAGATGGCACCTCGTCGGCACCACGCTCCATTTCCCGAAGCTCGGCCCGATCCGAGCCGTGGTTCACCGGCCGCTCGAGGGCGTGGCGAAGTCCTGCACGCTCCTCCGGGATGGGGACCAGTGGTTCGCATCGATCGTCTGCGAGGTAACGATCCCGGCGCCAACGCCGCGAACCTCACCGGTGGTAGCGATCGACCGCGGGATCACCGTTCTCGCGGCGACGTCGGACGGGGAGCTCATCGCGAACCCACGGTTCGGGGAGCGGTCGGCGAGGCGGCTGGCACGAGCACAGCGGCGGGTCGCGCGGCGGAAGAAAGGCTCGGCGAACCGGGCCAAGGCGGCGCTCGCGGCAGAGAAGATCCACCGGAAAATCCGGCGCCAGCGGGCGCACCACCACCACGTTCTATCGACGAGGATCGCCAAGAGCCACGGCGTCGTCATCGTCGAGAAGTTGAACGTGGCGGGGTTGAAGCAGGGTTCGTTGGGTCGCGTGATCTCGGACGCCGGCTGGTCGCAACTTGCTTCGATGCTGCGGTACAAACTGGCGTGGACAGGTGGGATTCTCGTCGAGGTGCCAGCGGCATACTCGTCGCAGACCTGCTTCGCCTGCGGCGCCATCGACCGGGCCTCTCGCAAGGGGATCGTGTTCCGCTGCACGTCGTGTGGTCACGTTGACCACGCCGACCTGAACGCAGCGAAGGTATTGAAAAGCCGTGCGAATCGCTCGGCTCTGCCTGGGGAGGGTGCTGCTTGTGGGCGCCCCGTGAACCAGGAAATTTGATTACCAATGGCCACGCAACGTTAATTTTCCGTGAAGCGCGGGCTGTGGTAGCCGAGCCGAGGCATGCCTTCGGGCAATGTGCGGTGAACCCTCGAGAGAGGGGACGGGAGATCCCGGCACGAGGCGCGTTGTGTCCTCATGAATCACCCGCCGCTTCACCCTTTTTGTTCGATCACCTCACCTCTGAATGGACGCGCGATGAGCCAAGACGACGACGATGCTTGCTCGGATCTGCAAGTCTCTCGGTTGAAGCGCGAGCGCGACGATCTCGCGCGACGACTGGCCGAGATCGATCGGAGCCCGCCCTGGGACGTGAGCAGCGCGGACGTGCTGGCCATCCGCGACACGCTGTCCGAGGACTCGCCGCTCCGCGAGAAGTTCCTGCGGCTGGCGGCGGCGGCGCGATTCCGCCACGACGAGAAGTGCGCGATCATCGAGGACAACGCCCGGCGCTGGCGAGAGGAAGTGCAGACGTTGGCACGGCGGCTCGGTGCCGAGAAGCGTCCGGATGGGAGTGCCTTCGAGGGAGCCATCGACGCGATCATCCAGATCGAGACGATGGCCACCCCGCACTACGAGGAGAGCCTGCCGGCGGCGGTCAAGCGGGTCATCGGTGCGGTGTTCCGCGAGGGCGCCAGCGAGCCGCGGCGCGAAAGCTCCTGTCGTGAGCACCGCTCCTCACCGCTACAAGAGCCGGCCCGGCCGCGCCATCGACTCGTGCGAGCGCGAGGGCTGCGACGTCCAGCGCAAGCACGTCATGCGGCGCGGCCGGAAGACCCCCGTTGCCGTCTACCGGACCGGGGTCGGAGGGCTGTGGTCGGAGGCCCGCCCGCCCTGCATCAGCGTGGCGCCGGACGACGCGCTGCCCTACGTGCCGCCGCGCGGGCGCGACCCCATCCCGTTGGCGCCGATCGGGAGCCGCATCATCCACGTCGCGACGCTGGTGATCTACGGGGTCGGCGAAGCCGGCCATCACCACGGGCCCAAGGGCTCCTGCCTCTACTCGCTGCGGCCAGACAACGTGCTGCGCCCCGGCCTGTGGGAGCACCCCGGCGGCAAGGTCGAGAAGGGTGAGACGGTCGACGAGGCCGGTCTCCGCGAAGGCGTCGAGGAGCTCGGCGTCATCGTCCAGATCGACAGCACCCTCACCACGATCAGCATGGATCTGGTGACCCACGTCATCGTCCTGACCGCGCTCGCCGCGCGCATCCAACCCAACGAACCGGCGCCGCAGCCGCTCACGTCGAAGAAGCTGCTCTGGCTTGAGCCGCAACAGGCGATCGACCACCTGCCCTGCTCGCCCGGTACCTACCCGATCCACCGCGCCGTGATGAACTGGATGGAGCGCCACCGATGACCAAGCCAGCTCGCCAGGATTCGGAGATCGTGCTCGGCATCCTGGCCGACGGAGGGCCGCTCCACCTCATCCTCCCCAAGCTCGTCGCCGCTCGCGTGCTGGTGACAGCGACCAGCGGTGGCGGCAAGTCCTACGCGATCCGCAAGCTGCTCGAGGTCACCGCCAACCTCGTCGGTCCGCAGATCGTGATCGATCCGGAGGGTGAGTTCTACACGCTTCGCGATCGGTTCGAGCACCTGCTGGTCGGCCGTCCGGCGGGCCGGGCCGGCGACATCCCAGCATCGGTGAAGACGGCGGCGCTGCTTGCGCGCGAGCTGATGACCACCGGTGCGTCGGCCGTGATCGATCTCTCCGAGATGGACGAGGACGAGCAGCGGGAGTACGTGCGCGAGTTCGCCACTGCGCTGGTCGGCTTGCCGCGCGCGCTGTGGCGCCCAGCGCTGGTCGTGATCGACGAGGCGCAGATTTTCATCGCGGAGGGCGCCAAGGACGACGTGGCGATCGCCGTGCGGCGCCTCATGACGCGCGGGCGCAAGCGCGGGATCGCCACGGTCCTGGGCACGCAGCGGGTGAGCGCCATCGACAAGACGGCGGTCGCGCAGTGCGCCAACGTGCTGATCGGGCAGAACACCCTGGACATCGATGCCGACCGCTGCGCCAAGGCGCTCGGCATGCGCGCGGCCGACGCGCGTGACGTCCTGGCCGACCTCGAGCCCGGCGAGTTCTTCGCGCGCGGCCCCGCGCTCACCAGGAAGGTGACGAAGTGTAAGATCGGCCTGGTCGCGACGCGGCACCCGGAGCCGGGCGAGGCGATGCCGACACCGCCTCCCGCGCCGGCCACGATGACCGCGCTGATCCAGAAGTTTGCGGCGATCCCGGCGGAGGCCGAGGTGGAGGCGCGGACTGTCGAGGAGCTGCGCGCGCAGGTGCGCGAGCTCGAGCACAAGCTCCGGGCCAAGCAGCCCACGGCCGCAGCGCCAGATCACGACGCGATCGAGCGCGCCGTCCGCGAGGCGAACACCCAGGCGCGCGACCACTTCCACGTCCAGATGCAGACCGTCCTGGACGCGGTCGAGAAGGAATCCATCGCAGTCGCCACCGTGTCGATCGGGACCGCCATCAAGGCGGCGGTCGGGACGGTCCGCAACCTCTCGTTGCCGCCACCCCGTGCCAAGCGCAAGCCTGAGCCGTTCCGCGCAAGCGACATCGAGCCTCCGCCCGCGGCGCCGAAGCCAGCGCCTCCGCGACGACGAGAACCGGCCGCCGGCATCACCGGCCCCGAGCAGCGGATCGTGGACGCGCTCGCCTGGTGGGAGCACTACAAGGTCTCACCGCCCACGCTACCGGCGCTCGCCTTCCGGGCCAGCTACAGCCCGAAGTCCAGCGGCTTCGTCAAGGCCCGCAGCCTGTGCCAGTCGAAGGGCCTCCTCACCTCCGAGGCTGGCGGTCGCACCCGCATCACCGACGCCGGGCGTGCGATCGCGAACGACACCGCGGGCGACCTGATGACCCAGGTGTACGAGATGCTGGCCACTCCCGAGGAGCGCTTGCTTCGTGCGCTCGTGGCGCATCGCAGCGGCCTCACCGACGACCACTTGGCCGAGCTCGGCGGCTACAGCCCGAACACTTCGGGCTACGTGAAGGCACGAGGCCACCTCTGCTCGCTCGGCCTCGCGGTCCGCGTGCGGCCCGACTGGACCGAGCCGGCGCCGTTCCTGTTCGCCGAGGACCCGCCGCCGTGACGCAGTTGGATCTGAGCTACGCTCCGCCCCGCCGCGTCATCACGTTCACCGTGTTCGAGTCGGTGGTGACCGTAGCCGCCGATGGCACCGAGACCTGCGAGACGCGCATCCGCTGGACGGCCGAGCACGATGGCAGGTCCTACGGGGACGAGGTGGCTGTCCCTGGGCTGACCGCCGTCGGCTACGTGATGTGCCAGGCGCTCTACCGCGCCGAAGCGACCATGGCCGCCGCGCGCGGCGAGAAGGAGACCTGATGACGAGCCACACTCCGATCGAATACTTCACCGAAGACACCAAGGACGACGGACTACGAGCCAAGAGCCAGACCTGGCGGGCCGAGCACAACGGCAACCAGTACGGCGTCTGTATCGTCACGGCACTCGACGACGTGAAGGGCGCGCCGATCCCGGACGCCGCCGCGGCCCGCATGCTGGCCGCGGACCGCCTGGCGTTGGAACGGAACGCCGAGGCGACCATGGCGATCGTGTGGAACGTACGCCCGGAGGTACTGGATGCAGCGAACAGGTACCACGACGGCTACTGCATGAACCTCATGCTCGGTCGGTTGCTCGAGAAGGCGACGCTGGCAGATGTGCTGGAGCTCGTGAGGCTGACCGACCTCGTGGGCAACGAGGGTGTGCTCAATCTGTACGCTCGTGACGCGGTGCTTACCAGCGATCAGCAAGCACTCCGCATGCTGCGGCATGGCGAGCCGGAGGCTGAGTTCAAGGCGAAGCACGGCATCGCAACCTGACGCGTGGCATCGTGCGCCGCCTCCCCTCGACGAAGTAGAACGGATCCCCCATGACGAAAGCCGTAGCCGTGACCGTGCCCCTTCACCGACGAGACGAAGACAAGGGGGACGACGGAGAGGTGGCGTCAGCGGAGTCGCTCGCGGTCGAGCTCGAGAAGGCGACCGCGCCCATCCGAGCGCGACAGGAGAAGGCCGCGGCGGCGCGCGCCAAGATCCTGGCGCGTGAGCGCTTGGTTCCCGGCGCCGTCGTGATCATCGAGGTCGCCCATCCCGACGAGGGCGTGGGCGCCGGGCAACTCGGGCGCATCACCAGCCTCCGCGGCGGCGATGCCGCTCTGGTGTCCACGAAGGGCGCCACCCGGACCGTCGAGGTTCTCTGTCCGCTCGATCGCCTCCACTGGATCTGGTCGGACTGACCGCGGGTCGAACCGGCAACCGGGCGGCGGTGGCGTGCAAGGTGCTGGAAGCAGGTGGGTACTGAACGGGCATGCAGCGATTTTGGCGTTGCGCGCCCTTCGATTCATCTTGCGCGCCCTCCAGTTCACACACACCATCGTGTGCATGAAGAACACGACGCTCATCGCCGCCATCCTGACCGCCCTCGCCGCCTGCACCGAGCCGGCCGCCCCGCACTGGTACCCGACCGTGGTCTACCAGACCACCATGTCCGACGGGCGGCAGGCCACGCTCTACGGGGCGGAGATCACGGACGTGTGCCTGGCCATCGCCGATGCCGCCTGCCAGGAGGACGTTCCGTGCAGCTACGACTTCTACGCCCACTGCAATCCGGGCCACGGGCAGGGCAGCAGCCAGATCATGGCCGGCTCGCTCATCGGCTGGGACGAGCTCTGGGTCGACTGCTTCGACGCGACGGCGGACCTGCCGCGCGACTACGCCGGCAAGACGACGATCCACGGCTGCGAGAAGCTCACGCCGTACTGGACCGGGTCGTGAGCCTGGGCCACACCATCGTCGGCCGTCGCGCCGTCGCGCGGCGTAGCCCCGACCCCTGGCGGGTACTTCGCTGGTTCACGCTCCTGCCGGCCGCGGCGCGGCAAGCTCGGCCGGTCGTGCTCCTGGGGCCGGACACGCCGTTCTGGACGATCCCCCGTTGACACCCGGTCGACGCCTGGACTAGGGTCTGCGTGCTGGGTGACAGGGCCTCCGAGGGCAACTTCGGAGGCCATTCGCTTTTCGGAAGAAATCGACATGGGGCGCGAGGGATTTCTGGAAACGCCGACATATGAGGAGGGAGCAGGGCGAGCGCACTACAACCCGATGGACAGTCGCCGCACATCGCGCGTATGGTGAGGCGCATGAACAAGAAGAAGAAGTGGTTCGGCAGGGAAGACGGCGTCAGCGTGCTGGCCAATCCGGACTGGAGCGGGGAGGCGACGATCCAGGCCACCGTCGATGGCTTCGTGCGGCGCTGGGTGGTCTTGGCCGATGAGCTCGTTGTCGGCCTCGCGTCCTCCGACGCGCCGCCATTCGTGCTGAGCCAAGCGACGGCGATCGCCGCAGCGGCCAAGGCGCGGGTGTCTGCGTGAACATCGTCGATGTGCCAACTCCTCCGTTCGAGGATCTGAGCACCGACCACATGCCGTTCTGGCGCGTGCGTCACGACAAGTTCGGTGCGCCGGTCGTCGTCTGCCTGCGCTGCAAGCAAGAGACGAACGTACCGATGACCTCCACGTTGGAGAACATGACGCGGGTGGCGGTGCGTCATCAGCAAGAGGCGCACGCCGCCGTCGTTCGACCTGTCGACTCCAAATACGAACAAGCGACGGCCGGACCGCACTACTTGGTCCGGGTCGTGGTCGCTCCGGGCGAAGACCTGCCGGTGTGGGTGGCCCACCGCCTGACGTTCGACTGCGTCTCGCAGGGCGACACCATCGAGCAGGCGCTCGAGGCCATCAACGAGGCGATGCAGATGGTGATCGAGGACGACACCGCTGCCGGCCTGGACCCGCGCGAGCGGTCGGCGCCGTCGGAATACTGGCAGTTCGCGCGAGAGGTCGCTGCGGCCTCCGAGATCACCGAGGGCGCAGCGGCGGGCTGGCCTCGCACGGAGGAGGGCGCGGCCGTGCTGGTGATGGACTACACCTTCCCGGCCAACGGATCGCCGCCTACCTTCCGGCGCTGGGCGAGAGCGCGTACTCTGCCCGAGTGAGTTGCTCCGCGGGAACGATCACGATTCGCCAGGGCGACCGCTGGCCGGCGCTCGAGCTTCCCGTGGCCGCTGGTTGCGACGAGGTGTTCGCCGCCGCCGACTACACCGGCTGGACGCTCCTCCTCGTAGGCCCGGCGACGATCACCGGGGCGATGACCTTCGACGGGGTGGAGATGGTCGCGGTCTACACCTGGGCCGCCGGGTCCACCGACGTGCCCGGGACCTACGTGGCGCTGGTCCAGGCCACGCACATCGCGTCCGGCACCACCCGCACCTTCCCCGCCTCCGGTGGGGCCGAGGTCATCATCGTGGCCCTGCCGTCGTGAAGCGCCTCGCCTTCCTCCTGCACAACCTGATCGGCCACCCGATCGCCGGCGTGCTGTGGTTCCTGGGCTTCGAGAGGGCCGGCAACGCCATCCACCGGCTGGGCGCGCCGTGAGCGATCCGCCCCTGCCCTTCGACCTGTCCGAGCCAGCCGAGCTGAAGCGCCCGCTCGTAGTCGAGATGCCGCCACCGCGGGTCGAGATCCGCCACGACGAGCGCGGCCCGCGGGCCGTGGTACTGCCTGACCCGCCCGACGACGAGGTTGCGGAATGCCGCCGCCGCCGCATCGTCGCCGCGCGTGAGGGGACGACCGAGTGGGGGGACCTGGTGAAGTGCAGCGGGTGCTCCGATCAGTTCTTCGTCACGGAGGGCATGCACGCCTTCCACCTCGCCGTTTGCCCCGGCTGCGGTGCGGTTGGTGCGGAACCCGTCGACACGAGCCCGCACCGCGAGCCACCGGAAGGACCACGATGAGCAACCCCGACGACGATCCCCCGGACGCGACCCAGGTGGAGACCGAGCTCCCACGCGCGGCGCCGCCGGCGGGGATGGTGGTGCAGCTCGTGCCGCGACCGACGCCGGACACCAAGGGGCCGACCGTCCACGCGACCACCATCGAGATCCTCGAGCTGATGCTGGCGCAGGCCCGCAAGGGCGAAGCGACCTGCATCGTCGCCGTCACCTGGCACCCCGGTGGCCCGCCGCAGATCCGCATGAGCACCGATGACAAGGTGCTGGCCCTGGGCGCGCTCCGCACGATGGAGCACTGCGTCGTCCGCGACTGGCTCGACGGCGGAGTGATCAGCAAGTGACCGCCCCTGCCGCCGACATCCCCGGCATCATCGCCAGGATCCGGGACGAGCTCGCCCGGTACGCCTGCGCGGGCCCGATCCCCATCACCTTCGAGGTCAGCCGCCACCCGACCTACGAGCGGGTCGTCATCACAGCGGTCGCCTCCGTGCCCGACGTGGACATCCACCGCGCGACAGGCGAGATGGTGATGCGCACGGTCCGGCACACGCGCGTGATGAGCCCGCACGACCTGACGGAGACGGGCGAGGTCGTCGCGCAACTGGTGCGAGTGGCCTTCTCGCACGAGGCGGCGGAGTGGCTGACCCGCGATGGGGTCGTGATCGACGACCGCCACAGGGCGCACCCGGCGCAGAAGACACCGTCCCCAACCGCATGACCGAGGTACCCATGACGACCGATCCGAACCAGCCAACCTTCACCAACGTCGCCGCGTTCAAGTCGCTCTATGCCGACATCGGCCGCGACTTCTACGCCGTCTACTGCGCGAGCAGCGGCGGCAAGAACTTCCAGGGCAATCCCTGTCCTGCCTGGGACGATCTACCGGAGGCCGTGCGGGGCCACTGGAGCGTGGTCGCCCACCGCGCCTTCGAGTGGGTCCACGACGCGGTCAAGGTCCCGGCGGAGAGCCTGGATGGCCTGCCCGACCCGCTGGCGGCGCTGGCGACCTACCAGTCGTACGCGGGGCCGAGCGCGCCGGTCCCGGCCAAGGCCGCCGCTCGCGCGGCGATGAAGGAGAGGCTGCTGGCAGAGGCCGCGCTCGGGACCATGCGCTGCGGCCGACGCGATGAAGGCGGTCCGCCCTCGGACTCGCCGACCCCGGACCGCTGGCACGATCGCGACGGCCGCCTGGTCTGTTCGTACTGCGGCTCCGCGCGCCCGGAGGACTTCCTCGCTCGCGCCGCCGCTGGCGAGCCGGTGACGCCGACCGACAAGAACTACAAGGTGTACATCGGCAAGAACTACAAGGTGTACTTCCAGCACTTCGACACCGCGCAGCGCGACGAGCTCGTCCGGCTGGTCAACGCCGGGGAACTGGTCTTCGAGCACCCCGGCTTCTTCTACGTGACGCCGTTCTTCATGACCCGCGTGGAGCCGCCGCCCACGGTGACGGTGACCCCATGAGCGACGTCCCTACCCACCTGCGCGGCGCCACCATCATGACGCCCGGCGACCGCATCCGACACGAGATCGCCCGCGCCGACCGTCGTGCCGAGGAGAAACTGGCGGCGGCCTTCCCGACCGACGATGGACCGGTGACCGATGTGGAGGTCAGGTCGCTGCGGGAGTGGCTGGCCTCCTGGGGGTCGGGGCCGAATCGGTACGACGGCACGGGTGCAACGGTGCCGTTCGCCAAGGTCACCCTGATCCGCCTGCTCGACGAGATCGAGCGCCTCCGCGCGTCCACGCCCGCGCCCGTCTGCGAGAACGGCGAGGACGGGGCCTGATCGGTTCTGGTACCACCTGCGGGACTCGAACCCGCACCACCCGGGTCTGAGCCGGGTACCTCTACCAGTTGGGCTAAGGTGGCGTCGTGTCGCGGGCGGGGGTCGAACCCGCACTGTCCGGTCCCTCAGACCGGTGCCTCCTGCCAATTGGGCTACCGCGACGAGGTGCCGGCGAGTGGACTCGAACCACCAACTCGCGATTTTTGGGATCGCAGCCTCTGCCTTGGGCTACGCCGGCCAGCTCGTCAGACGCACGAACGACAACTCACGCCGATAGGCGGAGAAGTCGAAGTCGTGCGGAGAGCAATCGGCGGGTCACGTCACCCTGGTAGCACCGCGGCGCCGCCGTCGTCAAGCGGAAGGTGTAGGACTCGAACCCGCCCCACGAGGGGGCCACCGAGCTAGCAACCCGGGTCGCGCCCATGCGCGCTCACCTTCCAGTCGCGGAGGCGTAGGGAGTCGAACCCGGCCCCTTGCGGGGCATCCTGTTTTCGGGACAGGCGTGGCCACCAACGGCCACCTCCACCTCCATGCAGTGCGAGCCCCGAGAGGGGCTTCAAGAGCGACTGGATGAAGACGAGCGGCGGGTCACGAGCCGGACCCTACTCGTCCGAGCTCGGCGGCGCAAGCGCGATCTTGCAGGTCGTGCAACGAGCACGGACACCGCCCCAGGACTCGGCCTCGTGGCCGCACTCGAGCTGGACGTGGTCGGGTGAGAAGATGGTCCCGGACGGCCGGAGCACTGCGACCACGCGGCGGAGTGGCGCACCACGTTTCTTCTTGCCGAGTCCGCCCGGCCCGATCGATCCGCCCTGCCGCATGTGCCTGTTGCTGATCCAACCCATCGTGACCTCCTGTGGTGTAGACGGTGCGCGTTGCACTCGATCCACGTACCGGGCGTCTCACCCAGCGCTGGACATCGGTTGGGTGGCCTGATACGAAGGTCGGAGCTCGTCTGCCAACGGCAGAAGGAGTACCGGGGCCGTCACCGCAAGGCGGCGTCTCCGAACTAGGGTTGCTAGCCTCGTAGATTCTCGAGACGCCGCTGTAAACGGCGCGCCTTGGCCAGCGTGGTGAGACTCCACGGCAACCCACGATGAGCGCCCCTGTGATGTACCGCCAGTGCGAGCTGCGCCGCGAGACGGCGACGGGAGTGGAGCGCTACGTCGCCTGGCTGCCCGCCGAGTTCCGCACCGGACGCATCGTGCGCATCGACGGTGAGGACTGTGTCTGGAAGATCGCGAGCCAGGGAGAAGCGCGCCCGGCCGAGATCGTCGAAGCGTACGAATCCAACGGACGGCGGGGCCTACCGTCAGTCTCGGGACACGCGCAGGAGATGGCGTAGGTGAGCGAGGACGGCGACCCGCCTGACGAGGTGGCGGCGATGCGCGCCCGGAAGCATCCCGTGCTGGAGGATGATCTCCCCGGTGTCCCGGGAAAATTCGTGCTGCGTCTGCCCGGCTGCAAGCCGAACTACGTCTCCTCGTTCCGCGAGGACATGCGACGGGCAGACGCCTTCGTGGAGTCGTTCATGCGCGACTTCAAGAAGCCGCCGCGCGATCGCGCTTGACTCCGGGCCCGGCCTTGGACTAGACAATGATTCCGGCCCGGCCGCCTGGGAGTCGCGCTCCAGGGGGCCGGGAACCACCGGGATGATGCGGGGTAGAGCAGCCTGGTCGCTCATCGGGCCCATAACCCGAAGATCGGTGGTTCAAATCCACTCCCCGCAACTTGCCAAATGAAAGGACCGACGGCTGATCACCGTCGGTCCGCTGTGTTTTCGGCCCATGACGTTGTCGCCCGCGACCGTTCGCGCGTACGGTGCGGCGCATGAAGATCACCCTGACCCTCGACATCCCGGGACTGCCGTCACCCGACGCGCCCCACTCCTACCAGCTCGACGCGGCGTGCTTCAAGCTGCACGACATCGCCGACCCGGACGCCAAGCCGATCTACGTGGCCGCCACCGACAAGGACTTCGGCACCAGCGCGGTCGTCAGTGGCGACCTCCTGGTGACCGGCGAGGGCCACGTGGTCGACGGGTGCTGCCCGACCGAGGACGAGGAGTGCTGCGGCAACAGCAACTACTACGACCTCCGGGGCGCGACCATCAGCATCAGCCACGGCGAGTGCATCACCTCGGACGGCCTGGTCGCCGCTCTCAAGGCGGGTATCGCGCGAGCGTCGGCCGACGGTGCGGTGCGGCCTCGCTCCGGCTTCGACCCGCTCGTCGACTTCGCCCCGCCCAAGGAGACCTGATCGGGCTTGACGGTGGCGCGGGCGAGGTGCATGTTCAAGGCGTAGAGCCCTGTCAGCGCGAGGTGGCCCCGGATGATCTCCGGGGCCACTGGCCTTTTCGGCGTCACACCTGGGCGGTATCCTCACGGGCATGCGGCTCATCGTCGCTGGCTCGCGGTGGATCCCGGAGGGGGTCGCGCTCCTGATCGTGGACGCGATGATCCGGGTCCACGATCTGCGCCCGACGGTCATCCTGTGCGGCAAGGCCCGCGGCCCGGACACCGCCGGTGAGACCTGGGCCAAACAGCGCGGCGTGAAGGTGGGCTACTACCCGGCGCTCTGGGGGATGTACGGCAACGGCGCCGGGCCGGAGCGGAATGAGCGGATGGCGATCGACGGGACCGACATGGTGGCGCTCTGGGACGGTCATTCGACCGGCACCGCGGACATGATCACCCGCGCCCGCAAGCGCTACGGCGACCTCCACGTCCACATCGCCAGACTCGAGCCGAGCCCGGCGACGGCCGCGCGGTTGGACGAGGAACGGCGGGCGAAGGCGCGAGCTCGCCGGAAGCCACGGCCGCGTGCGGCGGATCTCGCGGCGGCGCCGGCACCCGCGTAGCCTCCGGCGCATGTCCTCCAACACCCAGCTCCGCACGGACTTCCTGGCGATCCACACCGCGGTCGCCACCTTGCCGGTCCCGACCGACGCTACCGGCGGCGTCGCCGTGCCGCCCGAGTGGACGAACGAGCGGGCGTCCTCGATCTTCCTGCGGTTCACGAAGGCCGCCGCCGCCATGTCACTGGCCGCAGTCCAGGTCGCGATCTTCATGGACGACGGCAACTGGTACCGGACCGGACCCATCCTGAACGGCGGCACCGCCATCGTCCTCACCGACGCCGGCTACGTCGTCGAGGTCCCCGTCATGCTCAAGTCAGCCAAGCGGATCTCGGTGGTGGGTACGCCGACCGGGGCCGGCACGTTCACGGTCGCCGCCGCCGTGGTCGCCACCCAATACTGACGGTCGGATGGGCACCCCTCAGGGGTACGTGATGGTGGCGGTGTAGTGGCTGTAGCAGTGACCACCCTCCTCCGGGGAGATGACCTCGGCCGTCTCCGCGTAGAAGTCGATCCGCATGAAGTCGTGCTCGCCGATCTTGGAACCGAAGACGTGCGGGCAGATCCAGGTGCAGGTGGGCGACGGCCAGTTGGGCACGCACTGCCAGTAGCAGAACGGCACGCCCTCCCAGGCGCCCGGCCTCGGCTCGCCGACGATCTGCGGCGTGTCGGTGTCGAGGTCGACCACCTCGAGCTCGTACTGGTAGGTCGCCGCCGAGTAGAGGCAGGTCGTGTAGTCGATGCCGAGATCGACCTCGGCGGTCGGGGGCCAGGCCGCCGCCGTTCCGGTGGTGAGAGTGAGGACTGCGAGGGCTGCGATGACGATTCGTGAGGTCTTCATGGCTGACGCTTTCTCACCCGTAGGGGTGGGAGTCAAGAAGCCGCGAGCAACGTGTTCGCGACCGCCATCAAGACGCTACCCACTCGCCCGAGCGAACAGCCGATCAGCGCCGCTGGCGCTTGCCGGTGGCCTTGGACTCGGACTCGCGGGCCATCTCGACGAACGCCTCATCCCAGGTCTTGCCGGCGAGGATGCGGCGCAACTGCTCCTCGTAGTACCGCGCGGTCTCGGACCGGGCGCTCAGGAGCTCGGCTCGGTCGTCTTCGACGTCGGCGGCCTGCCCATCCTCGTCGGCGTTGTCCTTGGCTTCCTTGGCCAACTTCGAGATCTGGTCGCGCAGCCAGGAGGGATCGTTGACGCGGACGGCGGGGTCGGTTGGGGCGGCGGGCTTGGCCATGGCTACACCTCCTCCGTGTCGGGCAGCGACCAGCCGGTGATCTCGATCGAGACGTTGTCGGGGCCGCCGGGCGTCACGTCCGAGTAGTAGGTCCCGCGGTGGTGCTTGAGGTTGATGGCGCGCGTGCCGAAGGCGCGGTGGAGCCGGTCGAGCGCGTCGAAGGTGATGAGGTGGGTGTTGCAGGAGTCGACGTGGACGGAGAGGACTTCGGTGGTGACCGAGCCGAAGACGGCGCCCCCGATCCCGATGGCCTCGCCGATGCGTCGCTGGACCTCGGGGTCGAGCTGCTCGAGCCGGGCTCGCTCCGCCTTGGCCGCCTCCCAGGCGACCCGCGCGGTCTCCCACTTGAGCACCTCGGCCGCACGCTCGGCGGCGACGCGGTGCCGCGGCTGGCACTTCGCGACGCAGAGGTAGCGACCGGCCTCCGGCATCCAGGGGGAGTCGGGGACGTGGCACTCTTGGCAGGTGTCAGTGGAGTCGGCGAGGGCAGGATCGAAGGTGGCGGCGGACATGGTCACTCCGAGTCGGGGATGGCGGGGACGAGCAGCACGAGCTTGTGCAGGTCGGGGAAGTTGAGACGCGAGCCGTACCAGTCCGGCTTCTTGGACTCGTTGTCGTGACGCAGCCACTGCTCCATGTAGGGGGCGCCGCGACCGTCGGTGCGAATGCGGTAGGTGGTGGTCCAAGCGCCCTTCCGGTTCACCGCCCACATCGAGCCGTTGGCGAACTCGTGGCGGTCGATCACGTCGAGCAGCCGGAGCGGCGCGGGCTGCTCGGTGGTGGCACTCGCGACCGGCGCCGGGGTGGGTTGAAGGCTCCGCTGGTGAACCTCCAGCGCGGTGGCGATCGCATCGAGGCAGGCCCGGTCGTCGTTGTCGCGGCGCGTGGCCTGGTCGCTGCGCAGCCACGCCAACGCGATGCCGATGGCCTCGGCGCCGAAGACCTCGGCCAGCGCGATCACCTCCAGCACGAGCTCGTAGAACCGGAGCGCGTTGCGTGTGGTGAGGTTGGGGATGGGCGTCACGGCCGGACCTCGACAGTGCCGACGATGGGGCCGTTGATGGTGTGGCAGGGGATGAGCCCACGGACACCGGCCGCTTGCGCGGCGGCACGGCAGACCTCGCGGAGCTCGTCGTCGAAGGCGAACATGTCGGCCTCCTCCCGCGATAGGAGCACTCCGGGCATGCCGTTGGTGAGGACCCAGCGCCCATCGACGCGGGTCCAGTTGACGTTGACGACTTCGATCTTCACGACGCCAGCACTTTCTCGATCGCCTCGGCCAGCGCGACGACGCGCGCGAGGATGGTGACCCGCTTGTGGGCGTACCCGATCGGCTCGTGGCCGTGCGAGAAGATCAGGGAGACCTCCATCGGGCGCCCATCGCGGTCGTCGCCGATGCGCATCTCGATGAGCGTCACCCGCTCCAGCACCCACTTCACGAAGGTGGTGTGGCCGTTGGTCAGACTGAGCCGGAGGTTGTCGCCCGGGTTCTGCGAGGCGCCACCATCGACGTCGATGAGCGCCAAGATCTGTTCGACTTGGGCGGGCGTCGGGTTCACGCCAGCACCGCCTCGAGCGCGGCGGCGAGCGCGAGAACGATCTGGTGGAGCGCGGCGACCTTGACCAGCTCGGCGCGCGAGCCGGAGGCGTACATGAGGGTGACCCCCACGCGGGGATTGTCGCGGGTGACCTCGGCCGGAGTGCGGAGGGTGATGGCGGCGTGGTCGGCCGTCTCGCACCAGACCGAGGCGTCGGACCGGTAGCGAACCTCGACACGCTCACCGCGCGCGAAGGCGTCACGCATCATCGCGGCGTCGATCAGTGCCCCGTTGTGGTCGTACAGCCAGGGCTCTTTGGCGAGGAGCAGCATCACGAGGTTGACCTGGTTGTCGGTCGGGACGGCGGACGCGATCGTGGGCTGCGGTGCGTTCATACACACGTTGATACGCACGAAACGCGCGCTCGTCAAGCACCATGATCGACCGAGTTGCAGGGCCTCCGATCTGGTAGCGTCGTGCGCGTGAAGCCTGCCGGCTCGGTGTGCCGCCTGACCTACCAGACGCCCGAGGTGGTTGAGGTTGGCGACGCCATCGTGACCGCTACGACCGGCCGGGCCTACCTCGTGATCGCCGCCAGGCGGATGCGGTCGAAGAAGCCCGGGATGTGGATGCTCGACTGCATCGTGGCCGACGAGCTGCCGCCGGATGGCGTTCGGGTTCACCCGCTGGTCTGGTGGAGCCGAGAGCGTAAGACGCCTCGCCGGTGACCACCCGATGCGCGCCTGCGCCCCGCGCATTCCCGCCACGCCGTGACTTCCGGGCACGGCCCGAATGTGCTATCTGGGCGACCCTCCGTTCACCCTGCTGGCATGAGTGGAGCAGGGAGCAGCGCCATGGACCACCGCACCGAGGACGAGAACACCCTGCCGCGCTCGGCGGCGCCGCGATCAGATGGCCAGCGGCTGGAGGCCAAGAGCGGCTTGCGGCGGCGCCTGCGGCGGACGACCCTCGGCGTCCTGCTCCGCAGCGACGAGGCGCTACGCGCGCTTCTCGAGGCTCTGCGCTGATGCCCCGTGGCCTTCGCCGCACTTGTTGACATCGACGCCCGCTGGCCAGCCGCTCCGCCAGAAGACCGGTGGCCGGGCGCCGGGGGCCTCGCAGCGGTCGCTCAGGAGCATCAGGTTGTGGCACAGGCACATGAGGACGAGCTCGTTCATCTGGCTCGTGAGCATCCGCGACATGAAGGCGTGGCCGAGGTGCCGCTTGATCTTGCTGACCGTTGGCCCGTCTCCGCACGCCGTCGACTGCGTGGTTGCGGCCAAGGCGACGATGACCCCGGTCCGGTCGCAGATCTCCAGGGTCACCTCCACCCAGGTCTTCTTGTGGTAGTCCCGCTGGAAGGCGCCGCGTTCGATCCGCGTGTAGTCCCGCTCGTCTCGTTGCACCGCGGCCGATTCGGCGAGGAGTGCGGTGAAGACCGGAGTCATGTCCTCGCCAGCCAAGTAGCGCTCGTAGGCCGTGTGGCCCAGCGGGCGCCAGCCGCGCGGACGGAGGTTGATCGCTTCGATCGCCATCTCCCGGCCGCTCAGGCGCATGTACACTCGCGCTCCAACCAAGTAGACGATCTCGGCCGGGGGCACGCGAGGGCGTCCGCGCTTGGCGGGTGCCTTGGGGATGCCAGCGCAGAGATGCTCCATCAGGCCGAGAACCGTAGCGTCGTCGGCGGTGAGGGGGCCGTAGACGGTGTCCCGGGCCGGGGCGCTGGGGAGCGTTGGTGCCGCATCGGCCGAGGGTGGGGCATGGAACAGATGCGCGTGCTCGGGACGGATCGGCTCGTCACCCTCGCTCTCGGCCGACGCGGCGATGAAGTCGAGGATCGCATCGAAGCGGGCCAGCGCCAGCCGGCCTCGCTCACTCTCGTCGTTCAGTACGCCATCGCGCATGTGGACCAGCGAGATGATCGTGTCGCGCGTGATCCCCTGCTCGGGCTCCGGGTCGCGAGCGACGTAGCCGCGCCGCTGGAGCTCGGCAAGGATCTCCTCCTCGGTCATGGGACCGGAGTCCTGCACGACGCGGAGGATGTGTTCCTGGAGTGACGCTGCCATCAGGCCCTCATGCCGGTGATGAAGTCGACCCGCAGGGAGCCGCGGCTGGCAACCACCCAGGGCTTCGCGCCCGGCCGGAGCCAGAGGAACCAGTGCGAGGTGGTGAGGCCGGCGAGCTCGGCGCGCGCGACGACCTCGAGCGCCTTGCGGTAGATGAACGGCCGGTGCCAGCGCGGGCTCACACCACGCAGTCCCGGTGCCGGCGCACGAACGCCGCGAGGATGTAGCGCCGGAGGAGTCGCCCGGGGTCGTTGTCGGGAGCGGCCAGCGTGCTGGCGACCCCGCAGGTGCAGAGCCACCCGCGCTCCGTCACCCGGACGTGGCCGAGCTTGGTCTCCTCGCGCATGCGCGCGAGGATGAGGGCGGGCTGGGTGTTGGCGAAGATGCCAGCGTTCCCGATCTTGGCGTCGTCGCGTTCGCGCCGCGTGGGACCGCGACGATGGTCGGTCACGTCCCGCGCACGACGCCGCCATCCGGCGTCCAGCGGTCGGCCTGCGCGATCTCGCCGGAGCGCAGCGCCAGACGCGCGAGGTCGGCGTTGTTGCGGATGCCGAACGACTTCGTCTTCTGCAAGACGTGGCCGCGGTGGGTGTCGACCGTCTTGACGGAGGTGCCGAGCCACTGGCCGATCTCCCGGTTGGTGGCGCCCAGCGCCAGGGCCAGGAAGACCTCGTGCTCGCGCTGGGACAGGGTGCCGATGGCTTCGAGCTCGGTGGTGGGCGGGGTGCGCTTCTTCATCTTCGGTTCCTCGGTCTTGGTGATGTCGGTGGTTATTAGGTCGGAGACGATCGGTCAGGCCCGCGACTGGAAGAACGCGGGGTCGCGTCGGGCGAGGTCCATGCCGAGCGCGCCGAGCTTGGTGGCCATGTCGTGGTAGCCGCTCTCGAGGTGGTGCCCTCCCTCGTGCGCCATCTCGTGGATGAGCAGGTCGTCGACCTCGACGCAGGGGCCGTGCTGGAACCATGTCGACCCGAGCTTGCTGCGGTTGAGGGTGAGCACCGGCACCTTGCCGCGCAGCCATGTCGCGGCGGACGAGAGGTTGGGGCCGTCGATGACACGGACCCGGATGTGGAGGTCGAGCAGGCGCGAGGCCAGCGCGGAGGCGTAGCCGACCGCGCGCTGGTAGTGCTCGGGCAGGTCGTCGAACGGGATGGTGGTGTAGTCGTCGCTGGGCTTGGGGCTGGGGAAGACCTGGCCGGCGGGCTTGGCGAGCTCGTGCGCCTTGATCTTCGCCCACGTCGCGCCGGCCTCGGCGCCGCCGCGGATGGTCGCGTAGCCGGCCGCCACCGCCTTGTGGTTGGCTTCGGGGTCGGAGGCGTCGAAGATGACGCGCTTGTCGCCGTACTTCGCGTCGAGGTACTTGTCCACGGCCTCCGCGGTCACGGCATCGTGCTGCACCGCCTCCGCCACCCATGGCGCGGTGAAGTCCTTGGGCGACATCTCCTTGGCGACCTGGTTGAGGACCAGGGTCTGCACCTTGACCACGTAGGCCGGCGCCACCGCGTCGCGGTCGAGCCCCTGGGGCAGCTTCTGGCACACGTCGATCGTCCAGCCGCCGTCGATCTCCGTGACCGGGATGCCCAGCTCGCAGAGCCACGCTTGGCCCTCGGCCGTGTGGACGTTGACCGCGGTCGAGCGGTCGCGGCGCGTGAGCCGCCCGGCACCGTCGGTCACCTCGGTCTGGAGCCGGGCCTCGAAGAGATGACGCGGCTCGCGGTAGGGGACGACCAGGGCCGGTTCGTCGTCGATGCGGATCGTGAGGGTCACGTCCATGGGCACGAGCAGGATGGCGAGCCGGGCCTGGACGTCGCGCAGCTCGGCGCGGGTCATGGGCATGCGGCCCGTGAAGGCCGACCCGACCTCGGTCTTCCGGGTGAGGCGCCTGCGGCCGTCCTTGTTGAAGCCGAATCCGCCCTTGGTGCTGATCACCGTGGCCTCTTCGCAGAGCGCCAGGACCATCTTGCAGCCGGCGTTGAACCGGCCGCGCTTCTCGGGGTCGTCGCCGCGCAAGCTGGTGGCGAACAGGGTGTGGATGTCCGACAGCCGCTGGAAGCCCTGCGGGTCGTCGTCCGTGACAGTGAGCCAGACCTGGGGCACGCCGGTGATCGCGGTGATCTCCACCGAGACGTTCTGGGCCTTGGTGTCGAGCGCGTTCTGGATGAGCTCGTAGAGCGCCCACGCGCGCCCGCGGCGCTCGAGCAGGCGGGCCAGTCCTTCGCGGTCGGTGTCGAACCAGTCGTTCATTGGCGTCTCGTTTCGTGGGGGTGGGGTCAGTGGTACATGCCGAGGACGGCGATGACCGCGAGGAGTTGATGTTGCAGGCACGCGTCATCGCGGTCGAAGTCGGCTCGCAACTGCACGGCGATGGCTTCGGTGGCGCAGGGGACGAGCACCTCGTACTCATTGACGATGATCTCGCTGGTGTCGTAGCGGCGGGAGTAGGGATGGACGCAGGCTGCCAGCGCGTGCGCCGCCTGCATGTTGCCGATGCGCTTGCTGCCCGTGATGCGGACCGCGACACGATGGCCGGCCCCCTCGCGACGATCGATCGTGGTCTGGATGAAGATCATGGCGGGTACGCTCCGAGGACGGTGAGGAGCGCGCCGAGGGTGGCGACGTGCTTGGTGGTGTCGGCGTTGAAGCGGTCGACGAACTCGTGGGCGCCGCCCATCGTCGTCTGCATCGAGTAGAGCAGGACCGCGACTCGACCGATCTCCACGATGACGTTCGACGAGAACCGGCGCAGGTCGTCGAAGACGATCGTCGCGACCAGATGCGCAGCGATCCCCGGGACTCCGGTGCCGGCGATGTCGAGACAGATGGCCGAGTGCCCGTAGTCCCCGTGGTTGATGGAGGCGCGGATGGTGATCACCGCGGCCCCCGCAGCCTCTCGCGCACGAGCAGCACCAGCGCGGGCGTGCAGGCGGCGAGCGCGAAGACCAGCGGCCAGCCGTCGATCTCGCGGGACAGTCCGACCGGCAACAGGGCCAGCGGCACGACCGCGAGCACGAGCCAGCGCCGACGCGGCATCACGAGCTACCTCCGCTGGTGACACGCTGCCAGTCCTCGATGGGCACCAGGATCCCCTGGAAATGGGGCGTGTGGTTCCAGGGGGAGTCGCGAAGTTGCTCCCAGGCGGTGGCCGTCTTCGTCCACAGCAGGGGGTGGCTCTTCGGGTCGATGAGCGCCGTCCGGTAGGTGCGGCCTCGATCGCCCGTGTACTCGACCCCCATGGAGCCGCTCCCGAAGAGCGGGTGGTTGAGGAGCTGATGGAGTGCGCCGGAGATCCGGGCGACTGCCCCATGGGGCTGCGTCTGGTTGCACGCGTAGGCGGCGATGACCAGGGCTTGAACCAGGAGCGCCGGCTGGAGCCCGTCGATGGCGTCCTGGAGATCGCGCGCGGCGCGGTGCGAATCGCACTCGATGAGCAGGTCGCCGCCGCCGTTGACCCGACGCGGGAAGCGCTTCGGGAAGCCGTTGCCGTCCTGGGCGTCCATGGCCGGCGCGATCGCGGCGACGATGAAGGCGGCGAGTTGCGTGGAGGCGACGTGATCGAAGCCCTCGCTGATGACCACTACCTGCGGCACGTCCTGGTGCGTGCAGGCGTAGACCCGCTGCGGCTTCACGACGCGCACCCGAGGACTGCGAGGGCGGCGCGCACGTAGTCGGCGAACGACGGGATGGCGTTGATGACGGCGGCGATCTCCTTGGCGTGCTCGTGGCTCTTGCACTTGATGAGCACGTTCTTGGTGTCGGCCGGAATGACTGGCTCCTCCACGCCGCTGAGGTGATGTACGGTGCGCCAGACGCCGGCGGCGACGGCGTGGGCGGCGACGGCGCGCGGAACGCCGATCCCGACCAGGTTGTCGTGGGTGATGAACACGCCGCTGCCGAGCGCGATGGCTTCGATGCGGGGGCGCGTCGTCACGGGGACGCCTCGGGCTGCGTTGGTTTCATGCGCTTCATCGTACGCACGAAGCCGTGCGAGGTCAAGAGGTTTACTCAGGCTTCCCGGCGATCAGGTGAGGTAGCCGCCGCGGAAGTCGACGGGGGCGCCCTCGGGGTCGATGCGCTCGGCGCGCCGGCGCAGGCGGGTGACAGCGTGCTTGGCGGTGCGGCGGCGACGCGCGGCCTTCTTCGAGGTGCGGGCGATGAGACGGGTGGCAGCGGCGATGGACTCGGGCTTGAGGGCCATGGCGTTTCCTCGGGTGCGACGGGTGGTCAGCGGGGGACGGTGTGGCTGGCGATGAAGTCGCTGGCGATGATGCGGAGGGCCTCGTCCACCAGTGCGGCGATGTTGGTGCAGATCCACCGCTGGCCGAAGTCGATGTAGATGCCGTTCTTGAGGTCGGCCTCCATCAAGGTCTTGAGGCACCACGACCCTGCGGTATCGTCGATCTTGAGCCCCGGGCCGCCGCCGAATCGGTCAGCGGTGATCTGGGCGGTGTGCTCGTACTTGCCGCGGGTGTCCGCGCAGTGGGCGACGGTGGTGAGCTTGAAGGGGAGGGTCAGCATGGTCGTCGTCCTGGGTGCGGGGTCGTGGCCGGGTCGCGGGGCGGTATCTTTCCTCGGTCCGTCGGGGGCGACCCTGTGCAGAGCACCTGGGCGGTGATGCGGGATCCTCGTTCCCCCGACGGCCGCTCGACAGAGCCTCTGGGCGAGGATGCCGAGTACCGCCCGCCGCCCGTCCATGTCCGAGTGATAGAGCACGTCGCGTGCCGATTCGTGCGCTCGTCGAAGTGTGCGAACCGGCTAGGACGGCCACGGTCCGGAGTGTCGCTGGCGACGACAAAATCGGTGGCCCCGAGACGGTGGCGGCTCGATTGTCGTTCGATGCCGGATGGTTAGCCTCGGTGTCGCCGCCGACGACAGTGCGACGGGTTGGCGCGGTCAGGCCGCCAGGACTTCGTGCGCCAACTCCAAGAGGAAGTTGCCCCCGCCCGCATCGAACTGCGCCAAGCCGCCAGCCTCGTCGCCGTCGACCAGCTCGGCCGCTCGCATCTTCCGGGCGATCAGGTCGGTCGCTGTCGCCTGCATCGTGCCGGCGTAGGCCAGGAACACGACCCGCACGGGCTTGATCTGCCCGAGCCGCCAACTCCGGCGGATCGACTGGCGCAGCGTGTTGATGCTGTACTCGATCCCGTACTGGACGATCGTGTTGGCGAACATCAGGTCCAGTCCCGTCTCGACCAACCTCCCGTTGGTGAACATCACATCGAAGCCGTCCTCGCAGCGATCGCGCATCCACTGCTCCCGCTTCTCGGGATCGACGCTCGAGTCGAGTTGGACGACACGCAGGCCAGAGGCTTCGAGCGCGGCACGGACGCGGGGACGGGCATCGCGGCGCTGGGTCTGGGTGAAGAACACCAGCACCTTGCGACCCTTGGCGTGCTCCTCGCGCACCAGCGCGATCAGCTCATCGTCCTTGGGGTAGGAGTCCGGCTCGATTGCCGGGGCCGACGCCAGGAGGTCGCCGCGCTCACCGTCGTCGTCGGTGTCGTAGATCTCCTCGCTCTGGTCCGGGCGATCGGGGTAGCCGAGGCACGCCTGGAGGTAGGCGCCGAGCGCCTTGGGGTGCTTGCGGATCAGCTTCTTCAACTTGCCCTGGAGGTCGGCAACCGCCGCGAGGACGGCCGGGTCCGGCTGCACCAAGCGCACTTCCTCGGTGTAGTCGGGCAGCTCGAGCCGCAGGTCCCGGAGCTTGACGAACACCGTGAAGGGCAAGAGCAGCGGGATCATGGCCGGCGACATGCCTGGGATCTCGCGGATGCGCCCGCCGGTGGTGCCCTTCCGGTAGCCGTACGTGCTGGTGCGCTCCTCCTCCTTGTAGACCGTCTCGAAGAGGCCGTGATGCTCGACGAAGGTCGCGCAGTCGGTGTGCTTGTACGTGCGGCGGAACGTCGGGGAGAGGCGGAAGAGCAGGTGGAAGATTGAGGACGCCCGGCCGCCGTAGAGCGTGCCGGTCATGACCAGCACCTTCCGCGCGCTCGAGATCAGTTGGTGGACGGCGCGCGCCTGGTCGGTCTCCCCCTTCGCGTGCTGGTGCGCTTCGTCGACCACCAGCACGTAGCGGCGCGCGTAGTGGTCGTGGATGTAGGCCGCCAGCGGCCAGCGCTTGGTGCCCTTGTTCGTGATCGGCACGACCTGCCAGAGCGGGCTGCGGCACTCGCTGCACTTCGCCTGGACCTTCCGGTCGATGACCTTCACCTCGGCGCCGCATGCCGGGCAGGCGGCGAAGCTTCGGCGCTCCGTGACCATCTCCGTGCTGGTCTTGTACGGCCACTCGGTCGATCGGGTGGACACCTCGCGCTCGACGATCTCGCTACCCCGGGTCCAGGCCGACTCCCAGCGGCACCCGAGCTTGGCGACCTCCTTGCTCAAGACCAAGTAGGTGGCCGTCGGGGAGGCAAAGAACGCATCCACGTCCGCCAACTTCCGGGCGATCATCGCGACGCCGCGCCGGCCAGTGATGGCCGTGATCTCGCGGACCCACTTGCGGGTGAGATGGGTCGGGCAGACGACCACGACCTTCCGCGCGTGCGCCAACTCGGTGGCGACGGTGGCCACGCTCGTCTTGCCGCACCCCATTTCGCCGCACAGGATCACCTCCTTGTGCCTGCGCCAGCGGTGAACCACGGCCGCCGCCGCCTCGCGCTGGATCGGGAGGATCTCTGGCTCGTCCCGGCCGGGCAGGATTCCAGGCGCGGACAGGCCAGTGAAGTCGTAGGCGTCGAGGTCGCTCGGCTTGAACTGCGGGACGTGCGCAGCGAGGATGCCGGCCGCCAACTCGTCGCCGTGCTGCGCGAACCAAGCGCTGGTCTTGGGCTGGTCGTCCTCGACTTGCCACGAATCGAGCACGCCGGTCTTGAGGTCGAGCACCGAGAGGTACGAGGCGATGCGCTCGCGCACGGTCCGCTCGCCCTCGCCCTGGATCTCGACGGTGGTCTTCACGCTCCCGCCCTTCACGAGCAACCCCCGAGGGATCGGAGCCACCGGATCGCCGCCGCAGGTGGCGGCGCAACCGCCGGACATGTCGGTGAGCTCGAGCCCGTTCAGGGCGCCGGCCGCCAGGAGCATCGCTTGGTGACCAGGCCGCGGCGCGAGTAGCGGCGCCAGCTCGTGCGCGGCACCCTCGCCGGTGTGGGCGATCCACTGCTGCGACAGCCACGCGCCTTCATCGTCGGCGGGCGCGTAGCTCTCAGGCGCGCGGCCGATCAGATCGACCTTCGCGGCGATGACCGGGACGCGGATCGGATAGGGCTCGGCGTCGACCAGCGAGGGCAGACCGTCGGGGTCGTCGAAGCACTCCACGTTGCCGTAGCCGTAGGTCGAGTTGGTGCGCTGCGCGAAGACCACGACTTGATCGAAGGCGGTGACCTCGGGGGCCGGGAAGGCGTAGGCACGGATCGACGAGTAGTGGTTCCGCATGAAGGTGCGGAAGGACTCGATGCGCAGGAGCTTCCGCGGCACGATGTAGATCAGCAAACCGTAGGGGGCGAGGAAGCGAGTCGTCGCGCGCAGGAATTCGATCTCCTGGCGCATGTTGGCGCCCGTCTCGTCGGTGCCCTCGTCGTACGGTGGGTTGAGGAACAGGATCCCGAACGGCCGCGCCGCCCGGTCCGGCTCGTGCGTGTCGGGGTTGAGCGCTTTGCCCTTGCCGTCGAGCACGGCGAGCTGGTGGTAGGAGCCGTGCCGCACCCAGATCATCACGCGAGCAGCCATCGCCGCCCGCTCCTGGTGCAGCTCGATGCCGTACGTGACAGCGCCCCACAACTTGCCCAGCGCCGCGGCGGCGTACCCCTCGCCAGCGCAGGGATCGAGGAGCGCAGTGCCGGCCGATTCCGGGTCGAGCCGAACGATGCGCCCGATCATCTGGGTCGGGCGGTCCGGGGTCGGGTAGTAGAGCGCCTTGGCGACGGCTTCGAGGCGCGCCATCTAGCGAAGCTCCCCGGCGACCAGGGCATCGCGGACGATCGGCTCCCAGACCTCGCGCTTGGTCGCCACATGCCAGACCTCGCGCCCGTGGCCGGTGACCTCGGTGATGGCGCCGCGCGCGCGGCCGATGTCCCAGAGCGGCTCACGCCACGCCGCGCGCAGCGGAACCGGGCACCAGCGCGCCAGCCGGTCGAAGTAGCGGCGCTCGGCGTCCGGCCCGGTCTGGTAGACGTACCCCAGGTCCGGCGCGTTGTGGCCGAGCTGCTGGTGGAAGATCACGCAGTGCAGAAGCCCGCGCTCGAGGGGGGGGTTCACGGTGGTGTAGGACGCCCGCTCGGACTTCGCGATGTAGGTGTCGCCGACCTGGATCGACTCCCGGCGCCCGCGCCGGCCGACCACCGACAGGGTGGCCCATGCTGCACGCACCGCGTTGCGGGGGCCGAACATGGAGATCAGCACCAACTCGGACCGGTAGCCGTTGCCGGTCACGCGCAGCGCGTCGGCATGGCAGGTGAGCGCGCCTTTGATTGCGAGGAGGATCATGGGTAGTCCAGGTATCACGTTGTCGGTGGAGCCCCGCCTCAGATGGCGCGGCGAACGAAGCGGATGTCCCGGGCGATCACGTCGCCGATGCGGTAGACGCCGTGCTGCACCGCAGCCAGGCCAGCGACGCTCATCACCACGGTCCCGTCCGCGATCGACTTCACCCGAGCGGTCACGTCCCGGCCCGCGTAGTCCTCGAAGACGCACAGACAGCCGGGCTCGAGGTCGGGCGCGATGGTCAGGTGGGCAGCGAGCTCGGGGGCCAGGATCGTCGCGTCGGGCATGTCAGGGTGTACTGCACGCGCGGTGCCACTTCGTGCGCGCGTGCAAGTGTACGAAAGCCCCACGCACGGGCCCCCGTGGGGGTGTCATCACGGACGACACTCGCGCGATCCGGCTGGAAATCAGCCGCGAGAATACGCAACAAGTGAAGCATCCACGCGATGTTGCCACCAGGGCGTCGTCGCCACCGACACCGCGTGACAGGCGGTCACGGCGTCTCCTAACCACGCGGATTGTGGCGGCGGTCGGGCGCTGGTTTCGAGGCCGATCGGCGGCGGCGCGACGAGGTTACGCGCGCTTATACGGGAGCGCAAACGCCGTGACTTGGCCCGCCGACTGCAATACAACTCGGCATGACCACGACGCCGAACGAGGCCGCGCCGCCCACCTTCTTCATCGTCACCGAGGACGGCAACGTCGATGCGCCGGACGTCGACTCCTTCCTCATGGCGGCGAAGATCCTCGGCCACGAGCCCACCGGCGCCCTGCGCCAGCGCGGCTCGATCCCGCTCCGGCCGGTGCTGCTCGGCCAGCCAACGTTCAAGACCCTCGCCGGCCCCATGTTCGACGGTGGCCGCATCCGCTACGAGACGATCAAGATGAACGAGCGCCTCGCGACCTGAGCCCCACCCCATGAGCAACCCCGACCCCGACCGCCTCGCGCTCACCTTCATGCTGGGCGCGGCGACGCGCGCAGGCGACTACCAGTTGGTGTCCGACGTGGCCCGTGCGCTCCTCGGCAACCCCGAGCTACGCGCCGCTTGCCTCGCCAGGAACGCCGCCAACGTGGTCAGGGTGCGTGCCCTGATGGCTCTCCGCTTCGAGCCCTGCGACGCCGCCTGCCCCGGCTGGGCCCTCATGAACGAGACCACGCACCCCGAGATCCAGCGCTGTGCCGCCTGCTTCTATGGCGTCAAGGGACCAACCGACGATGACGTGGGCGCGCTGCCCGAGGCGCAAGCGGCGCTGGCGCAGTACCAGCACAACGACAGCGAGGACTGACCATGAACGCCAAGCTCCTGACCGTCGCAGACGTAGCCGCCTACGTGGTCGAACGGCCCTTCATCCCCAACCAGATCGCCGTCCTGATCCAAGACGGCAAGGCGCCGATCGACATCATCACCTGGCTGCGCGCCGGCATCCGGGCGGCCGGCGACACGGTCAACCCGATCGCCCTGCTCCACTGGCTGGAGCGCACCTTCCCGCAGGCGTGGCCGCCGTGCCTGCCGGCCACCGAGTTCACCGAGATCTGAGCCGCCACCGTCTCGCGCGCTCCATCGAGTGTGTGAACTGGCACCCGAAGTGCAATGCATCCGACCATGACCAACACGACGATCCCGGCCGCGACCGCCGATCACCCCATCGCGAAGTGGTACACGGGCAAGGCCCGCCAGATCATCCTGACCTTCGTCCTCCCCACGCTGGCGGAGGCCGAGGCTCTCGGCTACTGGCCGCCCAACACCAGCCGGAAGGTCGCCGCCGCCCTCAACAAGCAGACGGTGGCGGCGAGGTTCGGCAAGTCGCAGGAGCGCTACACCGGCGGCGGCCACAGCGACAGGTCGCCCGACCTGCTCTCCAACATCGGCGCCCCGGACGCGCACCACGCCGAGACCGGATGGCAGCTCGTCCACGCGATGCAGTTCGGGCAAGTCGGCTACGCGCCCAAGGCGCTCGCCCTGGTCGAGAAACTGCGGCCCTACGCCACGACGCCGGCGGCTGTGGCTGCGCTCGAGACGGCCGCGCAGTGGGCCCGGGACTTCGCCCCGATCGGAGAGCTGCTCGCCATCCTGGACGCCACCCGCCCGCGCCCCACGATCGTCCTCGGCTCGCTCTCCCCGACCGTCGCTGGCAACGTGGGAAAGCTGATGGGGATCGACTTCGCAACGATCGTCTACCCGAAGATCGAGTGGTCTTACAAGTGGATGGAGGTGATGGTGAAGGGGAAGCCGGTGCGGGCTCGCGTGAGCGTCGCGACGATCATCTGGCCGGACGGCACGCGTCACGACGTGTCGCGCTACGCCCACGGGTCCAAGTCGGGCAACGACCAGTGCCACGCCTGCGGCCACGCCATCTTCGACGGCTTCAACTGGTGCCCCCTCGTCGCCACCACCGCGGACGGTCCCGTGTCCCTGTGGGTCGGCCGGGACTGCGCCCGCAAGCTCTTTGCGGTCGACGTGAAGGGCGACGCGCTCTACGACCGCACCGCCGTCTCCGCCCCGGTGTGAATCTGGGACACGGGGTGTCGGTGGTGACGACAGGTAGCCGGCAACGCCGCGCGTTCACTGGAGAAAACACCCGGTATCCATAGGATTCCGGGTGTGGGTGTCGGTGGCGACGACACTCCGGACGCCGCGTCCTCCCCGGGCGCCACGTTTCGTGCGCTTCCACGCGTGTGCAAACTGGCCCGCACCCTGCAATACACCCAGACATGACCACCTCGACGATCTGCGGTACCTGCGGCTGCGACACCACGGCCACCGATGGTCGGGTTGCCTGCTCCGCCTGCAAGCCGTCGTTCGCCCGGGTCACCCTGACGCTCCCGACCGGCACGGTCGAGCATGCCGAGTTGGCGATGTACGCCTGGTGCGGCGGCGGCACCCTCACCACCGCGCGCTTCACCGTCTGCGGTCTCGAGTTCGTGGCTCGTCGCTTCTGGCGTCGGGACATGGGCTGCGCTGGCATCGAGCTCTACACCGTCTGCCGCGGCGGCCTCGGGTCGGAGGATCCGATCGAGGGCTACTACTGCGACGCCAAGACCGACCCGGCGTCGCGCCGCGCCAAGTACCTCATCGCGGCGGGTCTGGCCGGGACCTCCGATCGCCCCCTGGATCTCGACCTCGCGGCCTGACCCGCTGGCACGCAGCATGCTCAAGAGGAAAACCATGGCCCGCATCGCTTTCGACCCCGCCGCCTACGCCCGCCTCTGCCGCCTCGCCACCGCTCTCCAGCGGCTCGTGCAGCGCTGGGAAGGCTACGCGGCCGACGCCCGGGACGATGCTACCGAGGCCCGCTGGGTGCTCAACCTGGCGACCGCCCGCGCCTTCCAGCGCGACGTGCGCGCCGACCTCCTGACGGAGACCATCCGGAGCGAGATGGAGCCCCGACTCCTGACGCGCGCCGTCTACTCCGGCCCGGCTCCGGACCGCTGCAACAGCCGCGAGATCGACGCCGCGCCCTACGTCGCCGACGTTCGCTAACCAACCCCCTTGACCGCGCACGGTTCGTGCGTATGATGGTGTGTATGAACGCAGCGCAGTTGCAGCCCGTCACGTTCGCGACCGTCATCACCGCGATGACCGTCGACATCCTCCTGGGCATGACCGACGCCGAGCTCATCGCGGCCTGCACGGACCCGACGAGCCCGGCCTACAAGTTCGTCACCGACACCGACCGGTCCCACGCCGAGGAGCAGCTCCGGCTTCGCGCGCCGCAGACGATCGACGAGTTCCGCAACCGCCGCACCCGCAACGCGGCCGTGGACGCCGCGACCCGCGCCGCCGAGTACCTCCGGTCCCGCCTGGCGGCCCGATGCCGTTCGTGCTGGCGCGTGATCGTCGCTCGCGGACTCTCCACCGAGGAGCGATCGTCGTGACCCTCTCTCTCGACGCGCCCGGCATGGCGCACACCTCTGACGGACCCGCCAGCCATCCGGGTGCGGCGCCCCTGTCCGCCGCTTCCGCGGAGGTGTGCGCCCCCTCGGGCTCGTCGATCGTCGGGTCCGTCGCGCTGTTCACTTACAACTGCGACCGCTCCGACGGTTCCAATCACGTCGAATGGCGGAGGCGCACCGGCCAGCGCGTCACGGTCGTGGCGCTCGACGCCCCCGCCGACGGATGGGCGCGCTCCACCCGCGAGGAGCGGATCGCGGCGGCGATGCCGTTCACCTACACGGTGCGGTGGGCGGATGGCTTCGAGGGCTCCGTGTTCGAGGACGAGATCTTGCCGGCCGCGGCCAGCGCTCCGGGCGTGATCGTCGGTCGCATCGGCCCCGCCCCCCGCCCGCCCGTCACCATTGACGCCTCCGTGCTCGCCCTGGTCCGCGCGCCGGTCCACCTGCGCGAGCGCCAGGCCCTCGGCACCTCCTACGCATCCGTGCGCCAGCTCGCCAGGCTGTCCCGCGCCGACGTCGCCGACGCGCTGGGCTGCGACGAGCAGCGCCTGGCCGACTTCGAGGCCGGGTCGATCCCGATCGACCGGAGGGGCTGACCATGTGCACGCCCGACCCCGACGACCTCACCACCGACCCGACGCCGGCGCTGCTCGCGGCCGAGCTCGACTGCTCGCTCAACGACCAGGCCGACGAACTGGCCGCGCGCGCCACGTCGCGGCGCGACTTCCTCTACCGCGTCGCCGCGGTGGCCGTGCTGATCGCGGCGGCCGTCGCGTACCGACTCACCTGACCCCGAGGATTTCCATGCCCACCGAGATCACCACCCACGGCGCGAACCCGATCGAGTTCTCCGGCGACATGGAAGGCTACATCGTCGTCGACGAGGCGAAGGCCGCGATCGCTCGCTGCCCGAAGTGCTCGGAGTGCCCCGACCGCGGCCACCACTGGCTGATCGGGTGCATGGATCCAGACGACGACGAAGCCGTCGCGGAATTCAAGGCGTCGCATCCGCAGGTCAAGCCAACGCGCGGGCTGCTCGAGGCGCACGTCGCCTGCAAGCACTGCCCCGCGGTCCGCCGCTACGACGACCGCCGCGATTCGGAGCGCCCGTGACCGCCCCCGACCTCACCGCCGCGCTTGCCCTCGCCGAGGAGGTGGAGCGGCTCGACGATCCGCGCAAGGTTCCCGCCTCGCCGTGGATCGTCAACAGGTTCGACAACGACGAGGGCGGCGTCGACTACCAGATCCAGTCCGAGGGCACGGCGCCCGACGGCGGCACCGACGGCTCCATCGTCGGCTGGTGCGATGAAGTCGAACTGAAGGGCCGTGCCCGTCACACCGCCACGCTCATCGCTGCCTACCGCACCGCCGCCCCCGCACTGGCCGCCACCCTCCGCACGCACGCCCCGGTGCTGCGCGCGGTCGCGGAATGGGTCGCGGCGCACCGTGCCTGCGATGCGGCGGGTGAGGAGTGCAGAGCCACGGAGCGCGGTGGCGTCGCTGCCGGGTTCGATTCGTTGGCCGCCACGCGCGAGCGGTGGAGCGCCGCCAAGCGCCGCCTGACGATCGCCGATGCCGCGCTGTTCGCCGCCGCGGCCGGGATGGTGTCGCCGTGACGCCGGCAGAGCGGGATGCGGTGCGCTACCTAGCGCGGTGCATCGTCGACTGCGAGACGCCGATCCGTGGCCGCCGCGAACTGGCCCGCGCCGTCCTCGCGTTCGTGCCTCCTGACGGCGCCGGACCGCCGCCCGGGATGCGCGTCTTCTACGACGGCCAGATCAAGATCTACGACCACCGCGAGCGCAAGGGTCCGACGCTCATCCTCGACGACACCGACTCCGAGCGCCTCGCATGGGCGCTGCTCGCCGCCGTCGCCAAGGCACGAGACGCATGCACGAGAGGTGACCGCGGTCCGTACCGATGCCGCGCGGTCCCGGATCGCATCGACGTGATCGCCCGCCTCCGCACCATCCGCGCCGGCGGTGGCGCGTGACCGCCATCCTCTCGCCGTGCCGCCTCTACCGCTACCGACTCGAGCGCGAGTTGACGCCGCGCCTCGACACGTTCATGAGCGCCGTCGCGATCCTCATGCTCAACCCGTCAGTGGCCGCCGAGACCGTAGACGACCCGACGGTCCGCCGGTGCATGGGGTTCGCGACAGCGTGGGGATTCCGGCGCCTGATCGTCGGCAACGCCTACGGTCTGCGATCGACGGACCCCCGCGGGCTGTGGGCTTCTGCCGATCCGGTCGGCCCTGACAACGATGCGCACGTCGAGCAAATCGCCCGCGACGCCGATCTCGTCGTCTGCGCATGGGGCGCGCACGCCAAGCCTGGTCGCGTCGCGGCCGTGCTCGCGGCGATCGGTCGCGCCGGCAGGACGCCACACGCCCTCCGGCTCACCGCCGCTGGTGCGCCCGGCCACCCGCTCTACCTGCCGGGGTCACTCCTACCGTTCGAGTGGGCCGCGCCATGACGCCGAGCAAGCGCATGGTGATGCGCGCGATCGCGAATGACCGAGGAGCAACCGACTATGACCCACGCCGACGACATCGAGACGATCCGCAACCACAACCCGCACACGTCCGTCACCACGGCCGTCGAGGCGCTGTGCCGCATCGTGCTCGATCACGCGGTGGCCCTGACGCGCGTGTCAGATCTGGCCCAGCCGATCGACGCTATCGCCGCGCGCGACGTCGAGATCCTCGGGCTGCGCGGGGCGCTCGCGGTCGCGCGCGCGGCGCACGCCGACGCGATCGACCGGCTCGCCGGCGAGGGAGCCCGCCTCTCCGACCTGCTCGCCACCGCCACGAGCGCCTGCCAGCAGAACGCCGGGGCGCTCGACCGGGCGCGCAATGATGCCGCCGTCCTGCGCGCCAACATGGCGGGCGTGCGTGCCGACAGGGCCCGGATCACCGCCGAGCGCGACGAGGCCCGCGCCTCGCTCGACCGGGTGCTGCGCGAGTCGGCGGAGGTGCGCGACCGCCTCGCCGCGCGCGTGGCGGAACTGGAGGCGCCCCCGCCGCTCGACGTGTACCCGCCGCGCACCTACGCCGGCCTCATCGCCGAGACCGCGCCGAGCGATGAGGAGATACTCGCTGCGTACGACACGGCGAGCAGGAGCGCGCGGGCCGATGACCCGGGCATCGCAGGCGTTCGCGCCGTCGCCGATCTCGTCCGCGCCCGCCTCGCACCCGCGCCGGTGCTGACCGCGGTGGCACTCGGCCGTGCCATCTCGGCCGCGCACGAGGACGCGGTTGCACGGTGGGCCGGCGCCGACCCGAAGGCACGAGAGGCCGCGACGATGACGCTGATCGCGGGCAACGACGTGATGCGGCACCTCGGGGCCGTGCATGTCGCGGCGCCCGCGCCCGAGGCGGACGATCTGCGCGACCGCATCCGCACGATCGCCGACGAGGCGTTCGGCCCGTTCCCGACGGCCTCGGCGGACGAGGCGCTGACGGCGATCGAGCGCGGGATCGCCAAGATGCGGCAGACCGCCCCGGCGGCGCTCACGGCGGTGCGGCTGACGGGCGCCATGCGGTCCTGGGCCGCGAGCGGCGGGTGCTGGCGCGAACTCGAAGGCACCGGACCTGCGTCACCGTATGCAGCCACCGAGAGCGCGGCACGGGGCATCCTCGCCCGCCTCGGCCCGATGACGCTGCCGAGTCGCGTCGATCTGGGCCCGGTCTCGGTGCAGCCCGGGCATCTCGCCGAACCCGCATGCCCGCCGCAATCGGTCTTGCTCATCCGCGGCGGCGTCGAGTATGTGATGGACGCGCACGACGCCTGCGCCCTCGGCGCGACGCTGACGGCGGTTGGCCGGCGCGTGCTCGGGCTGGATGCCCCGGTGACGCTGCCGACGGGCGCGCGGACGGAGTGGACCGCCTCCGACGAGGACGGCGAGGACGGCTGCCAGTTTCGCAGCGTCGGCCCGTTCACGCTGCGCGTGACGAACGGCGGCCACTGGCGCGAGTCGATCCGTGGCAACATCGGGAAGCAGTCGATGGCCGACGAGAACGGCCGCAGTGCCGCGACCGCGCGTGCCAACGCCGACGCCTGGTCCGCTGCCACCCTCGCCGCGATGGCGCGGGACGAGGGGCAGGCGACGGGCGCATCGGTCACTTCGCCGACGCCCGTCGAAGGTGCCGCTGCCTGCCATGATGACGGGTGTGGCTGGTCCGGGTCCATGGCCGACCTCGAGATCGCCGTCGGCGGCGTGACGCACTGCCCGCGCTGCTACTCGACTGCGATCGAGGAGCGCCCCAGCGCCGCCCCGCCGGTGACGCCGGTGCAGGGCGAGCCGGTGACGTGGGCCGCGCGGCTGCCTGGCGGCGAGTTGCTCTGCCACGATGACACCGTCGTGACGTACGAGAGCCGCGAGATGGTCGAGATGACCGCGAGCGCGTTCCGCACCGGCGGCGTGCCCGTCCCGCTCTACACCAGCCCGCCCGCCCCGGTCGCGCACGTCCCGGTGCAGGCGATGAGGGACGCGCTCGCGCTGGCCGGGCGGGTGACGATCCCGCCGCCGAATCTCGAGGCTGGCATCGAAGACCGCGCCATCTACATGCGGCTGCGGGGCGTCGCTGACGCTGCGGACCGAGCCGTCCCGGTCGCGCCGTCGGTCGTGACCGGGGATCCGTCGCCCAACGCCTGGCGGACCGAGTACCTGCACCACCCAGACCCGCGGATCGAAGCCGCGGTGAGCGAAGGCATGGTCGACGATCTCGCCCGTGACGCCACTGCCAGGGCGTGGGCGCATCACGTCGTCGCCGAGTTCGCGCAGCTAATCCAACCGGAGCCCCTGGACTTCATTGCGGCACGCACCATCCTCGCCTACCTCGCGGACGCGCCGACGGAGTGGGCCGTCCTGGATGCGTCGGGCAACGTGCGCGGCTACTTCGACAGCAAGGAGGTGGCTGATCGACAGTCGCCGCCGCCAGGCCAGGGGCGTGTCGAGTACACCGTGATCCCGATCTACGTCCGGCGGTTGGGCGGGGGCAGCCGGTGAACGCCCACGAACGGCGCGCATGGCGCTCGCTGGTCGATCTCGGCGCCAGGGAACTGGAGCTCGGCGGCCTCCAGGCGCTGGACCTCTCGACGGTGCGCGTCCGTTCCGATAGCGCGTGTTCGACCTTCATCGACGCGATCATCAACGTCGCCGGCCGCTCCGGCACCCGTGGTCACCGACGACAAGAACCCCAAGGCCCCGGAGCCCATCCGATGACCACCGGCATCTTCACCCCCCAAGGAGTGCGAGTGCCCGCTCGACCACTCCATCACCAAGCTCGGGCACTGCCGGACCTGCCCGCACTACGGCACCGAGAGCGACACGCGGATGGAGCCGCTGATCGCCTGCGCTCCCGGCTGCGGGCCCCGTCTACACGTCGATGGGACCCCGCACGACTTCGACTACGCGACCTATGCCGACGAGCGGACGAGCTACGGCGTCTGTCGGTGCGGCTTCGACTCGATGTCCGAGTCGCTCTGGGAGGGACCATGAGCATCGTCGATGATCCGAATTTTCAGGCATTGGTCCAGGAGTCCGTTCTCGGCGAGATCGTGGGAAGCACTGCCGCGGTCATCGCCATCTTCGGACAGACTCCCGTGACCGACCGCCGATCCGAAGTCCTGAACGCCGCCGCCGAGGTCGTGGAAGCCTCGGTCGCCGCCGACCTGCTCGGCAAGGACCATCCGAGCATCGTGGCCGAAGCGGCGTGGATCCGCGCTGGCATGCCGCCGCGTGAACCCGTCGCACCTTCGCGTCTTCGCCTGGAGGACGTGATGCGCGAGGTCGCGGTCATCGAAGGCGACATCGCCAACGGGACCACGGTCTACACCTCGACTCGCCGCATGGCCGAGTTCCTCCGGGCCATCGAACCGCACCTGGCCGCGATCGAGCGCGCGGCGCTCTCCGAGTCCGACGTGGAGATCCTCGATGCGGTCGAAGGACTGCGGGACGAGATCGATCTGGAGACCAACCCGTGACCGGCCTCTTCGGCCTCGGCGAGCGCGTGGTATGGACGCTCATCGCCCGCGGCGTCCCCCGCCAGCAACAGGGCATCATCACCCAGGTGGTGCCGGCCGGTGAGCGGCCGGTCGGGATGAAGCGCGGCCTGCCGCGCGACCACGAGTCATACGCCGTCACCGCCAGCGGGGTGCTCTACTGGCCGACGATCGACGCCCTCGCGCCGGCCCCGGCGCTGACCTCCGGCCGGGTGTGATGCTGGCGATCGACGACGTGAAGGATCTGGCGGTCCGGTTCTGCACCTACCCGGCGGCCGACCGGCAGATCATGCGCGTCTGGTCGCCGCCGCTGGGCTACGCCCACGAGATCGGCCACCTGCTCATCTCGACATCGGAAGATCGAGCGCAACTCTGGTACGGGCTCGGTGAGCCGGGAGGAGTGCCCGACCACGAGTTGGACGCGGAAGCTCCGGCCGTCGAGCTCGCGGCCTCCATCGTCCACGCCTGGATCGTCGTGGCCACCGACTGGTTCCGCCGGCGCCGGAGCAACCGCGCCGACCTGCGGCTCTCGATCAGCCCGCGCGATCCGCTGTCCGATTCGGCGTTCGCGCCCGAGTTCTTCTACGAACCCGACGAGTGGCGTCGCGCCCGCGACCTGCTCACCGCCCGCGGGCTCCGAGCTCGCGACGTGCAGACCAAGACGGCCCTCAGGCGGACCATCATCCGCACCCTGGAGACGACATGAACCACCAGCGCAAGCGCGACCCCAACCACTGGCTCTCGAGGATCGAAGACCTCAAGCCCGGCGACCCGTGCGACGTGCGCGGCGGCCTCGATGGTCGCTGGTACCCGGGCGTCGTCGAGGTCAACGGCGGCGCCCACTACTGGCGCGTGCGGGTCGCCGGCTACGCCGCCAAGCAGCGGCTCTACAAGTCGTTCCTCGCGGCCTCCCAGCGAACCGGCCGCTTCGACCCGCCTGACCGACTGATGGAGGCGGTCCGCGCGCTGCCCGACACCACGCTCCTGCCGCGCCTGGCGATGGAGATGCGGACGCCGCTCCTGGACGCGCTCGCGATGGGGCGCCGCGAGGACGACGTGTTCTCGCCGTACATCGAGAACGTCCGGTGCCGCGGCCAGCTCGATGCGTGGCCACCGGGCGGGGGAGAGCAAGCTCCGCCGCCGCACCGCAAGCCGTTCGAGGACGAGGTGTGGGCGGTGGTCTGGGGGCCGACGTGAGCGACGATCCCAAGCCGTTCACGGTCATCGACCTGAACACCACCGCAGGCGTCTACGACCGAGAGGCGCGCGCGTACCTCATGCGCCACCCGGCGCCGACCATCCCGGACGTGGTGGTGCGGCGCATCCTCGAGCGGAACCCCGGAAGCCGGCGCGAGCCGCCGACGGAGCGGCAGGTCTGGGAGTACGATGTCGCCTGCCCGCATGGGTGCCACGGACTGATCCACTTCCGCTGGATGGAGGTCGTCCCGATGGATCTGATCGGCTACGAGCGGGACCGGGCCTCGCGCGAGCGCTACGAGCAGCAACGCCGGCACGAGGCCGAGGTGGCGCGCCTGACCGCAGCGCTCGAGCTGGCCAACCGCGAGCGCGCCGCGCTCCGGTCCAAGGTCGTGAAGCAGGCACATCGCCGCAGCAAGCGCGACCGCGGGTACTGACGCTGCGGCGATCGGAGGTTGACGGCGGCGGCGTTCGTGCGTATGTTCAGGCGCATGAAACCCGCGAAGCCGACCACGATCGTGGTGACCGAGCGTCACAACGTCTTCCAAGCCTGCATCAAGGACAGTCCCGAGATCTGGGAGGCTGGAGCGACTCGTGCCGATGCGATCGGCAAGTTGATCATCGCGCGAGCCGAGCGCTTCTTCGGCATCACCATCCAGATCGAGGCGTGACCCGGTGAGCATCCTGGACGCGGACGTTCAACTGAACGCGGTGGCGCTGGCAGACGGATGGCAGTCGACGCCGCGTCAGCGCACCGAGGCCGCTCGCATCTGCGCGATGGTGGCGTCGTCCGGTCACCGTCACAGAAAGCTGGGCGAGCACGCGCGGGCGGCGATCGGTGCCAGCCACGCCGCTCTCAAGCTGGCGAGGGACGTGGTGTTCTGGTCGGTCTGCCTCGGGAAGGCCAGCGACAGCAAGCGCGAGACGTTCGCGCGCGCCGAAGCTATGCTGCGCACGGTGCAGCCGTGACCGTCAGCCAGCGCTGGCAGGGCGGCCGGACGAGCTACAAGCCGCCGGGCCCGCCGTTCGTCCCCGCGATCCACGAGGTCGCGTTCATCGATCGCACGGCTGCGCGGCGGTTCACCCTCGAGCATCACTACGCGGACACGGTGCCGGCTTGGGTCTACAGCGTCGGCCTGTGGCGCCGCGGGGCGCTGGTCGGCGTCGCGATGTTCAGTCAGCCGGCGGCGCAAGCCGTCCTCGACATCCTGCCCGACGGCCGCGAGAGCGGGACCGAGCTCGGGCGGCTGGTGCTCACGCCCGAGGTGGAGACCAACGGCGAGACGTGGTTCATCAAGCGCGCTTTCGCGCTCGCTCACCGGCACGGCTACGAGCACGTCATGTCGTACGCCGACCCGCTCGAGCGGACTACCAGCGACGGGACGTTGGTGAAGCCCGGCCACGTTGGGCTGATCTATCAGGCGCACAACGGCATCTACACCGGCCGAGGTCGCGGCCGTCCGTTGTGGCTCCTGCCGTCGGGGCAGGTCTTGAACGAGCGCTCGATCTCCAAGTCAAAGGCCGGTCACCGAGGGGCGAGCACGGCGATCGGGAAGCTCGTCCAGTTCGGCGCGCCGCGGCCCGGGGACGGAGACGATGTCGCCGCCTGGGTCGCCGAGTGGGTGCCGCGGCTGTGCCGTCGCGTCTCGCATCCAGGGAATTACCGGTACGTGTGGCCGCTCGGCGGCGACTCGCGCGCCCGCCGCGCGCTGGTCCGGCACCTCGCCGAGCGCGGCATCCCCGACAACCTCGAGCGCCCTCGCGCCGTGGAGGCAGCATGAACCGCGTCATCGACTTCATCGGCACCGCCCTTCACCCGCAGATCGCGGCGCGCACCCACTGCCTCCGGTTCGTCGACATGGTCCACGGTGCCGAGGCGTTCATCTTCCTCGACGAGCAAGACCGGCTGATGCTCCGGCGGCTGGGCAACCTCTACTCCTGGCCGCCCCTGAACGACTGGCACGCCGGCGCGATGATGTACGCGCTCGGCGAGTTGGTCGAGCACGACGGCAAGGGCAACCCGACGGCGCGCCCGCGCGGCCGGTTCGAGAGCGCCTTCCAGATCCTCCACTGCGGCGTGGAGCCCGTGTACCTCGGCAACATGTCCTTGCGGGAGGCTGGCGCCCGCTTCACCCAGGTCGCCTACCGCTGCCCGGCGTGCCTCCAGGAGTTCCTGCTCGTGGACCAGATCAACCTCAACACGCCCGAGGGCCAGGCCGCGATCAACGTGCTGCACGACGCGGTGGAGTAGACTCCGCCGGTGGGCGACGCGACGGACATCGGCATCGCCCGGAAGGCGCGCGACGCTGCGGCCGAGGTGGAGCAGCTCCGCGAGAGCAACGCGGCCCTCGCCGCGCAGCTCGATGCATACCGGGCGAACATGCCGGGGACAGCGCTGCCCGACGCCAAGGACACGCCGCACGGCTGGCGTTGCGGCAACGGGCATCCGTCCATCCTCGTCGACTCGAACAAGCGGAAGGTGACCTGCCGATACTGCGGCGCAGTGCTCGATGCGTTCACCGTGCTCTTGGAGTTCGCGACCGAGGAGCGCCGCTTCTGGAACGAGAACGAGCACGCGAAGCGCGAGCACGACCGCGTCAAGGCGCAGACAGAGTCGATGAAGGAGGCCATCGCCGCGGTGCATCGCGAGCGTCAGCGCGTCGAGTGCCCTCGCGGGTGCGGCGCGAAGATCGTCGCTGACTCGTGCGTGACCGGCGGCATCACGGCCCACGACTGCTACAAGCGGCGGGCGAAGGACGGCAAGGTGCCGCGTTTCACGGAGGAGCGCTGGCGCGCCGTCGTCGTCGACAAAGCGACGCGCTGGTGCGACCGCGTGACGGCAACGCGCTCGGCGACTGAACATGGTGGGAACGTCGAGGAGTTCAAGGGGCCGATCGGCGACAAGGCCGAGCGCGCGGCCGAGCGAGTCGCCGCGTTCACGAAGCAAGAGGCCGAGCGCGCCGCCGCGAGGCCACGCCGGACTCGGTCGCCCCGCACCTGACCTTGCGGGTGTTGCCCGGAAATCGGACCGTGGCCGCCGATGTCCTCGGCGCTCAACCCGGCGATCCGCCGCCGCCTCCATGCCATCGGCCTGGTGAACGAGCGCGACCGGCTGATCCTCTTCCTGCGGGCGATCGTGAACCGGGCGATCCGCTGCTACGAGAACGAGTTCCTGGAGGACGGCTACGCCTTGGTGCAGCGCTGCGCTGAGATCTTCGTCGGTGACACCGCCGATCTCGGCGCCTTCTCCTGGTTCGGCATCCGCGACGGCGGTGACCTGATCGCGGTGCCCTGGCTCATCGCGCCTGGCCCCGACCGCGGCCTGATCGTGCCGGACGTGGGCGAGCTGGCGCGCTTGATCTTGAGCGGTGGCACACGTCGGGAGTGGCTAAGGCCGCGGGACCTGGAATTTACGGGTGATGCCCGGTAGCCTGGATCGTGGAATGCGGTTTCCGGGCCAACACGATGTGATGCAGGAGGGGGCGCGCAAGCGCTCGCCTTGACGTGCCGCGCGCCAAGGCCACGGCCGAGTCGAAGACCAAGGACCCGGGCGCGATCGTCACGGCGAAGCGGCAGAAGCTCGCCGCCAAGATCGCCGAGAAGGGGCCACCGTCGGTCTTCCAGCGGGGCGGCCGGCTGGTGCAGGTGCAGTTGCTGCTCGCCGAGTCGGTGAGCGAGCCGGAAATCGTCCGCTGGCTCACCACCGAGATCACCCCAGCGATGGTGACCGCCGCCGCCGCCGAGGGGCGCGCGCTCACCGTGAAGCCGTGGAAGGTGACCCCGGCGACGGCGCGCGACTACATCAAGTCGGCCTGGCGCGAGTGGCAGGAAGACGAGCGCGCACCGCTGGGCAAGGTCCGCACCCTCGATCGCCAGCGCATCCTTCACGTCTACCGGACCGCCCTCAAGGACGGCAACCTGATCGTGGCCCTGCGCGCGGCCGAGTCCGTGGCCCGGATGAACGGCTCGTTCGTGCCGCAGCTCGAGGCCCCGGTTGGGGTGGACATGGAAGCCGACGAGGCGGCGGAGGCGATCGAGCACGGCTACGCGACGCTCCTGCTCGCGCGGCGCCGCGGCGCGCTCTCGTTCAAGCAGACCGCCAACGCCATCGACGTGCCAGCCGGCGGCGATGCCGGTGATGATGCGCTCGAGGTGGAGGTCAAGGACGCGCTGTCGGCTGCGCCGCCGGTGCCTGTGGTCGAGCCCCCGCTGGGGAGCGCGAACTGATGGGCGCCGCCGCGAAGAAGAAGCCGGCGGCGAGGCCGGAGCGGAAGTCGCACGCCGCCGCCAAGCACGAGCGCGGCTCGCGCGCCGACGTGATCGCCGCTGGCGCCAAGACCAAGCAGGCGACCGACGCGGTGCTGGTCCGCGCAGCTCGCCGCGACCCGGCGGTCTTCAACCAGTACGTCCTCCGGGACGAGTCGACCAACCGACCGATCCTGCTCTGCGACATGCACGCGGAGTGGCAAGACCTGCTCACCGCGCATCCCCGCGTCGTGATCTGGTCGGGCACAGAGCAAGGAAAATCGGTTCAGTTGTCGGTGGGCCGGGTGCTGTGGGAGATCGGCAAGAACCCTTCGCTGCGCGTACTCATCGTCTGCGCCGCGCAGAGCGTCGCCAAGAACATCGTCGAGTCGATCCGCCGCTACATCGAGCAGTCGATCGAACTCGCCGCGGTCTTCCCGCACTTGAAGAAGGGCAAGATCTGGAAGCAGTCCGAGATCACCGTGGCGCGGCCTGGCCAGTCGCGCGACCCGACGGTCAAGGCCGTGGGCTACGGGAGCAGGTCGGTGCTCGGCTCGCGCGTCGATCTGGTGGTCTGCGACGACTACCTGAACGATCAGAACACCGCGACCGAGAAGCAGCGCAAGCAGGCTTACTCCTGGCTCAAGTCGATCGTCGAGGGCCGCAAGACCCCCAACGCTCGGTGGTGGTTCATCGGCAACACCTGGCATGTGCGCGACGCGATGCACATGTACGCCAAGGAGCCGGGCACGGTCTCAAGGAAGTACCCGATCCTAGACGAGCACGGCAAGCCGCGCTGGGCCGAGCGCTGGCCGATCGAACGCTACTTGCAGGAGCGTGCGAACCGCGGTCCGGTCGCCGCCGCGCAGTCGCTCGACTGCATCGCTGCCAACGACAACTCGGTCTACTTCCCGATCAAGAGCATCTGGCCGGCGCTCGTCAAGGGTGACGGGTTCACCCTGCACCCGACCTTCCCGCCGCACCTCTCCCACGAGGGCTGGGCGACGTACACCGGCGTCGACCTCGCGTTCTCCGAGGAGAGCGACTCCGACGACACTGCGATCGTGACCATCTCCGTCGACCCCAAGGGGGAGTGCCGCATCCTCTGGATCGACGCGGGGAAGTGGACCGGGCCGGAGATCATCGACCGCGTCATCGACCACCACAACCGCTACGGGTCGATCGTCTGGGTCGAGGACAACGCCGGTCAGATCTACATCAAGCAGGGGGTCAGCGAGCGGAAGATCTCGGTGCCGGTTCGCGGCCACACCACCACCGCGACCAACCGCCTCCACCGCCGGACCGGCATCGCCTCTCTCGCGGTCACCATGCAGAACGGACGCTACCTGATCCCGAACCGCAACGCCGGGAAGGTTGATCCCGTCGCCGCTGGCCTGGGGGCGCTGATCCTGGCTCCCGAGATCAAGAAGCTGATCGCCGAGATGATGGAGTGGTCACCGGAGTCGCACACCGGCGACCGCTTGCAGGCGCTCTGGATCGCCACGCTGGCCGCCAACAAGCACGGCTCGACCGCCGTGGTGAAGAAGCCGAGGGGGACCTGATGAACGACATCGAACGAGCTCGTGATCGCCGGGACGACAAGGCGGGCCCCTGGGAGGTCTGCCGGATCATGTGCCTGGTGTGCCAGTTCCGGTACGTGAGCGTCCACCCGCTGTACAAGAACGACGAGGGCGATCTGGTCGACCTCACGACACTCCAGTGCGCGCGCTGCAAGGAGCGCATGAGCGCGGTCCTGCCGATGCCCGACGAGCCACCGCCCGGCGACTCCGACGCCCCGCCCGACGAGCCAGCGACAGACGTTGCCGCTGGCGCCAGCGTCGGCGACTCTCCCACCCGGAGCACGCCATGCCCGTCGGACCCCTGAGTTTCAGCGCCCTCGAGCGCACCTACGCCGAGACGGATGTCCTGGCGGCGCAGGCGCGCGCGATGAAGCTCGCGATGACGCCGCGCCAGGTCGAGCTCAACTACTACTACTCGTTTTACGCCGCCGAGCAGTACGACAGCCGCGTGGTGGCCTGGGACGGAACCAAGGTGCCGCGGCTCGCCGAGCGCGACGGCATCGTCCGACAGACCAACATCCCGCCCGGGTTCATCGACGCCGGACACGCCTACGACGCGGTGCCGCTGGCCTACCGCAAGCCGGAGGTCGAGCACCATCTGGTGCGCAAGGTCGTCTTCAAGTTCACCGCCCTCCTCTTCGGAGAGCGGACCCGACCCAAGCTGATCGTGAAGGACGACGACAAGGCCACCGAGTGGCTGACCGACATGACCAAGTCGTGCGGCTACTGGCAGCGCTGGGTCGCCTCGCGCGACCTGGCCGGCGCCATGGGCTCGACCGCGATGACGTTCAAGTTCGTCGCTGGCCGGCTCGAGATCGAGGTCCACGACACGCGCTGGTGCAAGCCGGTCATCACGAACCACCGCACCGGCGACTGCTCGTCCCTCGAGATCAAGTACATGTACGAGGACGAGTGGACCGACCCGAAGGGGCACCGGGCCATGCGCTGGTTCTGGTACCGGCGCGTGATCGATCAGGGCGCAGACACCACGTTCCAGCCGGTGATGGTCGACCCCGACAAGGAGCTGACCTGGACGGTCGATCCGGAGAAGACCGTCCAGCACAACCTCGGCTTCTTCCCCGGCGTCTGGGTGAAGAACAGCGAGGCGCCCAACGCCATCGACGGCGACTCCGACTGCAAGGGCGTCTACGGCAACACCGAGATGATGGACCGGCTGCTCACCCAGGCGGCGGTCGGTGCGGTGAACAACGCCGACCCGACGCTCTGGCTGGCGACGCAGGACCAGCGCTTCGACGACGTGCGCAAGGGCTCGCGCAACGCGATCCGCACCACGGAGGGCGGCAAGGTGGGCTACGTCGAGATGGCCGGGAGCGGCACGGCGTCCGCCCTCACGGTGTTCGACAAGGTCGACAACGTGACCTCGGAGGCGGTCGGGTACGTGCGCGACGAGGAGCGCGAGGGCGGAGCGATGACGGCCGAGGAAGTTCGCCGCCGTCAGGGCGCCGAGTTCGCCGGCACCGAGAAGCGCCGCGAGCACTACGCTCACGCCGCCATCATCCCGCTGACCGAGCGCATCGTCCGCGCGGCGATGGTGCTGTCGCGCCAGGAGGTCCGCGACCCGGCCACGGGCGTCGTCACCTCGGTCACCACGATCCACAAGCCCCTGCCCAAGGCGCTGGCGAGCGGCGAGCTGGCGAGCAAGCACATCGACGATGCCGGCGTCACCATCGAGGTCGAGTGGCCGCCGCTGGCGCCGCAGACCGCGCAGGACGCGCAAGCCGCCGCCACCGCCGTTGCCGCTGTCGTGCTCGCCGGCATCATGGACAAGGAGACGGCGGCCCGGTACATCGCCGACCCGTTCGGCGTCGCCGACGTGGACGACATGATCCGGCGCGCGCGTGAAGAGGTGGCGGCCAAGGCGATGGCGCTTGAGTCCGAGCTCCTGGCCGGCGCCGCTCCGGTCGTCTCGACGCCGGCTCCGGCTCCGGCTCCGGCTCCAGTGTCCGAAGCGCCGCCGGCCGAGCCGGAGCAGACCATCGCGGACCCGGCCCTGGCTGCGGCCGGTGGCGCCGCCCCTCCGCCCACCGAGAAGGCGGCAGACGCCGCGCTCAACGGCGCGCAGGTGGTCGCCCTGGCTGGCCTGTCGAAGGACGTGTTCGCCGGTCTGATGCCGCGCGACGCCGCGATCGCGATCGCGATGATCGCCTTCCCGTCGGCCGACCCGCGGCTCATCGAGGTCTCGATCCCCCTGCCCCGACCCCCGCCCCTGGTGCCAGTCGATCCGCTCGTCGACCCGACCATCCCGCCGGCTGACCCGACCGGCGGTGCCGCGCCCGCGGTGCCTGTCGCGGATCCCGCTACGCCCGCGCAGGTGCCAGCGTGAGCCACATCGAGCGGGTTATCCGCATGCCGGCGCCGTCGCCCAAGGCGGCGGTGATCGAGGTGGTGATGATCGAGAGGCGGCCCGGTCGCTTCAGGGCCTGGGTCGCGAAGCTGCTCGTGCGGCTGGCCGGGCGCATCGCGGGGATGCGCGTCCGGATCATCTGAGCGCGGCTACTTCGGGACGAGCATCGACAGGCGCTTGGCCAGGCTAAACCCGCCGTCGCGCTGGTCGAGGAGCGAGCGGGCCGCGCGGCAGGCGTCCTGGTACTGACCGGGGTAACGCTCCGGATCGCGGCCCGCCGCACGCATGAGCCGCTGGATCTCGGCCGCGAGCTCGTCGTCACTGGCGCCGTGTGGGAAGTCGCCGTCGTCGAGGTCGACGAGGATGCACCACATCTTCAAGTCGAGGCGCATTCTACTTGCCGTCTGCCGCCGCGAAGTCGATGCCGATCACGGTCCAGCGCTCGCCGTCGATCTCGACGGTGTGCAGGCGGTCATCGATGAACCGGGACGCCCCGCGCAGGATGCGGATCACGGTGGCCAAGCGCTTGCGCGCGAGGAGGGCGAACACCTTGGCGATCGCGGTGTCCGCGTCCCGCCATCGCGCTCGCCGCACCTCGATGTCGGCCGTGGCGCCGGCGTCGATGGCCTGCCGGTAGGCGGTGATGTGGGCCAGGTAGCAGGAGCGGATGAGGTCGATCGCCTGGGCGGCTGGCACCATCTCGTAGTAGGCGTCACCGCCGATCCAGACGTGACCCTCGGGGATGGGACCGCCGGGTGCGTCGTCGGCGGGCCCGCGGATGATGACCAAGTCCCGTCCGGGCGGACAGACGTTCATGTCGAAGAGGATGCGCGAGAGCCAGGTGGAGAGGGAGCGCAGGTCGTCCACCGACGGGGAGGTGAAGGGCGGCCCCGGGAACGCGATCACGCCGTCGTCAGGTTTCATACACACCATGATGCGCACGAAGTTGGGCGTGGTCAAGCGGGTTGGGCGAGCGAGCGCAGGGCTTCGAGGAAGGGGACGAGGTGCTCGTTGTGCATGAGGGGGAGGGAACTGTCTATCGAATCGGCGCCGACGGCGCCGGCCCAGCGAACCCGATCGGGCGGACCGACGCGGCCGATGTGGCACGGCAGCCCGCGTGCGTGCGCGAACCGGACCCAGGCGGCGCCGGTCTCGAGCTTCCACGCGGTGTCGCCCCGACGAAGACCCCGCCGTAGCACTGCTCGTCGATCGCCGCACCCACCTCGTCCTCGGTCATGCCGTTCTGGACGGCGACGTAGGCCGGGACGCGCGGATCGATGTCATCGCGCCAGTAGGCCGAGAAGGCGAGCGATGCGGCTCCGGCGGCGACCATGTCCGGGACCACGATGAAGGCTGGCGGCGGCACCGGCGCGGTCTCGGGGTAGTCGAGGTGGATGGCGATCCGGCGCATGTCGAACCGCGAGGGCATGATCGCCGCGGACGCCTCGCCGAGCGGCTGGCCGGCGGCACACCAGTCGGCGTAGGTCCGGCAGTCGTGGAACCAGCCGTGCTCGGTGCGGCGCGGGTTCATCTCGCCGCGCTGGGTGCATTCCCCGATGCTGGCGTCGGCGAGCTGGCGGACCATCTCGGGCACGCGGCGCCGAGGGTTCCAGCGGGTCTGGCCGACGTAGGCTTGGAGGGTCACGAAACGTGCTCGTCCGCGGTCGCGAGGATGAGGTTCGGGACTCCATCGGCGAACACGTACTCGCGGATCTCGCGGGTCTTGGTGCGACGGATGAGCCGGCCCTTGATGCCGTGCTCTCGGGCGAAGGCCAGCGCCTGGGCAGCGGTGCCATGGGTGAAGTCGGGCAGGTTCGCGGTGGTCATGCTCTGGAAGAGATGCACGTCGAGGGCCACTTCACGCGCTCGGTGAGGTGTGCGAAGCAGCGGCGGGGCCGGGCTCGAGGTAGCCGCAGCCGGCCGCCTTGGTCGCGCGTACCGCCCGGCCGCAGACCTTGCAGGGCTTGCGGTCGCGCTGCGGGGTGTAGGGCGTGGCGACCCAGCGATCGAGCGGCGTGCCGGTCTGGGTCTTCGAGTTGTAGGCCATGATCGAGAGCTTGCGGCCGTTCTTCGCGGTGGGCGGCTTGTCGGCCTCGAGCTTGACGACCCGGGCAAACTGCTCGGGCAGGTCGACGGCGAAGCGCTGCCAGTCGCCCTTGGTGCCGTAGGGGCAGAACACGCAGGCGGACTTGCGCGGAACCGGGAAGCCGGCGCGCCGCACGAGATCCTCGCACGCGCAACGGCAGAGGCCGCGCTCGATCAGCGGGAAGCGGTTGCGGCGGATCGCGCCGCCCGGCCGGCGGCGGCGACGGCCGCCCGCGTTCGGATCCTTGTCTGCGCGGGATTCCTCGCCGCGCTCGAACCCGATCCAGACCTCGACCTCTTGGCCGGGGTACCGATCGTCGAGCCAGCTCTCGAAGCGCTCGACCTTGGCGACGGTGGTGCAGATCCGGTTCGGCCCGGCCATCGGGATCTGCTTCCGCGCGCGCAGCCACGCGAACAGGCTGCGCGCGTCGCGGACCGGGTAGTTGCTGTGGTCGATGCACACGAACTCGATCCCGTGGCGCGCGCACAGCGGCCGCACCACCTCGTCGATGTGGCGGTAGGTGCCGGGCCACTCGCCTGGATCGTCGGGGTGGCCGACGTCGATGAACACCACGACGTCGATCCGCTCGCCGCGCGCGATGCCCTCGACGAGCATGGCGAAGCTGTCGAGGCCACCGCCGAGCGAGAGCACGACGGGGCGGCGCCGGAGCCCCAGGTCGACGGTGAAGTCGAGCTGGTTCACGATGTCTCGTACAACTTGAGCGCGAGCTCGAGCGCTACGCCGCCGCGGGTGCGGTAGGCCGCGAGCACCGCGGACTTGACGGTCGGCCCGGTGCAGTCCTCGCCCCCGCCGGGGAGCGGGACTACCGGCGCGAGGTCGTGGATCGGACATGGCCCGTGCGGCGGGTGCGAGTGGCACGGGGTCTTGCCGGACCGCGCCATCGAGCAACACATGCAGGTGACGATCACGACACCGCTCCGAGCTCGCCGCTGGTGTCGTCGACCGCGCCGCGCTTGACCAGCGCGCGGGCGATCTCGATCGGGCCGACCCAGCGCAGGCAGTAGCGCATCCGCTCGGAGGCGCTCTCGAACCGCACGTCCGTGGTGTTGCCCGGAGCCCACCGGACGATGCCCCAATCGAGATCATCGGTGCCGTCGTCGATCGCGTTGGGGTTCATGTGGCCGATGGTGACCGGGACTCCGTCATCCGGGTCGATGGCGTGGAGGATGCCGAAGTCCTGAATCTCGGCGATCGCCAGACCGGCGATCTTGTGGCGGTCGAGCAGGCGACCCAGGGCGGGGACGCCCGTGTAGAGCTCGCGCTTCATGGCGTCGAGAGTGGGGATCACGGGGAGGCCAGCGGTGGTGAGGGTGGCGGTGTTCATGAGCGGCGGCCCTTCCCGGTCTTCCGGGTCTTGGCGGTGAGGATGGTGTACGCCTCGAGCGGCGTCAGGCGCGTCCCGTCGGCGGCGATGCAGCGCTCGGCGAGCCAGCGCACGGCGCCGCGCTTGGACTTGAGGGTCTTGCTCTCGACGCCGGTGAGGGCGAGCCAGCCGGCGTTGGTCTGGGTCATGCCGGTCGACCGGCTCTCGTTGTTGCCGAGGTCTTCGGTGGTGAGGCCGGGCCTGGTCGTGGTCGCCGTCGTGTCCATGCCGAGGAGTATTGCACGGCCGGTGCCACTTCACGCGCATCAGCAGACGCACGAACGACGGCCGGCTTCCGTCCGGAGTGTCGTCGGCGACGACACTCGCTCCGGATTCGGTCGCGGAACCGACGATCCGGAGGCGGATCCACCTGCGACCACGCTGCGTTGGCCGCCGCCTGTCGCCGTGGCCGACACCCCTGTGTCCGCAACGCCACACTCCCGGCGGGTCAGCCGACGATGACCGGATAGGTGGCGTTGTGCGCGAGACCGTTGTGCCAGGCGGCCTTGGCCCTGGCTGCTTCGAGGTCCCAGGCCCACGTCTCGACGTTGAACGCGAGCAGGATCGCGGGCGTGTCGGTCGAGACGAAGTAGACCAGGGTGTCCCGGTTGGTGAAGTTGAGGACGTAGCCGCGCGCGAGCGCCGCGTCCTGGACGGCGGCGCGGCGGGCCTTCTTCGAGCCACGCCGCGGCACGGTGGCGACGGCGGCTCTGATCTCGTCGGCGGTCACTTGTCACCCAGGGCGTCGAGCCGGGCAGCCTCGGCCTCGTGGAGTGCGGTGGTGGCGGCGCGGTACGCTGCCAGGGCACGGTCCAGGCGGACGCGCTCGGGCGGGTGGAAGGCGGAGCGGTCGAAGGTCAGCCGGCTCCGCTGGACCATGGCGATGTCGCCGCCGCGCGACACGCACAGGTAGTGATTGCGCACGTATACGCGCGCGCCGATCGACGGCTTGGACCAGCGCCTCGCCGGGAAGCCCTCGGCTGCGAGGGCGGCGACGAGGCGGTCGGCGTGCCCCTCGGCTTCGGCGAGGTCGGTCTGGACGGGGCTCACGACATCCCCATCAGGTTCGCGGCCTCGGCGTCGGTGAGGATGATGTCGGTGCCGCAGTCCAGGTAGGCGTGCTTGCCGGTGCTCGGTTGCCAGCAATAGAGCAGGCGGGCCCCGGTGCGCGTGGTGAACGGGACCTCGGTGCCGCCGCACGCCGGAATCCAGGGGCCCTGCGCCTTGCGCGCATCGGCCGCGTCGAGCAACTCGACGAGCGTACGCTGGCGCGGTCCGAAAAAGGGGTACGGCTCAATCGGGCGGTCGGGGGTGGCGTCGGTCATCATGGTCGAGATGCTTTGCACGCGGTGTGCCGTTCGTGCGCCTAATGATGTGTACGATCAGGCGGCCAGAAGCTCCGCGCTCTCATCGTCCCAGGTGCGCTCGAGGTCCCACGCCGCCGAGCCGCGGACCCAGGTGTTGCCGCGGTGGTCGGCGCGCGCGGCCAGCGCGGTCACCAGCAGCTCGTGTCGGTCGGCATCCCGCAGCCGCGCCCGCTCGACCCGACGGCGGATCGTGCGGCGGTTGTCGGCCCGGAAGACCTCGACGGAGCGGATGTACTCCGACATGAAGTCACTCTCGCCGCGGAGCAGCCGCTCCATCTCGCGCACTGCGGCGCCCGCGGTCGGGAAGCGGCCGGTGGTGATGATCCGGAAGCCGGCGGGAACGACCGCGTAGGAGGTGTCCCGTAGCCAGGGCCGATCGACCACCGTCACCGCGACGCAGTGGTAGTTGCCGGTCCCGAACCCGGTGGTGATCGAGCCGCTCACTTGGCCCGTTCCGCGCGGAAGCGGCAGTCCCGGGCCCGGTCCGCCCACGAGGTGAGACCGGTCTCCGTCGCCGCCCGATCGAGCCGCGCGGCCAGCGCCACCAGCTCGTCGCGGCTGGCGCTGTAGTCGCGCCGCGACGCCTGCTCGTACCACTCGTTGACGCCGAGCTCACCCAGGGTCGCCGCGTAGGCCAAGCCCTCGCTGCGGGTGATGACCTCGCCCCGCTCGTCCCGCAGGAGGTCGCCGAACTCGTCGGTCGTCTCGCTTGGCGCCAGCGCCGCCTCCATCATCGCGGCCCCGTGCCAGTCGGCCGAGGTGCGGCGCTCGATGTGGAGGGAGCGGAGCTGGGCCAGCGTCAGGAGCGTCGTGGTCATGCCTCGATCATAAGCACGCGGCGTGCCGTTCGTGCGCTTGTTCATGTGCGCGAAATCTGGTCGCAGGTCCGCTGTTCGGGCTCGATCTCCCCTTGATTCATGCCGCCCCACCCCATCTCGAGGCGTGTAGATCCGAGCGGTTGCATCCCAGGTGTGACGGCGTGGCGCGCTGACTGCGGCGGCGACAGGCGCGCGCCAACCCGGCGTGACTGCCAGTCTTTACGCCGCCGGACGCGGCCCCTACGGTCGAAATCGTGGCGAGTGTCGTCGGTGGTGACAGGGGCAGCGCCGGCGTGGGTGTGGTGTTTCGTGCGCTTGGACGTGCGCACGAAGTGGCACGTAGCATGCTCTACATCCAGACATGACCCCGACGACGAGCCCCGACGGCCAGTACCTCTCCACCGCGGACCGTTGCCGCCTTGCCCTCAAGACCGCTGGCTTCAAGTCCAAGCAGGTCACGGTCCGGTCGGACGGCGGCTCCATCTACGTCACCATCCGGACCGCGGACGTGTCGATCACCGCAGTCACCGCGATCGTCAACGAGTTCGTGGTGGTCTACCGCGACCACGGCCCCTCGCAGGAGATCCTCACCGGCGGCACCAGCGTCTACACCAAGTACGCCCCGGAGGCGCTGGCCCCGCTCAAGGCCGAGATCACCGCCATCCTCATGGCGACCCCGGCCCGCATCGCCGTCGCCATCGGCCCGCACCATGCGTACTGGTCGCCGGACTACGGCACGACCGCAACCCCCGATCGCAACTCGACCATCCACACCACGACCGCGATGGTCGTCGGCTCGCAGATGACGCTGCGCGCCAGCGGCCTGGACTTCGGCGCCGAGCAGCTCGCCACCGACCTGCTCGCCCGCGGGATCAAGACCCTGGCGCCGGAGGTGACGGCGTGATCGCCCAACTCGGCCTCTGCCCCGCGTCCACCGCTCGCCTCGAGCCGATCGAGGAAGCCTTCCCGCTCTGGTCCACCACCTGGCACAAGGGCGACCTCTGCACCGTCGTCGGTCACGACTCCGAGTCGTACCCGGAGCCGATGGTCAGGGTCGTCTTCGACGACGGCCGACCGGGGCCCGGCATCTTCAAGCGCACCGAGCTCGGCTACCGGGCGGGGTCGTGAAGATCACCCTGACCCTGTGGTCGTGCTGGTGCGGCGACGGCAACCACGACCGCAACGGGTCGACCTGCTCTCGCACCCCTGACGGCTCCACCGTCGCCGTGACGGTGCCCTACGATGACGCCCCGCACGCCGAGGCCGATACCGCCTGCCCCGTCTGCAAGGCCCCGGCGCCCATCCTGGTGGCCGGTACGGGCAAGCGGATCGTCAACGATCGAGAGGTCCACGCCGACGGGTACCACCTCGCCTGCAAGGCTCATCTGGGGCTGCTCGTCGCCAAGCCTGACACCCTGTTCGGACTCGAGGAGGATCGCCGCGTCCTCCACGGTCGCCCCCGCGTCTACTGACCTGGCTCGTTCCTCGCAACAAGATCCCGCATGACCACCGACCCAGCCTCTCTCGTGATCGGCATCCGCTCCCTCAAGGTCCAGCGCCGGCTCTCCGAGGAGACCCTGTGCTTCTCGGCCACCATCGTGGTCAACGGCAAGGCCGCCGGCGAGGCGACCAACCGGGGCTCCGGCGGGGCGACCGACATCCACATCAAGTCGCCCGAGCTACGCGAGGCAGCGGGCGCGTGGGCTCAAGCCTACTACGCCAACCCCGCGGCCGACGCCGACCCCGAGCGGCGCGAACTGGCCGAGGGCAAGGGCGCCGCGTGGTGTCTCGAGCTCTACATCGACTACCTCGTCTACGCTGAGGACGGGCGCCGCGAGGCCGAGAAGGAAGCCAAGAAGCTCAAGCAGATCGACGCGAAGAACGGCGCCTTGTTCGCGGCCAAAGGCTTCGGCTGGATGGTGCGGCTCACCGGCGACGGCGTCATCCGCTGGATTCCCATGCGAGAGGCTGCCGAGCAAGCCAGCGTCGTGGCGCAGACCGTCGCCAAGCACCAGATCGCGACCGTCAAGGAGGTCGTCCTCCTGTCCACCGCGCCGGTCTGACCCGCGGGAGTGTGGCGCTGGGGATACGGGGTGTCAGCCACGACGACAGATGATGGCCAAGTCAACGCAACCGCTGGCTGGAATGCTCGTCGAGCGCACGGAATCGCCGCGGATCTAGGCCGAGTGTCGTCGCCGACGACACTCCGGACTCGGGTCCCCCGCGTTTCGTGCGCCTGAACGTACGCGCGAACCGGCACGCCGACTGCAATACACCTCGACATGCCCACGACGACCAACGAGTTCGAGACGATCACCACGGTCACCAGCGCGGACGGCCTGACCACCATCGTCTACCGGCCCCCGAACACCGACAGCGAGCGGGCTCGCCGCGCGATGGCATGCACCCGTCTCAACTGGAACGTCACCCGCAACGCCCCGGGCGGCTGGGTCACCGCCAACGTCACCGTCTCCACCGCGGGCGCCAAGGGCTTCCGGGTCGGCTGGTGCGGCAACCGCGGCAACGGCTGGGGCAAGAACTACGGCCGGTGCTTCAAGCTCGAGGCCGACGCGCTCACCTTCGCCGGCATCAAGGCCAGCCAGATGTTCTCGTGGGCCGAGCGCCAGGAGGGCAAGCCCTCGCGCCCCATCGTCCTCGCCACCATGCACTGACCGCCGCTTCCCGTTGACCTCGCCAGTTTCGTGCATATCATGGAGTGTATGAACATGACGCCCGACGCCGTTTACGTCCCCGCGCACGCGCTCGCGTCGATCCGCGCCGCGCTCGACAAGGCCACCAACGCCGACCGCCGCCACGCCACGCGCCTCAACCTCGCGGTTCCGGCCGCGCCGGTTCTCACCGTCGGTGAGGAGCGCCAGGTCCGCGAGTGCTGCGCCTGCCGCCACCAGGCCACCGACATCACGCAGTGGATGTCGGCCTGCTGCACCGCGCCGGCCCGCCTGCTCACCCTGGTCCCCGTGACGATCAGCGCGCCGCGCCCGACCTGCGGCGCCTGGGAGTTGCTCGCGGTGGTCGAGCGCCAGCCGGCCGACTTCGAGGGCAAGCCATCGCCGAACCTCCTGCGCCGCGTCCCCGGCTCGACCGAAGATCTAGATCTCGGGCGCTGGCGCACCGGCGACGCCACCCACTGCGACCACTGCGACGTGGATCGCCGCCGGAACGAGACCTTCCTGGTGCTCTCGCTCGAGAACGGCGAGATCAAGCAGGTCGGCCGCCAGTGCCTCGCCGCCTTCCTCGGCGACCAGTCCTACGAGTCGATCATCCGTCGCCTCGCCTGGCGCGAGTTGCTCACCGACGGTGGTGACGACGGCGAGGGCGGGTACGGTGGTGGTGGTCGCTGGGGCGAGCCGGCGCCTGACATCGAGACGGTGCTGGCGCTCACCGCGACGGTCATCCGCAACGACGGCTGGCTGTCGAAGACCGCCGCGCGCGAGCGCTTCGACGGGATCCGGGCGACCGCGGACCAGGTCTACTCGCTGCTCAACCCGCCGCGCGAGGGTGAGCAGCTCCGCGAGTGGCGCAAGGAGATCGTCCGCCTGGCCCCGCAGCCGACCGACATGGAGCACGCGACGGCGGCGCTCACCTGGGTTCGCGACATGGCCCCGACCTCGGACTACGACTGGTCGATCCACACCGCCGGCCGGCTCACCCACGTCGAGCACTTCGGGATCGTCTGTTCGATCGTTCCGGCCTACGACCGCGTGATCGGTCGCGAGATCGAGAAGCGCACCCGGCGCGCCGCAGTACCGGCCTCGGTCCACGTCGGTGCCGTCGGCGAGAAGCTCTCCGCCACCGGCATCTGCGAGAGCGCCCGCGCCGTTCCCGGCGACCAGTGGGGCACCCGGACTGTGATCACGATCGTGGCCGCCGATGGCGCGGTGGTGCAGTGGTGGAAGTCCGGGATCGTCGATGAGGTCATCGCGGGCCGCACCGTCACCATCACCGGCAAGGTGAAGAGCCACGGCCAGTACGACGGCCGCGCGATCACCACTCTCACCCGCTGCAAGCTGGTGGTGCTGCCCGAGGCAGCGCCCGACTGCGGCGGCGAGCAGACGGCGGTGGCGTCGTGAGCTCGGCCCTGTTGCAGCCGCGAGCCGGCATCATCGTCGTGCGGGTCGGGCAGCTCGTCGTGGCCGGCAACGACTCCTACCAACTCGTCGCCCTGGGCGGCGTCTACGGCGAGGAGGTGCGGCTCTTGGGCAACAAGCCCTACCGGAAGTCCCGCGCCAAGCCGCTCGGCTGGCGTCGGACCGCGCCACGTCGGCGCACCTGTCGTCCGTGCCGACAGCCGGATGCCAAGGCCGCGTAGCGGCAAGAGATACCGTCGTGAATCCACAGAGAACACAGGTTGATCACAGGGCACTGTCGTCGCGGACGACACTCCGGACCGCCGCGCGGGACGAGATCGTGCGCACTTGGAGGCGCGTGAACTTGGCACCGCTCATGCTCTACACCGGGCTGTTCGGTCGTCGAGCCGCCAACGTCTACAGGAGGACACGAGCCATGATCTGGGTACACCGCGACCTACTGCCACCCGCCGTACATGTCATCGTCTCGGGCTGCACTGCGCGTCACGGCGCTGCGGCCGGTATCGCCACCACGTGGGCATCCCAGATCGTGCAGCGGCGAGGCGCCGACCCGCAGGCGCACATTTTCGCGGGCATGGCGCCCGACGAGCCCATCACCACGATCGGCGTGGCGCGCGGCGTCTCCGCGACGGCGGCGGCAGGCCGGGTCGTCACGGTGCTGCCGGGCGAGCGCGACCCCGCCGACCGCTCGTGGCTCCGCGAGCTGGCCGCGATGGCGCCGGCGTCCCCCGTCGGACTCGCGATCGTCGCGATCGTCGACGCCTGGGATTGGGCGGATCGCACGCCCCACGACACCTGCACCGAGTCCGAGGCGCGGGCGCTGGGCCTGCACATCGGCTACCCAGGCGAGCGGCACGTCGCCTACCCGGAGGCGATGGGCGTCCGCCTGATCCCGGACCATCCGCCGCAGTGCTGACCGACCCCGACCCCGAGGAGATCCTGACATGAGCTACACCTACACCGTCGCGTCCTACCAGGCCGCTGTCGCGCTGTCGCGGCAGATCGTCGATACCGAGCGTGAGGCAGCCGACGCCGTCAGCGCCGAGCTCGTGGATGCGACGTACGCGACTCGCTACGCTGACAGCCACGCGCTCTATGCCCGCGTCTCGACGTGGCTCGGCCGGTCGCTCGGCGCCCGCCCCATGCGCGACACCGTCGACGCGATGGTGCGCGAGGATCCGCGATGCGCCCGCTACGCCGTCGCGCTCGCCGACGCGCGCGAGTTCGCGCGACACAGCGACGCCGACATCGGCAGGGGCGCGCACCTGGCGTACCTGGTCGTGCTCCGACTCGCGCGCCGCAACGCCGCGTGGCAGCCGGTCGCGGATGCGTGGCCGGATCACCTGCGAGAGCGTGGCCCGGTCGGCGAGCGCGACCCGGGCGCAGGCACCGGACACCGCGAGCGCTGACCGGCTATCGACGCCGGCGCGAGGCTGACGGCCTCGCAGCGCACCACACAGCGGCACCCGCCATCTGGCGCAGGCGCTGAGATCGACATGAGCACACCAGCGCCGGCATGACCGGCGCACGAAAGGCTACGACCATGAGCACCCTGACCCCGCACCTCGACGCCCTCGCTCGCCTCCCCCGCTCCATCACCGACGGCCTCGCCGCGTGGATGTCCTCCGCGATCCGCGAGGCCGCGCAGGACGCCGACTACGACGAGGCGCCCGCCGACGTCGGCACCGCCTGCCGCGAGATCGCCGCGAGCATCACGACCCCCGACTGCCCCGTCACGCCGGGCGCCGTCCTCGCCGACCCGTGGCACGCCGCGCGGCTCGTCGTCTGTCGCCGCCTCGCCGCCGAGGGCTACGGGCTGCGCGGCGACGGGTCCGGCCGTGGCGTCGCCCACGAGTCGGTCATCGCGCAGCACCGGGCCGACGTGCTCGCAGGCTGGCCGGGCGCTCTCGTCGATCTGGCGTGGACCGGGCCGACCTGCGCCGAGCGCGGGCCGCAGCAGTGGGAGACGGCGTACCGGATCGTCGAGCGCCCCGACGGCACGGCCGAGATCTCGTGACCTCCGACGTCGACGCCCTCGCCATCGCCCGCACCCACCGCATCGACGCCGGCACCCCGGCCGACGAGGGCGAGGCGGCGGACCTGCGGGTCATCGAGCGGATCGCCGCGCTCGATCTCGTCGAGCCCGCGCCTGGCTGGATCGATCGCGCCGTCGCGCGGTGGCGCAACACCACCCGCAAGTAGCCATCAACCGTCACCGACAACGACAGGAAACCAAACGATGACCACTCAGACCATCGCTCCCGCCCGCCTCTGGCCGTCCTCCGATCACCGCTGGGAGATCCCCGCGCGCCCGTCGTCCAACCCCGACGCGGCAGTGTACGACATGCTCGTCGACGTCCTCCACGACATCGACCTCATCGCCGCGCAGTGCCCCGACGGCGCCGCGACCGGGTGGCTCGCGCTGCGCACGACGGTCCGCGATCGGATCGACGTCGTGGCGCACGCGCCGACCGCGCCGGTGCAGCGCTCGCTCACCAGCGGCGACCGCGTCCGGCGAACCGACGTCGCCGACGTGCGCGGCAGGATCACCAGCACCCGCACCAGCGGTGGCGTGTCGTACGCGGTCGTCCGGTACGACGGCGGCATGAACACGGCCGAGTTGCCGACGGCCCTGTTGGAGCGCGCGTCGTGACGCTGGTGGCACGGACGGAATGGGAGGCGCTCATCCGAGCCGAGGGGATCGATCCGCCGCCGATGGGAGACGGGTTCACGCGCTGGGCGCCGACGGGCGACCCGGCGCCGGGTGCGCTGTCGCGCCTCGTGTCGACCGGCCTCATCGTGCGCTCGGATGGCACCGCCGTCATGGTCACGGCGCTGCCGACCATGGAGGACCACGGCATGCTCAAGGCTCACACGGGCGCCGGGGCATTCGCTCGCATGTACCCCGGTCGCGCGACGCCGCTGGACGCGATCGGCGCGCTGGGATGGGACGCCTACTGCGAGCTGCTCATCACCGGACCGCCCTCGCGGACGCCGCCGGGTGGCGAACCACGCAAAAAGTAGCGGGTGTCGTCGGCGACTACAGGCCGGCGACCACTCCGGAACCAGACTTCGCACACCTGCACGAGCGCACGAACCGGCACACCCCGTGCAGTACCAGGCACCATGATCATCACCGTCCAGTTCGCGTTCACCTGCCGTATCTGTGGTCGTCGCGGTGCAGCGGGGTCGCAGGCCGAGTGGAGCAAGGCCGGGGGCACGGCGCACACGAGCTGCGCCGCCAAGTCGGCCCCGGCGCCCAAGGCGAAGTCCGCACGCAAGCCGGCTGCCCCGCGCCCGGCACCGCGGGTTCCGCAGGCCGGTGAGATCGAGATCTCGCGCAAGGGCGACCGCCACGGCCGCTACACCGTTGGCGAGACGATCTACGCGGCCAAGGTCAACGGCGGTGGTGGCGATGGCCACTACTGGACGGTGGTCGCCGAGGGCTTCTCGCGCGCGAACGAGGACATGGGTCACTACGACGACTTCTGTTGGGCGACCGTGCGCCCGGCGACCGATGCCGAGGTCGCGCCGGTGGCGGCGCGCCGCGCGGCGGCGGATGCCGCGAAGTCCGCTGCGGCGGTGGCCGCGGGTGGGATGGTCGCGCTGGCGCGCGTCGGCCAGGCGGTCACCGAAGGCACCTGCCTGTCGCTGGTGGCCGTCGAGGCGCACCGCGTCGTGATGGCGGGCGCCTCCAAGATCTCGACGGTCAAGGACCGCTCGACCACGACCACCTGGTTCCGCACTGTCGACGGTACGCTGGTGCGCGAGTCGCACGGCTACGACGACCATCGCCAGTGCGCGTACATCACGGCCGAGGCGCTGCTCGCGTCGGTGGCCGCCCAGGTCGACGCGGACGCCGATGACCTGCCGCTGGCCGACTCGCTGCGCAACGTCGCCAGCCGCTACAGCTACCCGGTCCACCGCGCCCGCGTCTGGCTCGCCGCCTCGCGCGGCGAGACGGTCCCGGTGGAGGTCGTGCCGCCGACCCTCGAGCCGCGCGAGTTGGAGACGGACGCCGATGTCCTGGCGATGTCGGCCCAGATGGGAGCCTCCCTGTGACGATCACGGTCGACGACTCCACCGTCCACTGCGGCGCCATCCGGCACCTCTGCGCGACCAAGCGTACCGCACAGATCACGGCGGCCACGCTCGCGCTCCGTGACGCTGGGTGGACCGTCGTTGGTCCCGCGTCTGGCCTCGGCTACCGCCGCCCCCTCGCGCTGCCTGGCGAGCGCATGTGCCAGCCGCTCGACGGGTCGCTCGCTGACCAGCGCGCACAGGGCTTCACCGTGTGGCGCCACGACGGCTCCATCAACCCTGACACCGGTGTTGGCCCGCGCACCGCCGCGCGAGCGATCACGATCGACGCCTGCGCCGGTCTGCCTCTGCTCGTGACCGAGGAGCGCGGCGATGTCGCCGAGGCGCGCGAGATCATCGAGTGGTACATCGGGTCGATCGTGCAGGCCAACCCGTGACCGTCGGCCGCCTCAAGATCCTCCGCATCGAGGTGGATGGGCACTTCCGCGGCTCGTCGGATGTGCCCCGCCCCTGGGTGGCGCAGATCGACGGGCCGGACGCTCGCTGGGGCCTGGCTCGCACGTTCATTCAGTGCCTGCGCGACTGGCGTGGCGCTCACCGCGCGAACAGCGGCAACCTCTACGGCGTGGTCGCGGCGTTCCCGCTCCACGACGGCAAGCTCTACGAGGTGTGCCGCCTGCGCGGCAAGTCGAGCAAGCGCCACGTCGCGCGCGAGTTCTGGCGCGTGGTCGACGGCAAGATGGTCGAGCTCGAGCCGAGCGAGGCGCTCGCTCTTGCCGATGGCTACGATGGCCCCGCGGTCGAGCACACGGTCGCCGACGGGACCAAGGTGGCGCTCGTCACCGGGCTCGGGACCCCGACGCCGCTCGGGTTCGTGATGGCGGACGGCCGGCGCCTGTTCCGGCTGCGCGACGGCCACATCCACGAGGTCATGACCGACACCGGCCGCGAGCTCCTCGCGGTGCGAGACGGCGATGTCGCGTCCATCTCGGACATGGAGGCGTTGGCGTGGCTGATGCGATGAAGCGACCGATCGGGATCGACGTCCTCGCCGCCGCTCGCCAGCGGATCGCGTGGGTGTTCGACGCCTTCCCGCGGATCTACCTGTCCGGCCCCAGCGGCAAGGACTCGTCGGTGATGATGCACCTGGTCTGCCAGGAGGCGCGTCGCCGCGGTCGGCGGGTGGGCGTGCTGTTCCTCGATCTCGAGGCGCAGTACCGCCTCACCATCGACCACGTCCGCGACATGTTCGCGCTCTACGCCGACGTGATCGATCCGTTCTGGGTCGCCCTGCCGCTCAACCTGCGCAACGCGGTGAGCCAGATCGCCCCGTTCTGGACGTGCTGGGATCCTGCGGCCGAGCCGCTCTGGGTGCGGCCCCGGGAGCCGGGCAGCATCGCCGACCCCGAGCGCTTCCCGTTCTACCGCCACGCGATGGAGTTCGAGGAGTTCGTCGAGGGGTTCGGCAACTGGTACGCGGGCGACGAGGCGTGCGCGTGCTTCGTCGGCATCCGCGCCAACGAGTCGCTCAACCGCTGGCGGGCGATCGTCCGGCGCCGGAAGTCGCGGCTCGAGGGCCGCGCCTACACCACCTGGCGCGGTGACCAGCTCGTGAACGTCTACCCGATCTACGACTGGCGCACCGAGGATATCTGGACCTACGTCGGCCGCGAGCGCGCGGCCTACAACCGCATCTACGACGGCATGCACCAGGCCGGGATGTCGATCCACCAGATGCGGATCTGCCAGCCCTACGGGGATGACCAGCGCCGGAGTTTGAACCTTTACCACGTCCTCGAGCCCCTCACCTGGACCCGCGTCGTCGCGCGCGTGGCCGGCGCCAACCAGGGCGCGCTCTACGCCGGCAAGCGCGGCAACATCCTCGGCAACGGCAACATCGTGCTGCCCGCCGGCCACACCTGGCAGAGCTTCGTGGAGTTCCTGCTCGCCTCGATGCCGCAGGCCGAGGCAGACAACTACCGCGACAAGATCGCGGTGTTCATCCAGTGGTGGCGCAACCGGTACGGCCTCGAGATGACCGAGGACGACGACCCCGATCTGGTCGGCACGTACAAGCGCCAGCCGACGTGGAAGCGGGTGGCCAAGGTCATCCTCAAGAACGACTTTCTCTGCAAGGGTCTGAGCTTCTCGCAGCAACGCAGCGAGCCGAGCTCGTACGACCGGTACAAGAAGCTGATGCGCGACCGCCGCGCGAGATGGGGCATCTACGCATGACCGACGACAAGGACAAGAACGGCATCCCGCTGGACCTCGTGCGCGCTGCGCGCCGCGAGGAGTCGCTCCGCGGACGGGTCCACCTGTGCAGCACCCGCCGCGAGCCGCTCCTGGTCGATGGGCAGGTGGTCGGCTTCGTCACTCCGCGCCAGGTCGGCGACGCCTGGCGGCACGGCCCGATCTACGTGGCCCCGGGCTTCCGCAGTCGGGGACTCGTGGCCGCCTACTACGCCTCCCACCCGGAGCGGATCTGCGTGGCGTTCGTCGCCGACAGTAACCGCTCGTCGCGGTCTGCGCACGTCGCGGCTGGGTTCGCCAACTGGCGCCGCGGCAAGGACGGCTGGTTCATGCGGCGGGAGGCGCAGCCGTGATCGAGGCCCTGACCGAGCAGCTCTGCGCCGAGCTCGCGCAGCTCGACGAGGACGCGCGGATCGACGCACTCAACGCCGTGCGCACCGCCCTGCACGCGGTGTCGCCGCTGCGCGCCGAGCCGGTCGACCTGGTGCTGTGGGTCCGGGCCGAGCAGGTCCGCGGCAACGACTACAACCCCAACAGCGTAGCGCCGCCCGAGATGCGGCTCCTCCAGCACAGCGTCCTGGCCAACGGCTTCACCATGCCGATCGTCACCCATGAGATCGACGACGGCGTGACCGAGGTGGTCGATGGGTTCCACCGCCACCGCATCGGCAAGGACACCCCGGAGATCCGCACGCGCTGTCACGCCCGCCTGCCGGTCACCCGGATCCGCGCCGACCGCGCCGACACCGGCGCCCGCATCGCCGCCACCATCGAGCACAACCGCGCCCGCGGTGAGCATCAGGTCGGCCGCATGAGCGAGATCGTCCGCATGCTGTACCAGCAGGGCTGGAGCGAGACGCGGATCATGAAGGAGTTGGGGATGGAGGCCGACGAAGTGTTGCGCCTCAAGCAGATGACCGGGCTCGCTGACCTGTTCGCGGGCCGTGAATTCTCCGAGGCATGGGAGCCGAACGAATGACCGACCGCATCCGCCACCTCACCGTCCTGCTCGAGCAGGACACCCGCACCGACGATCTCGAACCGATCATCGCCGCCATCTCCCACATCCGCGGCGTCGCCAAGGTGACGCCCGGCCAGCCGGTGAACATGAGTGACTACATCGCCCGCGAGACCGCCAAGCGCGAACTCGGCGTGCAGCTCTTGGCGATCGTCTTCCCGAAGCAGGAGCCGCGGTCGTGAGCGGCAAGATCGGAGTCGGTTCAGTGGTCCTCTTGAATGGCGCCCATTGGACCGTGGAGGAGGTGTTCAACGCGCACGGACACGATGCGGCGCACTTGGTCCGGGACGCGGGCGGCCAGCCGCAGCGTGCGCTGGCCGTGCCGCTGGATGGGTTGGCCGCCGTCGATGTCGCCGTCCCGGTCAAGGAGTGACCATGCCCGAGCCGATCAGCCTAACCCCGCCGGCCGCCGCCTGCGCCATCCTCACCATCACCACCGACCGCGGCACCATCGAGGCGTGGGTCGTCTTCGACGATCTCCACACCGCGCAGGCACGCTTCGTCGAAGCGCCGACCTGGCCCGAGGCCACGAAGTACATCATGCAGGCGGACGGCAACACCTCCGCGGTCGCGGGTCGCGGGCGCCGCTGGTACGTCGTCCGCGACAGCGGCGAGGTCACGCCCTGGCACCTGGCCCCGGCCGAGCTCACCTACGCCGCCGACCTGCGCCGCGCCTGCGAGGCCGCGCTGGTCATGAACGGCTCGCACTCGTGATGCGCCACCTCGTCACGCCTGTCGTCGGCGCCGACACCTGCACCGCAAGCCCGCAGGCCGGCACGTCGTTCGAGGGACTGGCGAGATCGCGCACGGTCACCATCCGTTCCGCGCTGTCGCCGCCAGCGACACCCGGCCCCGATCGCCCCCAGCATCCGCGCCACCTTCCGTCCACCGCCAACCTGGCACCCCTCGTGCTCTACACCTCCACCATGACCAACGCCTCGACCGACACCAGCACGCCGCCCGCGGAGCCCACGCCCGCTGCCACCGAGCGGCGGCCGAGCCCGCCCTTCCCGTTCATCGACATCAGCGGGGCCGCCGAAGCCAGGGCCGCCGTGGGTCAGCCCGTCCCGCCCGGAGTCAACTGAGATGCCCGAGTCCAAGCCCAAGAAGCTCCGCGCCGAGGTCGCCGCTCGCGCAGCCCACGGCACCCGCCAGGCCATCCCCGTCATCACCGATGTGGCGCCGGTGCCGAAGCGCCACCTGACCCTGCCGGACGTCGTTCGCGAGGTCACCCACCGCGGTCGGTTCACGGTGACCCAGATCGCCGGCGCCATCGGCGTCTCGGCCGGGTCAGTCCGGTTCTCTGAGATCGCCACCGAGGTCGGCAAGGTCCCCGGCTACCGGCCGCTCCGGTAACCGCTCCCCGTTCACGCGCTCCAGCCTGGCCTTCCCCAGCGGGCGCCCGGGGCTGTCGATGGGACCTCACCTGTCGATAGCACCCCTCACCCGGGTTTGGTAGCTGACCTCGGAGGTCAGACTGGAACGCGCGAGCAGCCAAGGATTACGATCATGCCCACCACCAAGACCCTCACTCACCCGACGATCCACCTGAACGGCTCCGGCCGCCAGCACCTCCTGGACGGCTACAGCAACGCGCGCGACAAGGTCCGCGAGCTCGAGTCCGCGCTCATGGCGGCGGCGCCCAACGGCCGCGACTACTACCCGCAGGGCGAGTCCGCGATCGGCCGTGCCATCGCCGAGCACTGCTCGCGCCTGGACCGCCTCCGGGCGCTCGATGCCGAGTTGGCCGAGCTCCAGCAGGCCGTGGCCGACGCGTCGGGTCGCCGGTGATGTCGGCCCTGTTCTACCGGCTGCACCAGACCGGACGCGGCGCGCGCGACTTCACCGAGCGGTACGAGGCGATCGCGCAGTGGCGGCACGCAACCACCCAGGTGGAGGACGGCGAGAGCACCAGCCTCTACGCGGTCCGGGAGAGCAAGAACGAGGAGGAGCTCCTGGCTCACTACCAGCCGGTCCCGCACCGGATGGTGTAGCTATGCAACTTCTGCGGACTGGAGTCGGCGACGACAGTTGAGCCGCTACTCCGGACCAGCCTTCGCGCACATGAACGTGCGCACGAACGGCACGCCGCGTGCTGTAGTATCCGGGCATGCAAGCGCTCCTGAACATCACGACGACGAGGCCCGGCCGCACTGACCGTGGCGTCATCGACGATGACGCGGTTGCGGCGCTGCTCGCCGCCAACGCGCCGGTGGCGATCGGCGTGTCGGGCGGGAAGGACTCCTGCGCCTGCGCGCTGAAGACCATCGAGCACCTCGACGCGATCGGTCACACCGGCCCCCGCGTCCTGGTCCACAGCGACTTGGGCCGGGTGGAGTGGGCGGATTCGGGCCCCACCTGCGAGCGGCTGGCCGCCCACCTCGGCCTCGAGTTGCTGACCGTCCGTCGCGAGGCTGGCGACATGATGGACCGCTGGCTCGTCCGCTGGTCCAACAACTGCGAGCGCTACCGCACCCTCCGGTGCGTGAAGAAGATCCTGCCCTGGTCGACGCCGGCCATGCGGTTTTGCACCAGCGAGATGAAGACCGCCGTCATCTGCCGTGCCCTGGTGGCGCGCTTCCCGGGCCAGACCATCGTGTCGGCCAGCGGCATCCGCCGCGAGGAGAGCGCCCGACGGAAGAAGGCGCCGATCTCCAAGCCGCAGAAGAAGCTGACCAGCACGACCCGCTGCACCACCGGCCTGGACTGGAACCCGATCCTCGAGTGGACCAAGACCGACGTGTTCGCCTTCTGCGCTGACCGCGGCTTCGCGATGCACGAGGCGTACGCCACCTACGGGGTGACGCGGGTGAGCTGCGTGTTCTGCATCATGTCGAGCGCCGACGACCTCGTGGCCTCGGCCGCGTGCCTGGGCAACCAGGACGTCTTCCGCGAGATGGTCGACCTGGAGATTCGCAGCACCTTTGCCTTCCAGGGCGGCAAGTGGCTGGCTGATTCTGCACCCCACCTGCTCGACGCCGACCGCCGCGCGGCCCTCGTGGTCGCCAAGGAGCGTGCAGCCCGGCGAGTGGCGGCGGAGAGCCGGATCCCCAAGCACCTCCTCTTCACCAAGGGCTGGCCCACCGTCATGCCCACCGCGGAAGAGGCGGTGATGCTGTGCGAGGTTCGCTCCGAGGTGGCCGCGCTGCTCGGCCTCACCATCGAGTACACCGAGCCCGCGGCGCTACTCGGGCGCTACCGCGAGCTGATGGCGATGAACGCGGCAAAGGTGCAGGTCGATGACGAGGACGACGACGACGCTTGACCATCGCACGTTTCGTGCGTATGGTCGTGTGTATGAACGCAACGCAGTCGCGGAACCATCGCGCCGCGGCCCGGGAGATCCGGGACCGCCGGTCCCCCATGCCCAACATTTCGACCGATGATCGCACCCTGGTCACCGCTGCTCGGCGCCCCGTGGCCACCTGCCCGCCCGGCTACAGCGTGTCGGTCGGCAAGGGCGGGACGTTCCTGCCGTACAGGGGAGACCAGTCGTGGGGCTGGTGCGGTGGCGTTCACCAGTCCAGGGAGTCCGCCGTGGGCGAAGCCTGGGACCACTACGATCGCCAGGTCACCCCCGTCGATCGGCGCACCGGCATGGTCGAGATCGACGGGGTGTGGCAGTGCCGTGCCCCCGGCGAGTTCGCGCGCCGCCTGACGCGGAAGGGCGCGGCGTCCTGGCTCGCCAAGCGCGGACTCAACCCCGACGGCACCCCGATCGCGACGCCCGCCGATACCGAGGCCGCCGCCAAGGTGATGGCCTACGCCGACCGTCACGTCGCCAACCGCGGCCTCAAGCCGACCTTCCCCGCCCTCTGGCCGTGCGATCGCACGGTGCTGGACGCCTGGCCGGTCGTGGACGTCAACCACCCCAACCCGACCATCAAGACCGAGATCGCCCACTTCACCACCCGCGCGCTCGCGATGGCCGCCGTTGCCGCGGCCGAGGCGAAGCACGCCGACGTGATCACCGCGCAGCGCGGCCGAGGCGAATGACGCCACCGGTCATAATCGCCGTCGTGTTCGGCGGGTTGCTCTACACGTTCATCGGTGCGGCCTTGGCGCTGTTCCGGTCCCGCGGCGCAGGGCGCGGCATCTGGGATGGAGCCTTCACGGCTGCCGTTTGGCCAGTGCTGATCTATCTCGTCTGGATGACCATCGTGATCCGTTGCATCGAGCGCATGTTCGCTTCGACGAAAGGCCGCTGACCATGGCACGCAGAACCAGCATCCAGCCCAAGGACACGCACTGGCCGCCGGCCGGTGTCCGCGACATCCGGCCTGACGACCCGATGAACGCGGGGCCCCTGACCATCCGTCTCGGCAACCAGTTCGCCGCTGCCTTCGCGAAGATGAAGGCCAAGCAAGGAGCCAGTCAGTGATCACCTACGGCATCATCTACGCCATCGTCGCCGTCGTCGTGGTGTGCGGTCTCATCCTCGCCACCGACTACACCGTCGACCGGCTCAAGCTCCTGGCCCGCGGCATCCTCTGGCCGGTCACGCTCTTCCAGATCCTCTACCTGTTCATCGCGGGCGTCGTCTGGCACCGGCGGATCAGCGGTCCGCACAAGCGTCTCCAGGTCGCCTACGCGGACTGGCAGACCGCCAACGCAAAGACGTTCGTGCGGCGGTCCTTCCACGAGTTCGTGCGCGACGTGTACTGCCAGCGGCGGATCTCGGGCGCTGTCGATCCGGTCCCGTCCGAGAGCTTGCTGGCCGACGCCAAGCGCTGGATCGATCTCGAAGTCAGGCGCCCGAAGTGAGCGGCATCGTCATCCAGGACCACGTTGGCAAAGACGGCACCCGCTCGGCGCTGATCGTCGACACCTCGCGCACCGAGGAGTTGGGCGGCCCGGTCATCCTCGCGGCCGTGCCCGAGGCGCAGGTGCTCGGGCTCTACGATGCGATCGGCAAGTGGCTCTACGTGGAGGTGGTGGTCCAGGAAGTTGGCAACGTGAGGTTGGTCAGGAATGCTCTCGGGCTCTGGGGAGTGCTTGTCAGCAACCCCTACGGTATCTGCGCCCCCTGTCGCTACGAGACGTCCGAGAGGGTCGCGCGTGAGGAGTTCCATCAGCGGACCAGAGGGACGCCGTGACGCCGCTGATGGAGCGTGCGCTCATCGAGCTCGCCGGCCGCGTCGATCCGGCCGTCCGCGGCGTGGTCGCCTTCTCGCTCGGCTTGAAGTCGCGCGCACTGGTGACGCCGTTCTGCAAGCTCGAGGACGAACGACTGATCGAGCGCACCGGCGACTCTGACCACTGGCGGATCACCGAGAAGGGCCTGGCCTACGCCGTCCACGGCATCGCCGACACCCCGGCGGGCATCGTCGCGCGCTACCGAGCCCTCGTCGATGCCCGGGAGGCAGTGGTTCCGCCCGTCCGTGATGCGCGCCAGGTCGCCGCCGATGCGCGCCTCGCCGATCTCATCGCCGCCGCGGCCCGGGACGGCGACCTGACGGAGACCGACCTCGCGGGCGTCATGGTCGGCCTGCCGATGTCCAGGCTCGGCACCATGGCCGAGTACATCACCCGCATGGTGATCGAGTTGCGCCGCCGCCGCGAAGCCGTCGCCACCCAGGCGCCAGCGGCGTACCAGGTGGTCGGTGTGGCCGGGAACGAGCTGCTAACGACCTCGTCCGCGGACACGGCCGCGGCGCGGGTGCGCGATGCGGGACAGGGCGCAACGGTTCGTCCGCTCTACACCGCCGCATCGATCGGTCCCGACGACTCGCCGCTCATGGAGGAACTGCGCCAGCATCGCGAGCGCGTCGAGGATGCGAGGCTGGGCGCGATCGCGACAGGCACGCCGGAAGGTGTGGGTCCGGCGGAACCGTGGGACCAAGCCGAGCTCGAAGCGTTCGCCGAAGAGGTGACGCTGCTCGACGGCGTGCAGATGGCGATGTTCAACGGCTCCGCCGTGGCCAGCCTCGCCTGCGAGGTTCTGCGCAGCCGGCGCGCGCTCTCTGACCCGGCGCTCCAACCGCCGTGGCTACCCGACCTGCTCGCGATGTTCGGCTGGCAAGGCGGGACGTACAGTCAAGCTCTCGCCGAGGTGCGCCGACTGCGTGCCTTCGAGCTCGCCGCCCCGAAGGGATCCTGACCATGCCACCCACCCTGCTCGAGCTCTACGATCGCCTCATGACGATGGAGGGCACCGACATCCGCAACGAGGTCGCCACCCTGTGCGGGATCATGAGCGGCATCGAGGGCCGGGTGGAGAAGATGCGGCGCGGCTTCGTGCCGCTCTCCGACCTCGAAGACTGGAAGGAGCGCGCGAGGGAGGCGGGAAGCCGCCACCAGATGTTCGCGTTCGCGCTCGACGGCATCGGCAAGATGGTCGGCGTGGCCATCGACCAGGAAGAGGGCTGGACGCACGAGGACATCGACCGGCTGGAGGCCGCGGTGTCGGCGGCGCTCCGTGATGCCGGCATCGCCGATGCAGGCGGGATCACTGCGGGCCGACTGGCCGGGGCGTGGGCTCGGATGGAAGGCGACCCGGCGCACGCCGACAAGGACCCGATCGATCGGGCCGGCGTGGTGCTGGGCCAGCTCAGACACAAGCCAGCGGCCACGGTCGAGACGCCGACCCAACAGCCGTACGGCTACGTCGTCACCAAGGCCCGGCCCGGCGCGTCCTTCACGACCAGCAAGGCCATCGCCGATGGGATGGTGAAAGCCCGGGACGGTGCCGAACTCGTCACGGTCTACACGGCGCCGATGCCGCCGCAGCCGTTCGCTCCGGCCAAGCGCTCCCGGCCGAGCTGCACCAACTGCCTCATCGCCAACCGCGATGACATCGACCACCGCACGGTCGACTGCCCGCATCAGACCCTCACCGTCCTCGTCGCGCTGGCTTCCCCGGACTTCATTCAGCGCCGGTTCCACGTCCGCTGTCTGATCGGCTCAAGCGACGGCCCTGCCTTCGCGCGGATCCGCTGCGGACCCAGCGGTGTACTTCAACTCGCGTGGTCCGACTCCCCCACGCGCGAGCCATGCTCCTGGGAGTTGCTCGACTGGACCGCAGACCTCATCGCCGCCGAGCAGGTCTCCTTCGTCCCGGCTCCGCCGGAGGATGCGTGAGCGAGGCGCCGCTGGTCGGCGGCGACCTGCACGTCTCCGCGGTCTGGTACGGCCAGAACACCGAGCGTGCGACCCGCGACGGCATGGTCTCCCTGACGCTGTCGACGCCAATCGGCGATCTGCACCAAGACCTGGGGCCGCTGTCCGCCGTCTCCTTCGGTCGCGCGCGGTCGATCGCCGACCGGCTGGGGGCGCACTTCGTGGTCCACCACGCGCTGGTCGCACTGGTCACGTCGTGGGGCTGCGATGTTTCGTGCCCCTGCGCCGACTGCTCGGCCAAGTCTCGGTCCGGCAAGCGTCCTTGACGCGCCAGACGTTCGCGCGTATCGATATGTGTATGAACGTTCGGAGCCCCGCATGAGCAAGTCCACATCCACCAGCGCCCCCCGCCAGCGCCGCCGCCACGTCACGCCGCCGGGTGCCACCCCGCCGCCCGCCGCGCCGCGCCGCGCCGCCAAGCCCGCCATCGCGCCGCCGGTCGAGTGGGACCCGAGCCGCACGAGGATGGCCGGCAACAGCCGCATCCAGGTGCCGGCGACCGACGAGCAGAAGACGCTGCTCAAGCGCGCCGCCGACGCGGCCGGCTTCGGCAACGTCCGCGCCACCGGCGGCATGGGCGCCTACATCGCCAACCGCGTCCTGGTGGTCGCCGCCGCCGAGCTGGCCGGCGAGGCGCCGCTGGTCCTGGGGGCCAAGGTCGCCGCCGACGCCAAGGCTCTCGCCGCCGCCGAGGGCTGCACCTCGGACGATCTCATCGCCAAGTCGCTCGATATGCTCCGCGCGGTGCGCGCCTCGGCCTCGCGGTGAACGACGCGCCGGACGACCAGCGGGCGGACAGGGATCGGCGCCGCGCCGAGTGCATCCGCCTCAAGGTCTACCGGCGCACCGCGAGCGAGATCGATCTGGCTTGGCTCGCCCGCTGGGAGGTCAGCGCCACGGCCCGGCGCCCTCGGCACTCGCGCCCGCCGGTGGACATCGAGCCGGTGGTGAAGACGATCTGCCGCGACCACGGCGTGACGCTGGACGAGCTCCGCGAGAAAGGGCGGGCCCGTCGCCCCGAGGTCAAGCTGGCTCGGCGGCTTTTGGTACGGGCCCTCAACCTAGCTGGCAGCACGCCATCACAGATTGGCGAGGTGCTCGGGCGACCGGGGCCGATCGCGTCCAAGATGATCGGGAGGGCCAAGCATGCCGCGGGGCTCATCGACGACCGAGCCAATGCTCTCCTCATCGATGCGCGCGGTGCGGCGGCCGGCGAGGTGGTGATGCTGCCTGTCGTGGTGGGGTCGGAGGCGTGGTGCTACCTGGACCGGCTGGCCGAGATCGAGGAGATCACCGGTGCGGCGATCGCGAAGGCTGCCCTCCGCGCCGGGCTCGGTCTGCGGACGCGCACCGACCATGCCGTGGGGGCCGAGTAAACAGCGACCTTGCGTTGCGGGTGACGCCCGGAACATCCTGCCTGGCATGGGCTCTCCCGTCGTTCACCGCAAGCGGAACTTCGCCACGAAGTCGATCGAGGAAGTGGCGTTCGATGTGATGTTCCGCGGGTTCCGCTGCACGAGCTGCGGCAACCCCAGGCCCTGCATCCGCATCCAGATGTTCTGCGCGATCGACGACCTGCCGCCGGTCTGGAAGGTCGCGGTGGAGCGGATGAAAGCGGCCGGCGAGCTGCGCACCGTGAACCTCAAGACGAGCGACCCGAACAAGCCCAAGCCCGGCATCCGGGTGGGTGAGGCGTACGCCTGCCATTCCTGCAAGCGCGAGCTCGAGATCGCGGCGGCCAGGGCGCCGAGCTTCTACGTGGTGGCGATCGATCGGCAGGAGCAGACGGCGGGCGCGCAGGTCCAGGGCGGGCTGATCCTGCTCCCCTCCCACGCCGGGGGGTGAGGCGTGGACCTCAAGCGCTACCTCGCGATCCTCCGCGAGCAACGGCACCGGCTGGAGGTGATGGCGAGGGTCCAGGGGGTGGTGCCGCTCCGGGGGGTCTACGACGCGCTGCTCGCCACCATCGCCAAGGGGTCAGGCGGCGGGAAGATGGACCGAGGCCAGCAGATTGAGATCATGCAGCGCGCGCGGCAGGCGATGTCGCGGTTCGTCCGCTCCGGCGCCGACGTGCTCAACATCGCCGCGGCCCACGTCGTCACCGCCACCGCCGGGCAGGCGTTCGGCGTGATGTCGGCGCTCGAGCGGGACCGGACAGGACGACCGCTGATCATGTCCGACCGTGCCCGCGACGCGATCGCGTCGGCAGGGCCCAAGCCCGGAACGCTCATCGGCGCGCACCAGCGCAGCCTCGCCAGGTACGGCGCCCACGTCGTCACCCGGATCGACGAGCAGGTGAGTGCCGGGCTGGCGCTGGGGGAGACGCACACCGAGGTCATCGACCGGGTGATGGGAGCAGCCGACCTCGAGTGGTACCAGGCCGACCGCATCGCGCGCACCGAGCTTTCCTACGCCGGCAACAGCGCGGCGCGCGCGGCGATCGGCAAGGAGCACGAGATCCTGGGCGATGTGTACTCGCAGTGGACCGAGAACGCCGACGAGGACGGGCGACCGCTGGACGACATCGTGTGCGTCGACTCGCTGGCGCTGCACGGTCAGATCGCCGGGCCCGGTCAACTCTTCGTCATGCCGCCTACCTCGGTCTACCCGGACGCTCGTGGGCGCACCGAGGTCCCCCTCAAGATGATCGGCATGACCTGGGCCCATCCGCCAAACCGTCCGAACGACCGCTCCGTGATCGGACCCTGGCGTCCGCATTGGGCGACCCCAGGTTGGCGCTGGGAGGAAGAGGCCCGCATCGACAAGCGGAAGTCGCTCGAGGATGCCGAGCCGGGACAGGAAGAGCCGGCGAGCGAAGAAGACCTGGCCGCCGCGCGCCGGGTGCAGGTGCAGTCGGCCAAGGCGTTGGCGCAGACCCAGGGCGAGGCACCGCGTGGACTCAGTGGGCGTCCGCGCCAGCCGCCGGACGCTCCGGCTGTCCCGGGCGCCGCGCCGCGCCGCGCATCGGTCGCGGCTCCAGTCGTCGCTCCGCCCGGCGGCGGACGATCGGCTCCTCCGGCCCGGACGATTCCCGCTGCCACGCCAGGTGCGCGGCCTACGCTGCTCCCGGCGCCGACCATCGCCGAAGGTCGCGCCCGCGCCTTGGAGTCGACGGGCACGCCGCAACAGCGCGCGCAGGAGTTCCTCCTGGATCGCGCCAAGCGGCGAGACTCCGCAGACGAGGCAATGCGGACGATCGACAAGATCGTGGCAGACGCGGCCTCTGCCGCCGCCAAGGATATGCCACCTCCGAAGCCATCACGGCCGCATCCCAAGCCGCCCAAGAAGGGCAAGTAGACCACGCTCCGCACACTTGACCTTGCGCGCGCTTCTGCGCGCTCGGCATCCTCCGGCGCAAGTAGGAGGATTGCCACCCATGTTCCCCGCCGCATCGCCCATCGCGAGCCCCCTGATCGGGGGTGACCCCGCCGTCACTCCGGTCGCAGCCCCCCTGCCCGAGCCCGCCGCCGCCTGGTCGGAGGCCGCCGCGCAGGCGGTGAAGGACCACGCCGCCCTCATCGCGTCGGTCACCTCCGCGCTCGAGAACGCCGAGGAGAGCGACTTCTGCGAGAAGCCCGACGAGGATCTCATGAAGGCCGCGCTCGTCACCCTCACCGGCATGACCGCCGATCTGGCCAAGGTCGTCGAGGCAGCGAAGGTCGCCGTCGAGGACGAAGCCGAGGCCGCCGAGCAGGCTGCCGCGGAAGCCGCTCCCCCGGGCTGACCATGGCCGACCTCGCCGACATCGCGCTTTGCGTCACCGCCGCTCGAGCCGTCACCTCGACGAGCCTGAGCGGTAGTCATGCGAAGTACGAGGCCACCGAGGCGTTCGACCGCATCGAGACGCGCACCATCGACCTCGAAACCGACAGCCCCGAGAGCGTGGCCTTCGGTGATCTTCCGTCGGCGGCGCTCGTCATGCTCCAGTCTCCCGGGGGCAAGGTTCGCGCCCGCCTGACCTCGGCCGATGGGACCTTGCAGTCGGTCCCCGTCGACCCGGTGGCGTTCATCCTCTCCCTCACCGTCCCCATCACCGCCATCGACCTGACCCGGGTTGCCGGGTCTCCCACCGTCCGTGTCAGCGCCACCCTCGGCGCGCCAACTGTCTGACCTCACAGGAGCCCCGCCATGCCGACCGAGTTCACCGTCACGTCCGCCCTCGAGCAGCTCAACCCCAACTACCTCGCGGACGCGCTCCGCAGGCTCCACATCGGGCTCCGCGAGGCCGGCGTCAAGGTGGCGGTCGCCGCCAGCGTGCAGACCCCGGCGGTCGGCCGCGGCACGATCGAGAGCCCCAAGGTCACCGTGGCCACCGTCGTGGCGACCTTCGACCCGCCGATCGCGGCGGTGAAGGCGCTGCGCGTCACCTCGGGCGCGGCGACCGGCGGTCGCATCCTGCTCGATGCCGCCGGCACCGCCGCGCAGATCGGCACCTCCGGCGTGTACGCGGCCGTCATCTCCGACGACGGCTCGACGATCACGTTCGAGGCCACCATCACCGGCTTCGTGATCTCGTACATCCCGCGCCTGTCGGCGGCCGACCTCGCCGCCAAGTTCTACCCCCTGACCTGATCGCTTCGGCGACTGGTCAGCGGTTCGACGCCGCACTCACCCCGAACACGTCAACCCTTCACCCCTGAACCGTCCGCTTCACCCACAGTCGTCTCGCTGTCTACGCTCACGCGAACAACGGCGGAACAATCAGTTGGAAGAAACGGGACCCTGAAAGGCAAGCATGACGGTCGCAGCCAACGCCACGGACCCTCCAGCCCAGCCTGCCCCGCCGCCACCGGCGAGTGCGGCCACGGCCGATCCCCCATCGCCAGTGGCCGCGCCCATCCCGCCCGAGAGCCAGCCCCAGGTCGTCTTCGAGGTCCCGCCCGTCTCGCCGGTTGTCCCGGCAGTCGTGGTGGCGCCCGCGCCGACCGAGGTGACGCCACCGCCCCAAGTCGTCCCGCCTCCCACGCCATCGCCCGAGTCGCCCCCGGTCACTGCGGTTCCCGCCGCTCCCGATCCGGATCTCGACGAAGACGACGTGAAGGAGGGCGCGGTCGCCAAGGGCGATGTCCTGACCGTCCCCCGCAAGTCGTTCAACGGACGCATGTCGCGCGAGCGCCGCAAGGGACGCGAGGCCGCCGAAGAGAAGCTCCTCCAGCCAGTGCTGGCCGCGGGGTTCACCTCCTTCGCCGACGTTCTCGAGCACGCCACGAAGTACAAGCAGCAACAGGCCAAGGCCAAGGAGATCCCCGTGACCGTTCCCGCAGTCGTTCCCATCCCCGATCCCGCGGCCATCGCCGCGACCACCCAGCCGCCGGGCACGCCGCCGCCCCTGATCGCGCCCCCCCCGAGCGGTCAGCCGCCGGGCGACGGTCGCACCCTGTCGGCCGAGGAGCGCAAGAGCCAGCGGATGGCGCGCCAGCAGGCGGCGCAGGCCGAGGCCGATCGCAAGGCCGCGGTCGAGCGGTCCAACGCCGAAGTCGCCGCGGCCAAGGCCGAGACGGACCGCATCAAGGCGCGGACCACGATCGGCTACAAGCTGGCCGCCGAGCGCCCGGTCGACATCGAGTTCGCGCTCGCGCGCTACGACACCCACGTCGCCACCCTGGACGACGCCGGCAAGGCGGCGCTCGCCACCACCGACGGCTGGAACAAGTGGATGGCCGACTTCAAGAAGGCCAACCCGTTCCTCTTCGCCTCGCCAGCGCCGACGCAGGTCCCGGCCACCACCGGCCCCGTCGTCATCCCGCCCCCGGCCCCCGGCCCCGCCGCGGTCGGCGCGGTCGCGGGCGACGGTGCCAAGATCGACGCGCGCACCATGACCCCGGCGGCGTACGCGCAGCTCAAGCAGCAACGCGGCCTGGCCGCACGCTGACCCGACCTTGCGCGCGGTGATTTCGCGCTCGTAGCCTTTCTCGCACCACCTCTCTTCACCTCCCGGAGAACCCCATGAGCATCCTCGACACGCCGTACTACCGCTCGCTGGTGCAGGACAACCTGATCATCGCCGAGTTCCAGTTGGCCCTCTTCCCCCTCCTCCAGTTCCGGGACGAGGCGCTGCCCGAGGCGTGGGGCGAGAACACCGGCGACACCAAGATCTTCACCGCCAACGGCCTGCTCCCGACGCGGACCGCGCCGATCCGGCAGGGTGACGAGCCGCCCGTGGCCAACTACGGCCGCGAGCAGTGGGCGGTGACCCAGCAGGCGTACGGCACGTCGATCGACACCAACGTGCCGACCGCGACCCAGGCGGCGGTGAACCTGCTCCTCCAGGACATCAAGGAGCTCGGCCGGGCGGCGGGCCGTTCGATCAACCAGATCGCGCGCAACGTGATGTACAACGCGGCGCTCTCCGGCCACACCGTCTGCTACGGCGGCTCGGGCGGTTCGACGGTCACCATCCCGGTGCTCCGCCTGAACGGCCTCACCCGCGCCCGGCGCCCCGACCTCGCGGCCGGCTCGCCCGTCCGCTACGACACGGTGTCGGTGAGCAACCCGCTCCCGATCAGGTGGGGCGCGACCCTGTCCACCACCGCGCTCGTGGTCGGCTACACCCCGACCTTCACGGGCGACGAGATCGGGCCCGGCACCATCACGCTGGCCGTGGCGGCGTCCATCGCCGACCGCGACCCGATCGTGGCGGACACCGCGACCTGGATCCGGCGCTCCGGCGGCGGCAACTCGGTCGACTCGCTGTCGACCTCGGACCTGCTCACGTTCGCCGACCTGCGCGAGGCCCTGGCCCGCCTCGGCAACATGAACATCCCGCGCCACGCGGACGGCTACTACCACGGCCACTTCGACTCGATCTCGAGCAACCAGATCTTCTCGGACACCGAGTGGCGGCAGCTCACGGAGACCCGGGTCGACGGCATCCAGTACCAGGAGCACGCCATCGGGCAGAAGCTCAACACGGTCTGGTACAAGAACGAGGAGTCGCCGACCCCGTACACCGTCAACCTGCCCAACGGCCAGACCGACGGCACGGCCGGCGACCAGTTCCGCCCGACCGTGGACAACTTCGCGGGCGAGCTCTACTCGAACGGCGACCCGGCCTCCGGTGTGGCGGTCCACCGCACCCTCATCACCGGCGGCGAGGGCCTCCGGGAGTACTACGTCGACCAGGACGCGTACATCACCGAGGCCGGCACCACCGGCAAGATCTCGGACTGCCCGCTGGTCACCGCGGGCGCGGTGCAGATGGCGACTACCAACGCGCACATCAAGCTCATCCAGCGCGCGCCGCTCGATCGCCGCCAGCAGACGGTGTCGAACACCTGGAGCTACGACGGCGCGTTCGTCGAGCGCACGGACGGCGCGTCGGGCGATGGTCGCTACTTCAAGCGCGTCGCCGTGGTCGAGCACGGTCGCCCCTGATCGCTGACCGCTGAGTCCGGTCGACCTGGAGAACATCCCGGGGAGTGGGTCGCACCGAGTCCCATCCACCCCGGGATGTTTTGCGTCCAGAGGTCCCCATGGTCCACGATCCGATCTTCTCCCCCGGCGCTCTCCCCGTCTCGACGGCGCTCACCGGCGACCCCAGCGTGGACGCCATCCACACCGCGACCGAGAACGCGCGTCTCGCCGAGATGATGGCAGCGGCCCGCATCTTCGCGACGTCCGACATGGTGATCGCGTCGCCGTACGGCATGATGTCGCCGGGCGCGCTGCGCACGCTGGTCGAGAGCGTCGGGTTCCGGCACCAATCCTACGACGACCTCGAGCTCCGGCGGCTCATGGTGTACGTCGATGCTCGCCAGGTCCAGGCGGGCAAGCGGCCGTACGCGATCAAGGAGACCCAGCGCCAGTCCCACGCCGCGCCGGCGGCGCCGGTGAGGATCCCGCAGCTCCCGCGGTCGGCCTCGAACGAGTGGGAGGTGACCGAGCTCCACAACCGGGTGTGCATCCCGGGCGGGGTCTACACCTGGCGCAAGGGTCTCATCGTCAAGCTCGCCGAGCTCGGCGAGGTCACCCTGCGCTCGGTCGTCGAGCAGGGCGTGAAGCTCAAGGCGTACCCCGAGGAGATGCCGCGGCGCACCTGTTCGACCTGCGACACGAGCTGGCCGGCGGACCTGCCGAACGGCGCCTCCTGCCCGATGTGCTTCCTCAACGAGCGCGGCGAGGACACGCGGCTCCGCGCTGTGGCCGAGCGCCTGGAAGCGATGGTCGGCTGGGCGCTCGCCGTGGGCGCGCCGCCGCTGGACGGCGACGGGACGTGGAGCGGTCAGCCGACCCCGGACCCCGGCAAGCTCGAGGTTCCCAAGACGATCGCGGCCCCGGTCGTGGAGTCGGTGGCCGACCCGCTGGCGGCCACGACCGAAGGTGCCGCCGAGTCGGAGCCGGTCGGCGGCAAGAAGCGCGCGAAGAAGGACGGCTGATCCGTGGCGGCGCTCTCGGCTGCGGACAAGGCCCGGGTGCGCTATCACCTGGGATACCAGGCCGCCATGCCGGGCATGGGGTTCACGTTCGGCGTGCCGATCCTGTCGGCGCCGCACTACATCTTCGAGAGCGCGGTCCAGCACCTCATCGCCGAGAACGTGCCACAGGTCATCCGGCTGCTCGACACTCTCGACTGCATCGAACAGAAGATGATGGCGAGCGCGACTGCCGGGTATCCTGCGATCCGAGCCGAGGACGTGGAGCCAAACCTCGACGAGGGCGAGACGATGGAGCGCGAGTACGTGCGCTGGGCGAACCGTCTGGCCGACATCTTGGGCTGCCCGCTCTCGCCGTGGGCCGAGCGGTTCAAGCGATCCTCCAGCATCGGCAACGTCCGCGTCCGGTGAACCCATGACCCAGCCCTGCCAGTGCGCCGCTCTCTGCCTGTGCCCGGCGCGCTTCCGGGCCGCGGGCGACATCAACTGCCGGCTGTCGGCGGTGATGGACCGCGCCCGCGATGTGGCAGCGCAGCTCGGCCTGCGGCCCTACCGGGTGTCGTTCGTCCACGTTCGGTGGACCGGCCGCGTGCGGGGTGACGGCTCCGAGGAGGTGGTCACCCAGCGGGACATCCTGCCGGCGCCCAAGGTCTCCGACCTGTCCGGCCTGACGCGCGAGCTCACGCCGTCCCAGATCGACGAGGCCGGGACCCTCCTGCTCACCAAGATCAGCGCGGCCTACACCGAGGATCAGATCCTCTGCCGCCCGGCGTCCGGCAAGCCGCTCCCGCCGAACGAGGCCATCTACTACGAGATCCAACTCGGCACCGGCGGCGAGCGGCGGCGCATGGTGCCCGTGGGCGGCGGCGCCCCGACCCTCAAGGCGGTGGAGGGATGGACGATCGCGGTCACGCTGCAAGCTGGTGCGCGCGGTCGCAGCGGCGCGAACCGGCCGTGACCGTCCAGCGGTTCACGGTCGAGCAGTGGGTGGGCTACCACACCCACCTCGGCGAGCGGATGCACCGGGCGGCGGTCCGCGGGTTGGCCAACGCGTCGGTGAAGATCATCGCGCTCCTGGTCGAGCGCACGCGCGCGGCCGACCCGGCCAGTCCAGGTGGAGCGTTCGGGGCGACCGACACCAACACCTTCCTGCGGGCCTGGCACGTCGTCCCCGACGGCATGGGCCTGCGCATCTACAACTCCATGCCCTACGCGGGCGTGATCGAGTACGGGCGGCGGCCGGGCAGCAAGCAGCCGCCCAAGGAGCCGATCGAGCGGTGGCTCATGAGCCGCGGCGGCATGACGGCGAGCAAGGCCAGGGCGACGGCGTGGGTGGTCGCGCGCGCCATCGGCATCCGTGGTCTCCGAGGGAGGCACATCTTGACCGCGCCGGAGGCAACCGCGCAGATTGTCGACATTGTGGAGACCTCGATCAACGACGAGATCGCGCGTGAAATCGGCAGGCCAAGGTGAGCGTCGACTGCGACACCGACGCGGAAGACCGCGTCCCGGTGGATGCCGGGCTCGGCCTGGACCCGACGCCGGAAGAGGTCACCACTTGGCTGGTGGATCCGGAGAGCGATGAGCCGGGCGCCGAGTGGTCGCTGCGGTGCGACAACTCGGTCCACGGCGCGGTGGTGCGCGGGCTGGTCCAGTACGTCTGGACCGTCGGGAGCCGTGCGCTGGGCCGCATCCTGCGCTTCAACCGGGTGATGGGTGAGCACGCCGACACCGGCGACGAGCGCGTGGACTACCCGGTCGCGGTCGTGATGGGCGAGCAGGGCGAAGGCCGGTACGCCTCGCCAGCGCGCAACCCAACCATCGTCACTGCCGCTTCCCCGGCGCAACGCGCCATGACCTCGCCGGGGATCGTCGCCAACCCGCGGCAACCGGTACGGTTCACCGAGCCCGGATCAGGCGACATCCTGGGGCTGTCCTGGGCCTCGGTCTACACCTTCGAGCAGCTCCTGGTGAGCATCACCTGCGGCTCGAAGCCCGAGCGCGACGCGATGGCCAAGGCCATGGAGGACGCCAGCAATCCGCACGTCTCGTCCGGCGGCGTCCATCTGCGGCTGGGGCACTACTACGGCGCGGTGGCCGTCTACACCCTCCAGTCCCAGGTCCGTCCCGACTCGCCAGCCGACGCTGCTTCCGACGCCTGGGTGGCGACCTTTCGCTACCGCGTCGAGTGCCCGACTATCCGCGCACACCGCATCGCCAGCGCCGATCCGCGCGCGCAGGTCTCCGTCACCTGATCCTCGATCTCCTCCAAGGAGCCCCTCATGTCGTTCCTGTCTCGCTATCCCAACATGCCGTCGAACGACGTGCTCTCCGAGATCGAGGGCGTCGTCATCATCGACGGCACCGTGGCTGGGACGCCCCGCGGCGCCTCCACCGGCGTGGCCGCGTGCGTCGGCGAGTTCACCGACTGCACCTACGGCGTCGCCATCGACGCCAACGGCGTGGTCACCACCAGCCCGCGGCCCGTCGAGATCGAGGGCGGCGACTTCGAGGAGCTCGTTGGTGGCTGGGACGAGACGATCGGCGAGTTCGGCGGCGATGGTGGGTCCGGCTTCCTCGCGTGCAAGAACAAGACGTTCGCGCGGCTCCTGGTCGTGCCGACCAACATCGCCAGCTCGCAGGGCGTGCGCCTGTACCGCGAGCTCCCCACCAACCGCAGCGCGACCGACCCGACCCCGGTGGTCGAGATCTCGGGCGTCACCATCCGCGCTGGCACCGAGTTCAAGAGCGGCAACAACCGCGTCCGCCTCGCGGCGTCGGTGACCTTCCTCGGTTCGGCCGAGTACACCTCCGGCGTGGACGGCGCGATGACCGCGGCCGGCGCCCCGGCGGCGTTCCAGACCTTCAACTCGGCGGGCGGCCTCTTCACTACGTTCATCCGCCCCGACGGCAAGACCGGCGTCAAGGTCGGCGACATCTTGGTCCTGGGCGTGGTCGGCGGCGCTGGCGCGCTGGGCGCCAACGCGTACACCCTCCGCGTTCGCTCGGTCACCGGCGCCACGGCGCTCGTGGTCGAGAAGCTCGACGGAACCACCTTCGACTGGACCACCGGCACCGCGCAGCCGTGGCGCCTGTACGCGGGTGCGGTCGCGGACACCGGCCTGGAGACCCACGTCGGCACCCAGGCCGGCTACAAGATCCCGGCCCGCCCGCTCGACGCCACCATCGCGATCAACACCACCCTCACCCCCACCGTCCAGGCCGACCCGACCGCGCCCACCGCGGACAATTGGGCCCCGCTGTCCGGGCTCAAGCTGCGGTCGGCGACGGTCACCGGCATCGTCTACACCGCGACGGTGCAGGGCGTGAACGCGGTGAACGACGCGACGATCGACGCGCTCTACACGCTCGCCATCGCGGCGCTGCTCGAGGACAACGACCCGGTCAACCAGGTGACGACCATCTGGGCGGCGCGCTCGTCGCAGGGCATCCGCGACCAGCTCTCGTCCGCGGTCCGCAAGCGCTACGGCAACGGCCGCGGCATGCAGGCCCACTACTCGCCGGCGCTCGACGTGGTCTCCAAGACCGTGGCCCTGTCGAACACCTACCCCGGCGTCGGCGCCCTGCGATCGCGCGAGATGGCGTTCAACTGGCCGGGCGTGAAGACCTTCCTCAAGGAGGCGGTTGGCTTCTCGGTGAAGCGCGCCGACGGGACCTTCACGACGGACGGTCAGCTCGACACCACCTCGGACGGCTGGGCCGTGTCGGTGGCGTCGAGCCTGCCCCCGGAGAAGAACCCGGGCGAGGAGAGCGACGCGGTGCAGTCGGTGCTGGCGCCGTGGATCTCGCTCCAGACCGGCGTGGGCCCCGGCCTCGATCGCGGCTTCTACAAGCGCGCCAAGGCGCTCGGCATGATGGCGCCGCGTATCAGCCGGTCGAACGGCGGGCGCATCCTCAACTACTTCGAGAGCGGCGTCACGGCGTCGATCAACGCGGCCAACGGCGAGACGGAGTACCGCGAGCGCCGGTTCTCCTTCTACGTGCAGGACTCGATGGCGGCGATCGTGGCGCCGTTCTCCAAGCAGGAGCTCACCAAGAAGCTCCAGGGCGACATGGTGTCGGCGGTCGCCGAGTGGCTCCAGGTGCTCAAGGACGACGGCCGTTGCGTGGACTTCACCATCGACGCGATCAGCGGCAACAACGCCAAGCTCAGGAAGCTGGGCATCTACGTGATCAAGGTCGTGGTCGAGATGAACTCCGACCTCCGAGTGGCGGTGCTCGACACCCGGGTGGGCGTGGGCGCCCTGCCCTCCACCGAGGTGTCGTTCAACCAGCGCGCGGCCTGAGTCCTTGCGCGGCGGCGCCGCGCCCCTGTAGATCGAAGCATCGAAGCACGCCGCCGGGGACGTCCCGCGGTGCGCGCCTCACCACCCCGCCATGCGGGCCAGGGATAGGGCGCGGAAGGCAAGCCGGAACATCCGGCCCCTCCCGCGCCCTTCGTCGTTTCGGCCACCGCTCTCTGCCTCCCCACCCACCGAAGGATCCGCCTCATGTCGACTCCCTTGATCATCGGACAGGACAACGTGCTCTCGGTGCAGATCGACAGCGTGGTCTACCAGTCGCTGGCTATCACCAGCTCGGAGATCACCTACAAGCTCTCCCGCAAGGAGACCGGGATCCTGGGCACCAACACCATGCGGATCGACGAGGTGTTCGTGGGCATCGAGGGGAGCCTGGAGGTCAAGATCGGCGACCCGGACATGTTCCAGATCATCAACATCATCCGCGACCGCGCGCAGCGCCGCGCGCCGCCGTACCCGCGGGTGACGCTCAAGAGCGAGTTCACCTTCCCCGCCGACAACCGCCGCGCGCTCATCGTGATCCCGGACCTCAAGTTCGGTGACATCCCGATCACGACCGGCGCCCGCGAGGAACACGCCACGATCAAGCTCTCGTACGGCGCCGAGCAGGCGCCCATCTACTTCATCTGAACCGAACCCGAGGTCCCATGCAGCTCGAGAAGCCCGCGCCGTCCGCGCCCGTTGGCCACGCCAGCCTCGCCGATGCCACCAGCAACATGCCGCGCCGCACGTACATCGAGTACGAGGTGCCAGCGTCCTGCCCGCTCGACGAGCGTCAGCTCGTCATGGCCGGCGAGCGCTACGCGCTGCTCGTCGCCACGTTCAAGCTCCCGTCCGTCTTCGAGGAGCGCCGGGTCTTCCAGCGCATCGGCGCCGACATCGACAAGCCGATGATCATCGCGACGGTGCAGACCACCGAGGCGCTGTCGTTCATCCTCTGCGCGGCGGTGCATGTCGTCCTCGACGCGGACGGCAACCCGCAGGAGAGCTTCGACCCGGACCGGACCAAGGCGTTCGAGTTCCGGTGCTCGAGCATCGACGGCACCGCCGAGGGCACATTCGCCGCGATGCACCCGGCGATGCGGACCTTGCTCATGATGGGCTACGCGACGTCGGTGCAAGCCTCGGAGGAGACCGCAGCGCTTTTTCTCAAGAGCCGACGCACGGTCACACGCTGAGAAGTGTGCTCGGCCGGAAGCACGTCGGCGACGTCGCGAACCTGATCATCGCGAGGCGGCAGAAGGACTGGAAGGGGGTCGCCAAGGCCGAGGAAGAGATCGACGACGCGCTCATGCGCCTGGGACGGTACGGCTACCAGGACGTGCCGAAGCTTGAGGAGCTTGAAGTCCACCGCGTCCGCGCCATGCACGACTCGCTCTGCCGCCTACTCGAAGAAGAACACAAGGCCACCAAGCACTGACCGACCATGGGCACCCAGACCAATATCATCGAAGAGCACGTCCTCCTCCGCGACGGACAGGCGGTCGGCGCGCTCGATCGGCTCGGGCACCGGATCAGCGGCATCGGCCGCGCCTTCGCCGGCATCCGGACGATCGTCGGCGGCGCCGCTGGGCTGGCCGGGCTCTACGGAGTGGCGCACAGCGTGGCCGGGGTGACCGCTCTCTACGAGAAGGTCGGCCGGCTGCGAGCGGTCACCGGCCTGGCGGCGGCGGACATCCATGGTCTCAACGATGCGATGGAGCTCACCGGCTCCGAGGCATCCGCGGAGAAGGTGATCACTCGCTTGGCCGCGGTGCAGCAACGCGCGCGCGGCGGTACCAAGGAGGCGCAGAAGCTCCAGGCGTCGCTCGGTCGCGTCGGCGTCGAGATGAAAGGAGGCGTCAACCAAGCGTTTCTTTCGATGGCGACGGCCGTCCAGAAGGGGAAGCTCGGCATCAACGACATGTCGCGCACCTTCAAGATCCCGCTGGCGCAGGCCGGGCAGGTGATGAAGACGCTTGAGCAGGGGCCGGATCGTCTCAAGAGGATCATGCAGGAGACGAAGAACAGCGCGGACGTGGTCGACGATGCCGCGCTCGCATCGTTCGAGAAGATGCAACAGGGCAAGCGAGAGCTCAAGGACGCCTGGGATGGGCTCGTCGGTACTGTCCACAAGAAGCTCACGCCGGGGATCACGGACCTGATCAATCGGCTCACCAAGGGACTGGAGAGCGCACAGCCGATCGTCGAGAAGATCGGGACCTTTCTGGCCGACCACATGGAGTTGGTGGTCAAGAGCGCGAAGCTCTACCTGATGTACTTGGTCGCGGCCAAGGCGGTGGAGGCCGGGACCGGCGGCAAGCAAACCCTCGGCGGCTTGGCCAAGAACGCGCTGGGCGGCGGCGAGAAGGGCGGTCCACTCAAGGATCTGATGGGCAAGTTGTTCGGCAAGGGCGGCACAGGCGGCGTGGCCAAGGCGGCGGGCGGCAAGCCTGCGGCGGAGGCGGCCGGCGCGATCGCGGATGCCATCAAGGCCAAGGGCTTGCCGGGGCTGGGCCAAGCCTTCGCGCAGATCGGACGTCAGGCGGCGACCCGTCGTGCGACCGGCACCATCGCGATGGGCGCCGCGCCGGCCGGCGTCTCCGCGCTGGCGCGGATCGGCCCGATGGCAGCGCGTCTGTCGTCGCTGCTTCCGGTCCTGCGCATGTTCATGGCGGTGATCGGCCGCATGAGCATCGTCGGTCTGGTGATCGTGACCGTCATCGGGGTCATCACGGCCATGTACCGGGTCCTGTCGAAGGACATCGGCGGCCACGCCACCCGGTTGAAACAGTTGTTCTCGGACTTCTTCGCGCAGATCAGGGGCGTTCAGAGTGCGCTCAAGCCGGTCTTCGACGTGGTCAAGAAGATCTTCGGCTTCTGGTTCATGCTGGTCGCCCGCACGATCCTCTACTACGTCGAGTTGTCGATGAAGGTCATCAACGGGATGGTCCGGGTGATCATGGCGATCGGCTACTTCATCGGCGAGTTGTTCTCGTCTCCTATCAAGACCGCGCGCAACATGGGCAAGACCTGGAGCGATGCCTGGTTCAAGGCTGGGCCCGACTCGACCCTCAAGCTCAACCCATTCAGCAAGAAAGAAGAGAAGAAGGCTGACGAGAAGAAGACCCCGCCCGGGAACAATCAGGACTTTCGCGGGTCGAAGTTCACGATCAACCAGAACTTCGCAGAAGGATTTGATCCCGGCCGCATCGCGGTGGCGATCACCGATGACCTCGCCGCCACCGCCGATCGTCGTCGGCAGTCGGGCTTCGCGCCCCTCTACTCGATCCGGAGCCCTGGCTGATGTCCTCGCTCGCGCAAGGGCTCAGGAAGGACGGTACGCTCATCTCCGGTGGGGCCTCGGACGCGGTCCCCTCGTTCGAGATCCGCGAGATCGTCGGCGGCAACCGGGTCCTCATCCTCCAGCGCAACGCGATGCCGGAGCCCCCGCTCCGGTTCGGCGTGTCGCACGATCTGGCCGAAACGCGCAGCCTGGGCTCGCCCTACAACACCCAGCAGGCGCTGGGCGCCAACTGCATGCCGACCACCATCCGCGGCAAGTGGTGCGACGTGTTCCTGTCCCAGGGCGGGGCGGATCTCTCCGAGGCGGGCGAGGAGACCATCGACGGCATTTCGTTCATCGTGATCGACAACCGCACCGTGCGCACTGCTCGTGAGGCGTGGGCCGTCGTCGAGGACATGTGCAAGCGGGGCGTCGTGATCCGGGTGTCGTGGGGCCACCTCGCGCGCATCGGCCGCATCAAGGATGCGACGCCCGACTGGCTCACCCTCCACGACGTGGATTGGGAGATCACGTTCAACTGGATCGGCGACGACGAGACGACCGAGGTGAGCCCACCCGCGGTGGTCGACTCGGCGACCGACCTGCGGATCCTGAACGAGGCCACCGACAAGGTCATCGAGGCCACCAACTACGTCACCAGCGGGATGGACCCGACGGTGATCGAGGTGATCGACACCCGGATCGCCCGCGTGTCCCAGACCATCCTCGATCTCTCCGACCGCGTGCGCTCGCGCGTGGACGGCGTGACCTCGGCGCTCGACGTGTTCCGCCGTTCGGTTGGCGTCCTGGGCCTGGCCATCGACGAGGCCAAGCTGCTCGGCCTCGAGATCGACTCGCGGGTGTCGGGGACCTGGCTGGCGAACATCGACTACGAGGACATGAGCAACGTCAAGCCGGCCGACATCCTGTCGATCGTCACCGCCAACCGGATCGCTGCCACGGCGGCGCGCAACATCGCGCACGAGGCGCTCCATCGTCGGCAGGCCACGTACACCTCCGTCGAGGAGATCGCCGACATCGTCATCAGCCGCGAGGGCGAAGACCTCCAGACCATCGCGCTTGCCGTGTGGGGCTCGTCGGACGGCTGGCAGGTGCTGCGCGACTTCAACAACTTCACGGGGGGGACTCTCACTCCGGGCACGGTCGTGCTCATCCCGCAGCGCGGCACGAGGTCGGGATGACCACCTACCCCGTCGACACCGGGTACTACCCGAGCTGCGTGGTCCACTTCACCCTGCGTTTTGACGAGGCGCTCCAGGTGGCGGAGAACGAGGGCGATCTCCAGAAGGCGATCCTGTCGGGCGAGTACGGCCTCCGGCCGGAGGCGCTGCGCGAGGTGACCGGTCGCGTCGGGGACATCGTCGGCGACCACTACGACCAGAGCGGCGGGTTCACCCGGAACACCAGCACCGGCCGGCGCACGGTCACCCAGACCTTCGGGCCGCAGGTCCGCATGGGCGACGTGACCGCGCAGCGCTACGACGCAGACGGCAACCTCGTGACCTCGGCGGTGGTGACGGAGCACGAGGTTGGTGACGAGGGTGGGCGCTCGCTGTCGCCGCTCACCTTCACCGGCGACAAGTTCACCACCCTCATGAACCTGGTGCCGACCACCGGCAACTTCGACCTGCCGCACCCGCGTCAGGCGGCGACGTGGTCCCTCACCTTCCCGTACGACACGCTGCCCATCGACCCCCGGCTCCTGCGCGCGGTCGGCGTCGAGATCCATCTGGGCTGCGTGGACGCGCGCGACTACGGCAACGCGATGGTGGGCGCGCACGGGCGCGACGGTCAGGCGAGCTCGATCCTGCCCACGCGCTCCGGCCTCGTCGACCCGTTCACCGGCAAGCCGGCGTCGCGCGACTCGACCCTTCTGTTCTACGGGACATGTGACATGTGGGAGGCCGAGCACGCGCCCGGCGGATCGACGGCGACGCTCACCGGCCGGTCGATCGTGGGCATCCTGCTCGATGGCAAGCCGCCCGTGAACGTGATGGACGAGCTCGACCTCGAGCGCCCGATCCACCGCGTGATCGCCGACCTCATCGCCACCATCCCGACCGACAACCGGCTGGCGATCGACGTGGTCACCGACGCCTCCGAGTGGGAAGGCGGCGTGGTGCCGAGCCCGGGGAACATTACCGGCTACAACACCGCCCGCATCGGGACCAAGACCGGCAAGGTGAAGCAGGGGTCCGGTGCGGCGACCGACCGCATCTCGTATTGGGACCTGATCACCAACCTCTGCAACTCGGTCGGTGGCATCCCCCATCTCCAGGGTGCGCAGCTCTGGGTCCGCCCCGGCCGAAGCATCTTCGAGATCCAGGCCCGGCCCGGCATCGGCCCGTTCCAGAGCGACCGCATCGCCCCGGACGGCAAGCTCGCGGTGCGCCGGCTGGTGCTCGGCCGCAACGTCGAGAAGCTCAAGCTGTCGCGCAAGTTCGGCGGCGTCGTCGTCCCGGTGGTGATCGCCTACGGCTTCGACGACCAGGCCCAAGGCGCGGCGCGGCTCATCAGCGGGCAGTGGCCGCCGGCCGACTCGCCGGAAGCTGGCGCGAAGAAGGAGGGTGACGAGCACCGCATCACGATCGCCGGCATCCGGGACCGGGACCGGCTCATCCAGATCGCGCGCGACGTGTACGAGGAGATCGGCCGCGGCGAGACGGGGTGCGAGTTCTCGACCGCCACTCTGGCTTCGTTCGGCGGCGACAACGCCGACCCCGACATGCTGCGCCTCCGCCCCCTCGAGCCGATCGAAGCCACCGTGGACGCAGCGAGGGGGCCGACGCCCATCGTTCACCAGCTCACGATGCAGGCCAACTCGACGTTCCAGCAGGAGGTCGACGCCCTGCGGTCGCGCATCGGCGACGTGGACGCCGCGCGTGCGATCGTGGCCGCGCGGCGCGGCGCAGTGGTCGGCATCCTCGACGCCTTCCGCGTCATCAGCGTCAACTTCTCGCTCTCCGACAAGGGCGTGGCCATCTCGGGGACCTGCCAGAACTACATCGTTTCGCGGCACGGGTCGTCCGCCGCCGCGGCGCGTGCGAACAAGGGCAAGCCGGACATCAAGACCGCGCGAGCGACCGTGCCCGGCGGCAACCGCCAGAAGAAGGTCCACCAGCCGACCACCTCCGCGTGGCAGGAGTTCGCCGAGGAATCGCAGAAGAGGGCCGCCAAGACCCTCGCCGATCCTGATGCTCAGTCCGAGCGCCAAATCCGTGAGGCCGCACGCGCCGCTGACCGCTTCGAGCGTGCCGACCGCAACTCGAGGTTCCAGTGAAGCCCGACGTCCTCAAGATGGGGCTGGCGCAGTCCTTCCCCGGCATCGACCCACGCATCTTCGTCGCGCTGGCGATCGTCGAAGAGGTGAGCGTCACCCGGGCCGGCGTCAAGGCGGACGTGCGCGTACTTCCGTTCAACGAGCCCGAGACGGTGATGGTCGGTGCGCCCGGGGCGAACAACGGAAGCGGCCTCTACATCCCGGTCACCCCGGGGCAGATCGTGATCGTTGCCTTCCCCCGCGGCTCGTCAGATGAAGGCGGGCGCATCATCGGCAGCTCGTGGGACACCGGCGATCCGCCGCCGGCCGCGGCGCTCGATCACCCCGGGGACGTGGCGCTGGTGGCCGCGGCGGCGACGGCGATCAGGCTGGTCACCACCGCCACCGGCGTGATCGTGATCGCGAGCGGTGGCGCCACGCTCCTCGGTGCCGAGACGGCGACGCTGGGCGTGGCCAGGCTCGGTGACACCGTCCAGGTCACCATCCCCATCGGTACGTTCGACATCGGAGGTGTGCCCAACCCCGTCCCGGTCATCGTAACTGGCACCATCACCAGCGCCAGTGCGAAGGTCAAGACGCTATGAGCTACGGGACCGCCGGATACGGGACCACGCCTTACGGCGGCGCGGCCGGGGCCATCACGATCGCGCGCGCGTGGGCGACCTCGACGCGGACCATCCACGTCGAGACGACCACGCCGGCCAAGGCCGATGATCCGCTCGACCCCGGCGACGCGCTCAACCCGGCCACCTGGCTGGTGAACCGGCTCGACACCATGGCCGCGTTCACGCCGAGCGAGGTGATGGCGGCGGGCGGTGATGGGCTCTCGTTCGATGTGACCATCCTCGAGTCGTTGGCTTCCCACCTGGTGAGCCACCGCATCGGATCGACCACGCTCCTGTCGCAGCTGGGCGCGCTCATCACCAACCCGTACCAGGCCACCTTCACCGGCATGGTCTACACGATCGACCCGATCGAGGCGGTGCAGCGCCGGCCGATCGTGCGCGACCTGGCCAACCCGCCGCGTGGCAACCCCCTCACCGGCGAACCGGTCTCCGCCATCCTGGTGTCGGGCGGCAACTACGTGGGCGAGATCGACAAGGCCGTCGTGAAGAAGGGGATCATCCGCCGGCTGACCACGCCCATCGGCTCGATCCGCCACCTGCCCAACTACGGCATCCGCTACACCATCAAGGGCGAGTTCCCGAGCGGCGGTGACCGCGAGGCCCTGCGCGTCGCCATCGAGAAGCAGTGCTTGCAGGAGCCGGGTGTGGACAGGGTCCGCGCGGTCATCGCCGCGCTGGGCGCGGGCACCTTCCGCATCGGGGTGGCAGCCAGCATGATTGGCGGCCTGGTCACCGTGGCGGTCAAGCGCGAGAGCAGCGGTCGCTTCATCACGATCTGAGGACCCACCCATGGACCTACCCCGCCACGATCAACTGGTCCGCGTGTACGCCGCCGAGCTCCTCGACGCGAACCCCAACGTCGCGCTCGATGCCGTCCTCCGTGACGGGCTGGACGCCAACCTGCTCGCTCACGGCGCCGCGGCCATGGGTGACGAGGTCGTCTCGCAGCTCTCCGACGTCGCGCGGAACCTGATCATGGAGACGGCCACCGGCCCCGGTGCCACGCGGCTGGGCCTCTCACAACACGGGCTTCTCCCCAAGCCAGCGGCGGCGCCGTTCGTCGACCAGTTCTTCTACCGTGCGGGGCTCGCGGCGGTCGTCACCGCGTTCACGATCCCGGCCGGCACCAAGATCCGATCCGCCGACGGCAAGCAGTACGAGACGGTGCTGGATCTAGCGATCGCCGCCGGCACCACGGTCCCGCAGTCGGTGCGCGCGCGCTCGACCCTGGCGGGGTCGTCGCAGGCGGTCGCCGCCAACAAGCTGACCTCGATCACGTCGACCATCCCCGGCGCTCCGACCGACCTCATCACGATCAACCTCCAGGCGTCGGCCGGCGGCGCCGATGCCGAGCGCGAGGACGACTACAAGAACCGCTGCAAGGCCGAGCCGCGCAGCCGCGCGCGGGGGACCCGGGACGCGCTGGTGTCCGGGGCCCTGCTCTACCCGGGCGTGGTGAGGGCCACCGCGTTCGAGGGCATCGACTCCAACGGCCGGGCAAACCGGCTGGTGGGCATCGTGATCTCGGACCAGTTCGTCGACTCGCTGGTCCGCCAGGGCGTCTCGTTGCCGACCTACGATTCGCAGTCCCAGGCGTTCGCGCGTGTCGTGGAGCGCTACCTCGACGAGTACCGCGCGTACGGCATCCACGTCTCGGTGATCGTGGCGCAGGTCGCCATGGTGTCGACCACCCTGCGTCTGCGCTTCCGCGCCAACGCCAACACCGAGCGGACCAAGCTGGCCGCCGCCGCCACGGTGGTCAACTACGTCAACGCGCTGGCGTCGGGACAGCCCTACGTGCCGAGCGCGATCGTCACCGCCCTGCGCGCCGTGAACGGGCTGGATGTGCGCGGCGACGAGATCGAGAACCCGGCCGGGACCATCGTCACGAGCTCGCCCTACCAGGTGCTCCGCACCAACCTGTCGCTGGTCCACTTCTCGACTGGCACCGGCACCGAGTCGGCCTTCAACATCATCACCGTCTGACCATGGCCCCGCCCACCCCATTCAGTCTCACCCAGGAGCAGTTGCTCGCTGTCGCGCGGCGCGCGCTCGGCCCCTACGCCGAGCAGCTCGAGGCGGCCGGCACCGGCGGCTGGGAAATCCTGCGCGCCAACGCGGCGATGTTCGCGCGCATCTCGCTGGCGATCGGTCGCTGGGAGCTCGAGGCATCGCCGTCAACCGCAACCGGCCCGGCCCGCGCCACCGTCGCGGTCACCTTCAACCGGCCGACCTTCGCGGCGGGCGCGGTCACCGTGAAGGCCGGCACCCTCGTGCGGGCGCGCACCAGCGGGGCGGTCTTCAAGACCCTCACCGATGCGGTCTTCGGGGCATCCGCTCTGGGCCCGGTCACCGTGACGGCCGAGGCAGTTGGCGCCTCCGAGGAGTGGAACGTGATGGGCCAGTACGTGGCGCCGAGCGGCGACGTGCTGCGCGGTGAGATCGACACCATCGATCTGGCGCTCCTCGATCCGCCACTCGGCGACCAGTCGATCACCGTCGAGAACATCCCGAGCGCCGAGGGCGGACGGGTCGGATTCCTCGACATCCACGGCGCCTCCGTCCTTGTCGAGCGCACGCCGGGCGAGGCCGACGAGCACTACGCCCCGCGCGTGATGGCAGTCGCCGATGCGATTTCGCCCAACGCAGTGCGCCGGCAGATCCGACGTTTCTTCGACGGCATCGGCTACACCGAGGCCGACTGGTACCTGGTCGAGACCTGGGAGCACCGGTTCGCCGCCGTCTACGACGCGCCGCTTGCGTCGTTCACCTACTACCCCGACTACGACCCGTCGTTGTTCGCGTTCGATGACCCGCGCGACGCGTCGCCCATCCGCAACCGCTGGCTCGACATGCCCAACGCCGAGGCGGCGGCCATCCTCGAGTTCAAGGATCTGTGCTCGGTCCGCGAGCATGGGTTCGCGATGGACGACCCCGCCAACACCCAGGCCGGGCTCGTCACCGCGCTCGGCTCGCGGGCCACGCCGGCCTTCGACCTCGACGACAACGTGGTCACCGCCCGCCATTGCTGTTATGACGGGGGCGACTTCGAGCGCGAGAAGATCCTGCTCCGGCTCTCGGACCTCACCCGCAACATCACCGCGCTCGGCGTCAACGTGACGTTCGTCGCCCGAGGAGACTGACCATGGCTGACCAGGTGTTCGACCGCGCTCCGATTGGCTACCTGGAGAAGCCGATCTCGGACGACTTCAACCGCGCCCAGAGCCAGTTCGACCGGACGATCCGCGAGGTGGTGATGCAGATCCTGGGCGGGCGGGCGGCCGACACTTCGGAAGCTCTCGCCCCCCAGAACGTGTGCTGGAACTCCGGGTTCGAGCTCGTGCCGAGCTCGCCGGCCGCGATGACCGTGCAGGTCAACGCGGGTCTGGCATGGCAGTACCTCACCAGCGGAACAGCCACCGACATCGGCGTGCCGGACCTGATCGGGGTCGACGACCTCGCGACCTACCGACCGCTTCTCTTGACCACGCCCCAGGTCTTCTCGGTGCCGAGTGTGTCGGTGCCGAACAACCGCATCGACATCATCGAGGTTCGTGCCGACCGGCAACTGATCGACTCGCTGACCCGTCGCCAACTCGACCCGGTCACGGGTAGCTTCGACCCGCACAACTACTACAAGACGCTGACCCACCTTATCAACGGGCTCACCGGCACGGTGGCGGCGCCGGCCGTTTCCACGGCGCCGATCTCGTACGTGACCGGGGTTGCCGCGGGGGCGCCCACGGCGCCAACGGTCACCTCCGGCTACTTCAAGCTGGCGGAGATCGTGGTGTCGAACACCACCACCACCATCACCGTTGCCGAGATCATCGATCGACGCAAGCTCGCCGCACCGGGTGGAGTGCTCGCCGGCAACTTCCGCCTGCGCGTCCAGTACAACGCCGGCACCCCCATCTACACCTGGCGGTCGGTGTGCCTGCCGCCCGGGGTGCAGATCGCCGCTGGCATCCAGCCTGGCGCCGCCGCCAACCGGGCGTTCGTTCGGATCTACCTTATCGCTGGTGGTGTCACCGAGTTCGCCGGGATCACGAAGGGCACCAACTACGCGGCCTCGCCTTCCGGTCTGCTCGTCTCCGACATGCGGCCGAGCGCCGTCTCCACGGACTACATCGTGACGGCCGACGCGACGCTCAAGGCGGCGATCCTCGCGGCGACGCCGAGCACGGTGGTCGCCGTTGGCCAGCCGGTCGTCGTCATCGACCACAAGTCGACGTACTCCAGTGCGATCGGCGTCTTCGATGCCACGAACTCCTTTCTCGACGACATCGAGATTCAGGGGAACGTCGCGCTCTCTTACCTCTGAGGGGTGGATCTAGCCATGGGACTCAGCGTCGCTCGCGTCACCTTCAATCTCCGGGTCCAGTGGAACTCGGGGCATCCGCTCTATGCGTTCCGGCTGTTCGAGTCGGAGAACCTACCGGTGGTCGGCCAGATTGCGGCTGGTCGCATCCCCAAGGTCAGCGACCGCGGACTGGCGGCGATCTACATCGAAGCAGGGCCGGTGCGGGATGTCGCCTTCAACATCCAGACGATGCCCGGCATCACGGCCCCGACCGGCATCATCTACGGGAACACCCGCCCTCGAGTCGCCGGCAGTCCCGAGGGCGCCGAGTACGTGATCGCTGCTGACCAGACTCTGCTGGATGAGATCACGCAGACGGCTGCTCCTGCGATGAACCTCGCCCTGGGGCAGCCAGTCGTCGCCCTCTACCACTATCCGTTCTACTCGGCGGCCAGCCTCACGGTGAACGCGAGCAACGACGATCTGTTCCTGAACGACGTCGAGATCCACGGCACCGTCACCCTCGCCTACTGAGGTCCCATGCCCGCCGCCGTCATCGAGATCAACGCCGTCGCGGTCACGTCTTCGACGTTGCCGCTCAACACGCCTGTGCAGCTCTCGAACCAGGACATCGGCGGCGAGACCACGTACGCCTGGACCATCCTGAGCCAACCCGACGGCTCGCCGGTCGACGTCCTGTCGAACCCGGCGATCGAGAACCCGGTCTTCACCCCGACGCGCGAGGGCAGCTACCTCCTGCGGTTGGTGGTGAACGCGGGCGGCGGGGTGAACGAGAAGATCGGGTACGCGGTGGTCGGCGTGGTCATGCTGCGGACGCAGCTCCGCATGCCCGCAGGCGGGGAGATCCTCCAGTACAACACCGTGGTCGGCTGGGCGTTCGCGGTGAACAAGTGGCTGGAGATGCTCGACAAGCTCCGGGGTGACTCCAACGTGGTCATCTGCACGGCGACCGCGGCGATGGGGTTGGGATCGATCGTGCGCTACGCCAGTGCCACCGACATCATCAAGCCCGGCCTCTACGGGCAGGAGACGGTGATGCGGGCGGCGCTGGCCACGGCGACAACGGTGGCGGCGGTGACGGGCGAGCTCGGCGTGGTGATCGCGGTGTGCGACGGCACGAGCATCGGCGCCGGCAAGCTCATCCTGGCGCGTCGGTTCGGCATGTCGGAGATCCGGCCGAGCGGCACGCCGACTGTCGGCGACTTCGTGCTCATCGACAACCTTGGCGGCCCGAGCCTGCTCTACACCGCCACCGTCCCCCGCATCGTGGGGCGCGTCATCGAGGTGAGCGGCGGCTTCTACACCTGGGTGATCGAGCCGGGTCACATCCTCGAGCGCCGGCCGACTTCGGCGCTCGAGTTCGAGATCTGGTCTGGCTCATCGTGGACCACGATCGGCGGCGGCGCCGGCGCGTCGGGTCCGGCGTTCAACACGACCTCGGGGTCGGCGGCCGGGCTCCACGCGCCGCTCAAGGTCAACCAGGGCGAGGTGCTCTACGCGGTCACCCTGGACATCGACCAGGACACGGTGAGCACGATCACCGCCCTCCTGTCCCGGGGCAACTACGTCGCGGGCGTCACGCAGTCCGACGCCATGGTGTCGCCGGCCAGCGCGACCCCGCAGATCTGGAACATCGTTCCGACCGGCGCCCTGGTCCTGCCCGCCGAGCTCACCGCCGACAACGCGTTCTGGCTGTTCATCTCGACCACCGGCGCCGGCAACAAGATCGTGTCCGGGGCCACCGCCTTCGTGCGGCCCGCCAGCCCCTGATCCTGGGCTTCTGGCGCGGCTTTCCCGATTCCGGGTAGCTTCGGCGGGTGGTAATCCAGATCACCGGCGTGCTCGAGGACGGCGCCCCCGCCGCACAGTGGGTGCCGTTCGACGCGCGCGCGCCCATCGAGATCCCGTCCGGCATCACGACCACCATCGTCATGCGCCTGGTCACCCGCGCTGGCGTCGCCGTGCGACTGGCCAGCGGCGACCAGTTGCTCCTGACCGCCCGCGAGTCGACCATCCGGCCGTCGCGGCTCTACTTCACGGCATCCGCCGTGGCGGTCCCCGATCTCGGTCCGGGGATGTACCGGTTCACGATCCAGACCGACACCACCAAGTACCTGGGTGGCCTGAACGGCGTCTACGACGTGCGCTTGGTGCGGTCGGGCTACGCCGACTCAGTCATCCCGACCAGCGCCATCCGCTTCCCCGGGGTCGCGGCGGCGGCAGTTCCGGCACCGGCGGTGGGCCCGGTCATCCTCGATCTATCGCCGGCCGATCTGGGCCCGTCGGTCCAGTCGATCCCGACCACGATCGCCGCCGCCAACGCACTCAGCGGCGCCACGTTCACGGAGATCTGGAAGTGCAACGCCACGAGCGGCAACCTCGTCGGCGCGAACGGGGCCGTGCTCACGAGTGGGGGGAGCGCCGCCAATCGCTACGCCAAGATGGTGCCAGCGTGGGACGGCACCGACTACACGAGCAGCTACCGCGCGATCGAATTCGCCGGCACCGACTCGACGGCGCAGAGCTTCGCTGCTTCCAGCGGTGCCGCCTACGGCCTCTCGCAGTCCGTGACGTGGGTGATGGCGGTCCGGCTTCCTCGAGCGCTCGGTGGTACGCGAGGGATCTTCGGGTGCAAGAGCTCGTCTGACGCGACCGGAGTCGGCTATTGTGCGCAGATGTCGTCGGGCGGCGCGCCGACGCTGGTGGTCTCCGACGGATCGACGTCGGCGACGGCGCAGACCGTCGGGGTCCTCACCGAGCAAGACGCGCTCGCCAACGGCTCCATCCAGTGGATGGCGTTCCAGATGAACCTGACCACTGGCCTCGCCACGGTCATGGCCTATCGGGCCGTCGGCACGCCCGTCGTGATGCCAGCCGGAAGTAAAGTCGCAGCGACGGCGTGGCGCCTGGGCGGCCAGCCCTACCTCTTCTCTGGCGAGGGTCTCCAGGTGCTGTGGATGGGGGTCCTCCTCGGAACCAACGCCGAAGCCTTCACGCTCTCGATGTTGAACGCGATGGACAACGTGTGCCGCGCCCCGGCGGCTCTCGCTGGCCACGTCCGCTACTCCTGCCTTGCGCCGATCATCGGTAGCGACGCCACCGGCGTGCGGGTGCAGATGCTGGCTGGCTCGGCGGTGACGCCGAGCAAGATCGACTTCGCGCACGCCTACGCCGCCGCGGCGACCTCGCCCGGCAAGATCGGGATCCTCTGCGAGCGAGGCACCACCATCGCCGTCGACAACACGACGACGTTGCAGCGGCGCAACCGGCTGCTCAACAGCGACGACTTCGCCAACGCGAGTTGGGTGAAGACCAACGTCACGCCCGTTGCTCGAGCTGGCGAGGATCCGGCGGGCTTTCACGGTGCGGCGTCACTCACCGCGTCGGCAGGCAGCGGCACCGTGACGCAGAACTTCACGGGCACGGCCAGTGAGACGCACACGAACAGCTTCTTCGGGCAGCGCAACCAGGGGACGGACGTCGCAGCTCGACTCTCGCTCTACGACGTCACCGGCGCGCCAGTCGAACTGGCCGGCGTCAACATCACGATCGGCGCGCTGCGTGAGCGGTTCGCGATCGAGGTGCCGGCGGCGACCATCGGCGCCGTGACCGCGCTCCAGTGGCGCCTCACGATCACGACGAGCGGCCACTCCATCTTCGCGTGGGGCGGCCAGGCGCAGATGGGCTGGCTGGGCAGCTACCAGCCGCAGCGGGCCGCACTGATCAGCGCCGACGACACCGAGTTCTACATCGACAACGCCGCCGGCCAAGCGTTCGATATCGTCGGTGGTCGCGTCGAGGTGACGTGTACCGGGCACCACGCCACCGTCGACAGCACCGGCTGCTACGTCTTCTCGACGAACACCGGCGCGGCGAATGAGGATCGGTTCGTCGTCCAGCGGGACGCCCTGCGCTCGACGTATCCGCACGACTCGCAGCACCGCAACGCCGCGGGGACTATCATCGCGCAGATCGCCCGGCCGACCGCGTTCCACACCGCCGAGATCACCTACGCGCACGAGTGGGACTCGCGCTTGCCGATCATCGGTGAGTCGGTCCGCGCGCTCGACGACGTGGGCGCCGTGCGCTACCGCAGCGACGCGGCGTCCGTGGTCCATGCAACTACGGCGTGGACGACCGGGTCTGCGGCGGATCGACTGACGCTGGGGATGCGGCATAACAACGTGGCGCATCTCGAAGGAATCATCACGGCTGTGCGGACGTACGGGCGGGCGACGTGATGCAGCCCACCGCGACCACGGCCTCCACGGGTCAACCGGTCCCGTCGCAGCACATCGTCGACAACAACAGCATGGCGGTGACCGGCATGCTCATCGGCGCGATCATCGCGCTGGCGGGCGCCATCGCGGTCCTGTGGCGTCGCAGCGAGCGCCGTGCCGAGCGCCAACTCAAGGTGGCCGAGGAGACCCGCGAACGCGACGCCAAGGCGGCGGCCGAGGCGCTGGCGCGCGAGGTGGCCCGCACGAACGAACTCGCCAGGGAGCTCGCTGCCACCCGCAGGGAGTTCACGTTGGTCCTCGAGAAGCAGCGCGAAGACTTCGGGAAGATGCTGCACGACACCGTGACGCGGCAAGCCGAGGCCGACCGCACGCGGGACGCCACCATGGCCGACCTGGTCCAGCGTCTCTCGGTCGTCCTGGATGCTGCCCAACGGCGCATGGTACGAGTCAAGGGATGATCACCCCCAAGCGACGACTGCCCACGGACCCGCGCGAACGATCCATCGAGCTCGTTCGCCGCTCGGCGTCATCCCCGCAGGTCCCGCCAACCGGGCTCCCGCCTGACCTCGACGAGATGGTCCGCAAGGGTGAGCGCGAGCGCGCCGTTCTCTACGCTCGCGTGGACGATGTGCTCGACCGCTGCGACCGACTCGCCGAGTCCATCTCCTCCTCCGGGATCGTGGTCGACCTCATCGACGGCGGCGACGACAACAGCCTGGCCCACTCCATCGAGGGCCTGCACGACGCGCAGGCCGAGCTCGCCATCCACCACTGACCCTCCGAGGCCCCGTGAAGTACATCATCCCCTTCCTCTGGGCCGCCGTCTGGCTGTGCCTGCTCGCCTCTTCGGCCTGTGCGCAGTCCGACGTGGGGACCGACCCCGGATTCCTCGCCGACCTCTACCGCGCGATGGTCCACGGCCAGCTCGGCTGGTGTGCGGGCCTGGCGCTCATCGCCATCATCGAGCCGGTCAAGCGACTCCTGCGGACGCGAATCGCCTTCTTCGCAACCAAGGTCGGCGGCACGCTCCTGGCCTTCCTGATGGCGACCGTCACCGGCTGTGCGCATGCCCTCTCGGCCGGCGCTGCCTGGGACCTTGATCTGGCGAGCGCCATCTTCCTCAACGCGGTGGTCGCCATCGGCGGCTACACGGCGATCAAGAAGACCCTGGTGGCGCAGTACCCCTGGCTCGAAAAGATCATCGGGGCCAAGCTCGAGCCTCCGAAGCCAGCGGTCGCGGCCGTCCCGTCCAACTTCGTTCGGGAGAGCGTCTGATGCCGACCGGAGATCTGCCGACCTGCACCTGCCTCCGGGCGTCCTGGCCGCCCTGGCTCGGGGCGTCGCCGTCCGACTGTCCGGTCCACCACCCGCGACACTTCGAGGTCGGCACGGCGCCGCAGGGTCGCCCGGAACCGTTCGTCATCGGCTCGGCCGCTCCGATCTCGACCATGGGCCCGAGTTGCCTCGCCGTGACCGCGGTGGTCGACCGGATGGAGGCGAGTGCCCGCGGCGGCGCCGTGCCCGAGGTGGCCGCGAGCCTCGAGCAGTGGGCAGCGGATCTGCGGGTCGCGCTCCGCGAGGGCTTCGGCCCGGGGGACGCATGCTGACCTGGGTGAGCGCCAAGGTGACCGCCTACCGCAAGCGCGGCTGGGTCTGGCGTGCCATCGCTGTGGGGCTGGTGGTGCTCACCGTCCTTATCGCCTGGGCGGTCTTGATGTGGAGGCGTCGAGCGCAGGCCGCCCGAGAGCACGAGTTGTTCGTGGCGCAGGTTGACGCGCGCGAGGCCGCCGAGCTGGCCCGCACGAACGCGGACGACGCACAGGTGGATGTGCTCAAGGAACGCGCCGCGGCGGCGGCGCGGCGCGAGGATCTGGCCGCTGCGGAAGCCGCGAGCGCACAACTGCGGCATGCAGAGGATCTCATTTCGATCGATCGTATTCGCTCTTGGTCTGATGTGCCTGACGGCCCACGCCGACCCGGTCTCTGACCCGCCGCGGGAGTACGTCCCGGTCAACCTGCCGCAGTGCGAGAAGTACACGATCCCGGGCGTCGGGACCGTCTGCGGCTACTTCGACGTGGGGTCCTGGAAGGCCGTCTTGCGGGCCGATGCCGCGCTCACGCTGGCGCGCGCACAGGTTGACGCCACGGCCCGCCAGGCGGCGGCGGCGCACGAGGAGGCGGTAGCGCTCCGCGACGCCCTGGCGCTACGCGAGGCGGCCCTGGACGCGAGCCAGCGCAGCTTGGTGCTCGAGCGGGCGAACCTCAAGGAGCGAGACTTGATGTACCGCCGAGAGCTTCACCGACCGCGGTGGGGCACCAAGTTGTCCTGGGGCCTCGCGCTGACCGCGACCGCAGCGGCAGTCGTGCTGGGCGCCGTGGTCTACGTGGACCACCGCTGATCGGTTGACCTCGGCCGCGAGCAGTGGCATGGTGCCCTCTCCCTGGGTCGCTACCAGAAGGGGTCGGCAGAGGCGGGGGTTGCAGCCCGTCCCGCGGCCCTGGGACAATGGCCCGAGGGGCGCGACCTCAGAGCCCGTCGATGTCGGAGTAGCTACCCGACCGCTCGACGGGTTCGGCACGTCCGGAGTCTTGCCCGTTGGCATCGGCGCCTGATAGGTTGTCGGCATCACACCGCTCGGGCCTCTGCGCAAGCAAGCTCTACTTCGGGCGGTCTTATGGATGCGGGGGGAGGGAGGGACGTTGCGGCGCACGAGCACCGCGGCGACCCTGGGGTATGCAGACCGATGACAAGTTGCGCGAGGCTGGCGCTGCGGCGCTGGCCAAGGCGATCGCGCTGTTCAACCTCGACGTGTGGGACCCTCCGATCCGCGACAAAAGGCCGGTCGCCGAGCGCTGGCGCGACGTCATCACCGACTGCATCGGCGGCGACGGCAAGGGCAACGGGCTCGCGTGGGGGTGGGAGGGTCGCTACGCCGGTGACGGTGACTACGAGTGGTGCGGCGCGCTCGCCGCGCGGTGCTGGCAGGAGGGCGGGCTCGTGAAGCAGGCGCGCACCGACTCGTGGTCGAGTTGCTACCGGCTCCAGCGGTGGGCGAGCTACCGCGCCGCGAGCGAGCGGGTACTCAACGCCAAGCCGAGCGTCGGCCCGTACCGGCTGTGCGTCGCGCTCGATGAGCATTCGACGCGGATCCCCGATGGCGTCGAGGTGCGCCCCGGTGACATCCTCATCGTGGGTGGCGTCGGCACCGGGCCCGGCAAGCACATCACGGTCATCGAGCGCTTCGATGAAGTTCGCCGCGTCTTCCTCACTCGCGAGGGCAACGGCGGTGGCATCGGCCCCGACGGCAAGCGTCGGCAGGGCATCGTGCGCGGCGAGCGCCCCCTGGGTCTGCCGAGGGGCGCGGCGGAGCCCACGTACCATGCCCGCTGGCTCGTGCGCCCCGCGCCGAGCGACTTGACGCCGTGACCTACCGCGGGTGCTCGCTGCGGGACCGGCCGCAGTAGCCGCCACCGGGCGTGGCCAGCGAACAGCCGACGTAGGCACGGTCGCCGCTGGCGTAGCGGTTCTCGCCGGCCGAGAGGTAGCTGTGGTCGGCCAACGGCGGCGGGACCGGGATGGACGGGGCGGCCGTTGGAGCGATGGCCTGGAGGGCGATGCCCTGCATGTCGATCACCTCCTCACCGCCCTCGCGATGGAAGGCGTGCTGGTACCCGGCGGCCTCGAGCGCCGCTCGGACCTCGGCGTAGGCGGCCGGGCTGACCGGGAGGATGGCGTAGGTGCGGGTCATGCGGATCATCGTCGGCTCCTTCGCGTGTCGATCATGGTGATGTGGCCCTTGCAGATGGCGTAGAGCGCCCGGTCGATGGCGTATTGAGTGCGAGCCTCGGCCAACTCGCGGGTGACGGGCAGACCGAGCCAGGCGACGAGGTAGCGGACCTCCTGGCGCCAGCGCCGGCAGTGGCCGATGCGGGATGGCGTCGCTGCGTGGGCGAGCTCGTGGAGCAGGCTGGCCATCGCATCCCACGGCTCGCTCGCGGGGCCGGCCTGACCGGCGAAGATCTGGATGCACCCGACATCGGCGCGCCGGCCGTCGCTCATCTCGTTCCAGTGGATGCGGCCGAGCTCCGCGAAGGCGCCCTCTGGATCCGGGAAGGCGATGTGCAAGATCGTCCGCTCGGCGCGTCCATGTAGCCGAGGCCAGTTGCGAGCCACCCGCCACAGGGCCCGGATGTTCATCCCCCAGACCGTCCGCTGGGTGCGGATGGTCATGCGGTCGAGCGCCGCCGCCACGTCCATGGTCGCCGCGGCGCTCACTCGTGGCCCGCGGCGACGCGCTCGGCGCGGATGGGGCAGCCGCGCTTGCGGCAGGCGTCCGCGTCGTCGTGGGCCATCGCTCCGCACTTCGCGCGCTCGCACCAGACGTACCCGCCGTCCTCCGACGACGCGAGGTAGTCGTGGCCCCTGGGTACGTCCAGCCGGGCGTCGCCGGGGTCGATGAACGAGAACAGGTTGATCACCTGCGCTGCCTGCCGCGGCGTCAGGGGCTTCTCGTCGAAGGAGACGCCCTCGCTCTCGCGCCCGCGCATCACCTCGTACATGTGCTCCATGCGGTCGCGGTAGTAGCTCTCGGTCCAGCGCTCGGGCGGGACGCGGATCTGCGTGAGGCCGTGCCAGAAGGTCTTGGCGTCCCGAACCTTCATCCGCTCGGCGGCGCCGGTCGGCTTCTTCTTCTGCCACTCGATGAGGGCATTGTAGAACCAGATGACCCACTGGTTGTGGCGTTGCGCGAGCTCGCAGAAGACCTTGTCGCTCACCCCGTCGCGCGGGACCGCCGTGTGGCCCCAATGCGGCGTGTCCTGCGTGCGCCAGGTCCGCTCGTACCCCAGGGAAGCCTCGACGAGCCGGACGTGGTCCTGGCAGCTCTTGACCGTGCCGGCCGGGACGGTCATGGCGCGGGCGATACCGGTCGAGAAATCGAAGAAGACGTGGTAGCTCACGTCGCCTCGGGGTCGGGATCGGCCGAGGCGAGAGCGGGAACGTAGCCCACGAGCTTGCCGAGGTAGTTGAAGCGCCGGGTGAGCCTGAGCAGGGCGGCCATGATCTTGTCGTACTGCGCCTTGTCCTCGCTGCGGTCGCAGCGCTGCTCGAGCGCGGTCACGGCCTGCGCGATGGTGTCGCCGTCCCGGTTGAGGTGGATCAGCGCCTTGCGGAGCTTGTCGTCCAGGGCTTGTGACGGCGGTCCGGCGGTCACTGCGGACCCTTGCGCTCGGCGTCGCGCACGGCGGCGGCGAGTTGGGCCGCGGGGCTACGCGCCTTCGCGGCCTTCCGCTCCTTGGCGTGCCTGGCGATGGTGAACAGCGGGGCCATGGGACTGGTCTTGCCCTCCTTGGCGCGCGGCCACCACCAGTAGAGCGGGTACGAGATGCCGTAGACCGCGATGGCCCACGGGATCGCGAACCACCAGAAGATCGGCGAGTGCGTCGACCGCAGGTAGATGCACAGCAGGATGCCGGGCCACTCGTCGAGGGCGATGATCAGGCGTTGCTGCAACGATGTGATCGGCGGCGCGGCCGGCGGGTGGTGGTGGTGATGATCTGGATCCATGCGTACCCCGGGCCGGGATCGAACCGACGGCCTGTGCCTGGTAAGGGCCACGCTCTGCCTCTGAGCTACCGGGGCGAAGCCACTGCCGCGGGGGCGGTGGCTGTCTACTCGTTCCTCCAACGGGTCGCCGACTACTCGGTGCGCTTCATGGCGGCCTCCTTGCTCTCGACGGCAGTGGCAAGGCGAACCCAGCCGGCACAGCGCGGCCCGCCGGTTGCCCAGCACAGGGCGATGTTGCTGCGCACGTCGTAGTCGTTGCCGAGCTTGCCGGCCGTGCCCTCGTCGAGCATCGCCTGGGTGATGAGCTTGCGGCGGCACTTCGGGCAGACCGTGCCGGCGCGAGCGTGAACCTCGGCCTCGACCTCGGGGGCGCTGGCGCGGAAGTCGAGAAACGTGTCCCGCATGATCCCGGGCCCGGTCCAGGCGTCGGCCGCGGCCTGGAGCTTCCGATCGATGACCGCCAGCGCGGCCTCGGCGTCATCGAGCCGGGCGCGCAGGAAGGCCAACTCGTCCAGGCGAGCGGTCTCGCTGGGCGGACCGGAATCGATCGTCCCGGCACCGGGCAGCGGTTCGGCGCCCGCGATCTCGGCCTGGAGGGCAGCCTGCAACTCGGCCACCGGGTCGTGAACCCCTGCGCTCCCGGACGTCGCGATGGCGAGCATGGCGAGCTCGTGGGCGCTGGGATCGTTCACGCCACCAACAGCGGCGACGATGACCTCGATGGCCTCGGCGCCGGCTGCCACGGCACTGGCGAGATGCCCCTCGGAGACGAGGGTGCCGCGCAGCGACCTCGCCAACGCGGCGGCGCGCGCTGTCGAGGTGAGGGGCTGGACGGTCCACGGCACGCCGTAGCCGGCCCTGTCGAAGAGATCCACCAGATGGTCGTTGATCTGCTCGGCCAGTCGCCGCAGGTGCTGCAACAGGATCGTCAGGCCCCGGTCCATCCGGGAGCCCGGGGCGATGCGACGCAGAGCCGGGGCGTCGCCCTCGAGCGCGAGGCGGACCATACCGCCGTCATCGACGTGTTTCATGCGCCTGAACATACGCACGAACCACCAGCCCCGTCAAGCAATCAGCACCGCTCGCCCCACTCCTCGTCGCTGCAATCGCTGGCCTTGCAGTCGCAGTAGAGCCCGCCACTGCGCAGGATGCAGCACGTCTCGTGGAAGGACGGCGAGCCGTATGGCCAGCGGTCTGGCGGCACCGGGCGCAGGAGCCGGGCGCTGTTGGCGTTCAGGTCGGATGGGCGAGGGCCGGTCCATGTCGCTCGGTCGCTGATCACCACCACCGCCCACGCTCCTCGGCATCCTCTTGGGCGACGAGGAAGGTGTGAAGGCAGTACGCCTCGGTGAACTTCGAGACGACGCGCAGGAAGACGGCGACCGGGATGGTCTGCGGCACGCCGTTGAGCGCGCCGGTACGGAGGGCGACCGCATCGACCGTGCAGGAGCCGGAGGGCAGGCCACCGGAGCCGCGGACAGCGGGCGTGAACTGGACCACGGCAGTCCCATCGAAGGCGCCGTCGTAGTGAACGCGAGCCTCCCCGAAGGGCGAGCAGTCGACGACGAGGGTGTGGGACATGGCGGGGCTCCGGTCAGGCTGCGAGGTCGGAGACGTCGGGGAACTCGCGATGCGCCACGCCGTCGAGCTCCGGCATCTCGATGAGGCCGCCGGCCTTGAGCCGGGAGAACTCTCCCATGGAGATGCCGCCGCCGCTGGCGTCGTGCTCGGGCGCCAGGAGGGACCGCTGGTGCCGTTCCTGGCGCTCGGGGCCCTGCGCCTGCTTGAGCCAGAACGCGGTGCCCGTGTTGCGGCAGGCGTTGCGCAGCGCGCGCAGCCACTCCACGTCGCACGGCCGCGCGTTGGGCCCGCTCTCGCAACCTCCAATAATCCACGAGATTCCCTCGACGCCGAGCCAGTGGCCGGCGCTGCACTCGCAGTCGTGCTCGCTGCACCACGGTGTTCCATCGTCGGCGAAGGTGATGTGCTCGGTGCCATCGCCGTAGCCGGAGTCGATGCAGTGCTCGCACCGCATGAGGTCGAGCTCCACCAACCCGAGCAGCGGTTCGCACGACAGGAACCGGATCACGGCCGGCGTCCGCAGGAGCTGGGGAACGCGCTTCTCGGCGGTGTCCTGGTTCTCGACGGACGTTCCGATCCACGCGTTCACCAGAGGCCACTCGATCTCGGCGGCCTGGGTGATGAACTTCGCGTTGTAGTCCGAGCGCTCGAAGTCGGGCCGCGCGATGCAGGCGTACTCCCAACACACCATCGCGTGCTCGTCGTAGTCGAGGGCCCGCCCACGCTCCTTCGCGCGCTGGGCGACCTTGGCGTCCAGCCAGGCGAACCACTCCGGCATGCGCGCGGTGCGCTTGGTGAGGAGTTGAAAGGTGTGCCGGCCGCTCGCCGCCATCACCCCGAAGATCGCGGCGATCTCCTCGTTCGTGATGTCCTCGTGGAACATGTCGGACATCGAGTCGACGAAGATCTTGCGGGGCTTGGTCCACGCCAGCGGGATCGACAGCCGCTCGGCGACGAACTTGACGACGCCGGTCCAGTGCGGCTTGCCGCCCTTGAGCTCGATCACGTCGTCGTAGAGCGTGTTCCCCATGCGCTTGATGCGCAGGGCCTGGCGCTCTGCGTAGCACCAGCGGCATCCTTCGCTCTCGTGCTCGCAGCCGATCGTAGGGTTCCACGTCTCGCCCTGCGAGCCGTCGTCACCCTGGGTCCACGAGATCTTGGTCTTGGTCATGCGGGCGGTCCTTGGTCGAGCAGGCGGAATGTGAGCGCGAGGACGACCGGGTTGCTCGCCCACGATGCCGAGGTGTCGACCTCGGAGGTGAACTGGTTGACCCGGGGCCACGGCCGCGGCACTCGCACCCGCCGTCGTCCGTTCAAGGTGTCCCACAACTCGCCGAACCGCACCACCGGATTGAACGTCTGCGCCGCGTCGGTCCAGGGCTCGATGCCCTCGGCGTAGGCGTCGGCCTCGCTGATCGAGCGCACCCGCTGGACCCGGAGGTCGGTGAGCTCGAGGCTCATGCGCGAGGCCCACCGCGGCATGAAGCGCGGCGACTTCCAGCGGGTCCAGACGTGGAAGTTGCCGGGGTCGCGCGGGTCGTGCCCGTCGGCCTTGAACATCATGTAGTGCCGCGACCGTCCGCGCTGCTCCGGGTCGGCGCCGTTGATGTCCTCGCGCTCGGCGAACGTCTCGCGGACCCACAGGGTCCCGCCAACCGCGCCGAATGGGCTGGTGATCGGGATCGTGGTGGTGCCCCGGGCGTCTTCGTGAACGAGCCCGCCGTACCCGTCCTTGCCGACCTGCACGGTCCAGTCGAAGCGGTCGAACAGCCTGGCCTCGTGCTCGTTGAGTCGCAGGACGCGGCGGCTCTGGACCTTGGTCCCGACCCGGATCTTGGGGATGGAGTCGCCGGTGAAGACGATCGGATACTCGGTCACGGCGACGGTTCCTCGATGGTCATCAGGTCGGCGACCTTCGCGCGCAACGCCAGCGCCTCGGCGCGCCAGTTGTGCTCCTCGCACAGCCCACCGTACGCGCGCCAGCACAGCGACAGGCAGCGGTCGCACTCGCAGCCGCCGGGACAGGCGTCGAAGTCGGCCGGGGTCGCATGGGGCTTGTCGCAGCGATGGCAGTTGTCCGGGACGGGCTTGCTCATGCGGCCTCGAGATCGTCGGTGTAGAACCAGCGGTGGCGGTTGTTTCCGAGAACGACCAGCCGCTGGCTGGTCGCGGGCGACGTGTCGATGATGACGCCGCGCAGCTTGCGGGCGTTCTTGGAGCGGACGTAGGCGCCTACGGGCAGATCCTCGGTCGGCTCGGGGCCGGTCACGCCAGCACGCTCCTCGCCCGGACGCGGAGTCCCTGAATCTCGAGGCGTCGGCAGATCACCAGCACGGTGTCCGCGTGGTCTTGTGCCACCACCTCGGCCGACAGCGGCTCCAACGTGACGATGGCGAAGTCCCGGAAGTAGAGATCACCTGGCTGACGTAGGCGACCTGGGCAAACCGAGCTCCCATGTACAGGTCAACCACCACGGCGACGATCATGTCCCTGGTCATGACCGCCATCCCGACCGACAGAGCGGACAAGGTCAAGGATTCCAGCCCTTCGGTGCCCGCCAACCAGCGGCCAGGGCGGTCGTGGCCCACTCCGGCCAGGGTCGGTTGGTCGGGTGCTTGTAGGCGGTGTTGGCGACCTTCCGAGCGGTGTCGGCATCCTTCTCCCTGTGCCAGTAGAACCCCGTACGGTCCTTGCCGTCCGGCGTCACCGTGGCGGCGGCCTCGCTTGCGACGCGGTGGTTTCGGCCAGCGTCATCGCAGGCGTCGCCGAGACAGAGCCCCTCCTCGCGACCATCAGCGCCGTCGACCTCCCAGCACACGCGGTGTTGGTAGTGCTCTCCGGCCACCATGTAGACGATCAGACGGTCCGCCATGCGGCCTCCAGATACGCGGCGTCCCGGAGCTTGCCGGACAGGCCGTGCCTGGCGAGCAGGGTGACGATGTCCGTCATGGCTTCCGTGGACGGCACGATCCACGCGAGACGCCGCAGGTGTGCAGGTCGAGTCCGTGACGCTCGGCTTCGTCGACCAGAGGGTCGATGTGGTGGATGTTGTCCGAGGTCGCCCACAGGTCGATGAGACGTTGATGGATGACCTCGGCCGGTTCGTCCATCAACTCGACCACAACGCGGTAGCCCAGACCTCCGGCGCTGTGCGCGCAGGTTGTAGACGGCGAGCGTCGGGTACCCGAAGGCGAATGCTTCCGTGTGCTCGGGCGGGCTCGGCGATGGCTTGGGTGCGGATCGGTGCGCCATCGGATCAGCCTTCATCCGGCGGCGGCGCGAGCTCGCCGGGCGCGAGCTCGCCGGGCGTGACCACCGACCACCGACCGCCGGTGCTCACGATCCGCCCGGCCTTGCGGAGCCGCAGAACGGTCCGGTCGTACCTGGGCATGCTGAGACCGGTCACTTCCTGGATCTTGGCCGCCTTGTCCGCACCGCCCGCGATGGCTTCGCAGACCAGATCCTCGTCCTCTTCGCTTCGCGTTTTCATGCGCCTGAACGTACGCGCGAACCACGCAGTCGTCAAGTGCTCAGGTTCATCGCCGGGGGCCGACGTGGTCGCCGTTCACGATCCGGACGAAGTCGGGGAAGTGCAGATAGCCAGCGACCTCGGGCGGGAACAGAGCGATGAGGGTCTGCGCCGCCGCAGCGACAACGGGCTTGCAGGTGGCGCAGATCCACTCAAGCTCGAGCCCGTTCCGCACGTTGGCGATGTGGGTGGCGCCGTGCTCGCGGCCTTCGCGAACACTGCTGAACTCCCCGATCTCGGCCTTGCAGACGATGCAGTGGATCACGCGGTCCTCCTGGCGGCCTTCGCCAACTCGGCGAGCCGCAGCCGGTGGTACTCAGCCTCGGTGATGGTGCTGACCTGGAGGTCGCGGGAGCCGAGGCTGTGGCCGCAGGGCGTGATGATGATCGGACGCGACATGCCGTAGGGGATGAAGTCGTAGAAGTAGACCCGACCGCAGCCCTTCGCGCGACAGCGCATGAACCGGCGCTTCATGCCGCGGCGGATCGGCGGCACCTTCGCCTTGGCGGCGGTCATCGGTCGAGACCCACGTCCACGCCGTCGACCAGGATCATGGCCGGGCAGTCGAGGTCGTCGGGAGTGAGCGAGTAGGGCAGCCAGTCCTTCTCCTTGTCGAGGTAGTCGAGCCCCGAGACGTAGCGGATGACCAGCGTGGGGTCGGCGCTCTCAGGCGGCGCCTTGTACCAGAACCGGATCGGCTTGCCCTGCTGGAGCACCTCGGACCGGCGCAGGGCGCGCGCCACGGTGAGGGGCATCTTGGCCTCGATAGCGGCGAGGAACTCATCCATCGCCTTGTCGCAGGCTTCGGCGGCGAGGTCCGGGGTGATGAAGCCGTCGCCCTGCTTGACGATGCCGGTACCACCGTCTTGGAGGCTGCGAGCTTCGTCGGAGAAGAGGTACCAGAGGTGCCGGCCCGGATTGACGATCTCGACCACGCCGCACAGCGGGCCGTAATCGCGCTCCGAGCGTTGGCGCCAGTGGCCGGTGATGGGCTTCCAACCCGGGTTCACGGCGTGACCTCGGACTGCGGCACGCCGTAGTTGCCCTCTTGGATGACGATGGCGCCGGGGTCGCGCCGCCCGGGGCGCTCGACCCAGACCCGACAGTCCATCTCCACGGCGAGTTGCCGCAGGAGGTCGATGCCCTCGTCCTCGTCGAGCCGCGAGCCGTCGCGGACCCACACGTCCCGGAGGCGCGGCGCCTGCCGCATGGCGATCGCGAGCGCGCACCGGAGCTGCTCGGCCTGCGAGGCGTTCGAGAACACGGCCCCGCCGAGCTTGAGGCCGTCCTCGGTGACCTCCAAGTCCGGCACCGGCATCTCGGCGGCGGCGAGCTGCTCGGCCTTGCTCGCGTCGATGGCCTTGAGCCGCTCGGTGAGCCGCTCCTGCTCCACGGAGCGATCGCGGATCTCCGCTTCGGCGGCGGCGATCTGACGGTTGGTCGCCGCGGCGGTGGCCTGCCAGCGGCCGTAGTTCTCGCTACGGTTGGCCTCGGCCTGGAGCTCGCGGCGGCGCTCCTCGAACCCGGCGAACGTCTCCTCCGTCGGGACCTGCGCGGCGGCCTCGGCGACTGTGGCGACGCCGACCAAGCGCCGCTCCATGTTGGCGGCGAGGGTGGCGCGCGCCGCGACCAGCGCGGCCTCGAGCTTGGAGATCTCGGCGTGGTTGCCGTCGATGATCTGGTCGAGCGTGGCCAGCCGACCAGCCAAGGCGACGTGCTTGGCGCGCGCCTCGTCGGCGGCGCGGCGCTGGGCGGCCACCGCTTCGATCTCGGCGGTGATCTCCGAGATGCGCCGCGCATCCGCGGGCGACTCGGTCATCGGGAAGATCTTGGCGCGGACGGCCTGGGCCTGCTTGAGCAGGCGACCCACGCCGGTGCGCTCGGCGAAGAGGCGGTCGCGCTCCTCGTCGAGGCCGGTCACGTCGATTCCGACCAGGGCCAGGAGGATGGCCCGCTGCTCCTTGGCCGGGCGCGAGATGAAGCCGATCGGATCGAGGAAGCGGCCGGACACCAGGGTGTCGAGCCACGCCTGGGGCGGGGTGATGCGCCCGTCCGGGCCGGTGATGGTGAGGGTGGTCTTGCCCTTGGTCGTCGCGGTGGTGGCGGTGATCGTCCGGCGGATCAGGTAGTCCCCGCCGTTCAGGTGGATCTCGACTTCGGCCTTGTCGGCGCCCCATCGGACCGCGTCGTCCGGGATGGCATCGGCGCCGAAGAAGGCGATGGACAGCGCGTCCATGAAGGACGACTTGCCGGCCTTGTTCTTCCCGGCGACCAGCAGGACGTGGGCGTCCGCGCCGGGCTCGATGTGGACGTGCGCGATGCGCTTGACGTTGCGCACGTCGACCGCAGTGATCTCCAGACGCGACTCGCGTGTGTTCATGCGCTTGAACATACGCACGAACGCCGTACCCCGTCAAGGGGTCAGTTCGCGGGAGGCGGCGTGATCGGAGCCAACTCGTCGACCACCGGCGGCGCCGGGACTTCGGGCTCGGCGATCTCGAGCGGCGCCGGGTCGGTCTCTGCCTCGCACTGCGGCGGCACGGCATCTGGCACCGGCCGCTCGACCGGATCGACGGGCGCCCCCGACAGGGAGACGCCGACCAGCGTCGCGACCGCGCGGAGTTCGTCCGGTGGCTCGGCGCTCACGCCGACCTCGGCGACCAGGAGCGCGACGAGCACCGTTCGAGGAGTCGGCAAGGTGCGCTCGGCGCCGGCGCCAGCGGACCAGCCGGGATCGCCCGCGAAGATCGACTCCGGGTCGAGGCCACCCGCCTTCGCCACCGCCTTGACCGTGGCCGGGGCCACGATGCGGCGGGCCGTGAACGTGAGCATCACGTTGTCGGTGAGGACGCCGCTGCTGGCGATGACCGCCTTCACGAGCTCGGTCTCCTTGGCGTTCCGCGCGTCCTTGGCGGCGCGCATGGTGGCGCGGGCGGGGTCAGCGGCGGCTTCTGCTTTGGCGGCTGCGCTCTCGGGCTGGTGCCGGACGGCGTTGCGGATGGGCGCCGCGACCGAGCGCTCCACGTAGAGCACCCGCGGCCGTCCGTCCTGATCGCGCAGGAGCGCGCGCTCGGGGGTGAAGCCGGCGGTCGCGACCGCGGCCTCCCAGGTCGAGCCCGGCATGAGCGGGCAGTCGCCCTCGGGGTCGACGTAGCCCGACGAGCGCGCGACCATCGGCCGCGCACCGTGGCGCACCAGGAAGGTGAGGTCCGGGTTGCGGTCCACGACCTCGTACTCCTCGCTCACGGCGAGCGTGGCCGCGCGCTCGTAGGCGTGATCCATCTTCCCCTGCCAGCACTTCGGCACCGCGCACATGTCGGCGGCCCCGGCGATGTCAGGGAACAGGTCCGGCTGCTTGCCGGTCCGATTCGGACAGTCGTTGCACGAGCCCGGCTTGCCGTCTGCCTTGGGCATCGTCTTGTCATTGAGGGCCCACTCCACGCTGTCCTCGTCGAGCGGCGCCAGGACGTGCCGGCGGATCCACGAGTTCATGTCGGCGTCGTTCGAGATCCGCTTGTCCTTGATGGCCTCCCACAGCACGTTCTGTTGCTGCGAGGCCGGGATCATCGCGATCCGCCGGGCTTGGTCGTGGGTGAGCGCACCGTCGCCGTACGCCTTGCGGCACTTCGGCGAGAGCCGGAGCAGGCGCAGGCGTTCGCGGATGAAGGAGACCGGCTTCTGGACGCGGCGCGCCAGGGTGCGCAGGTCGTGGGCGAACTGCTCGGTGAGAAGGTGGAACTGGTGGGCCTCGTCGAGCGGGTGCGAGAGCTCGCGGTCCGCGTTCTCGCGGTACTGTGCCTCGATCACCTCGTCGTCCGTCATCTCTCTCACCTCGACGTCCACGAACGCGAGGCCGGCGGTCACCGCGCCGAGCTTGCGGCGGTGGCCGAAGACGATCTCGAGCGCGTTGGGATTGTCGTGGGGGATGCGGCAGACGATGCGCTGGAGAATGCCGTTCTCGGCGATCGACTTGGCGAAGTCGCGCTTGTCCCCCCAATTGGTGCGCTTGTGGAAAGGGGAGTCGATGAGCGATGCGGGTTCGGCCCGGCGGATGACGGGTGGCGGAGCGGGGGTAGGCGTGGAGTCGGCGGTCATGAGCACCTCGGGGGTTGGGTCACGCCAGCACGTAGACGAGCTCGTGCCGCGCGCGGGTCATGGTGACGTAGCGCAGATTGGCGGCTTCGATCACCTCGATCGGAGAATCGGTGGCACGCGGTGGCGTGAACGACGTGGTCAGCATCCAGACCCGGTCGGCCTCGAGCCCCTTGGCCTTGTGGACGGTCGAGCACACGACGTGGCCGGTGGAGCCGTCGTCGTCGAACAGGTCGTGGATGCGCTGGACCATCTCGTCGATGGTGTCGCAGTCGTCGAGGATCGCATCGAGGACGGCGCCCTTGTCCTTGGCCAACGCCTCGGCCTGCTCGCTCTTGCGCGCGCGGGCGGTGCGGACCTCGCGGTCCTGCCAGGCGGCGATCCGCTCGGCCATCTTCACCATGTCGCCGCCGGTGCCGCGAGCCAGCCGGCGCACGAGCGCGCTCATGGTGGGCGCCAGGTCGGAGCCGACCACGCGGGCGCGGGTGCCAGCGCGCAGCATGCGCAGGCAGGCCAGCACCAGGATGGCGTTGGTCCTGCCGATGACGAAGTCGCCGGCCCTGGCACCGGTCGCGAGATCCTTCCACGCGCAGGACCGTACGGTGCCGTCGGGGGCGCCGGGCGCTGCCTCGATGTCCGGGACGATCGACTGCGCCTCCTTGACGATGAGGCGCGCGCAGCGGTGGGTGATGGTGAGCTTATACTCGCGGGCCTTGAGACCGGTGCGGATGCGATCGAGTGCGTCGGGGAAGGCCCCTCTCCACGAGTAGAGCGATTGCCGGTCGTCTCCGAGACCCATGAACCTCCCGCCTTGCGCGCGGAGGCTGGTCGACAGTCGGAGTTGCGCCAGGTTGAGGTCTTGCAGCTCGTCTACGACCACAATGTCCGAGCGTTCGGTGGGCAGCCGCATCACCAGCGGCAGGTACAACATGTCCGGGAAGCTGATCACGCCGTCCCGCTCAACATCCAGCGCTCGGTCCACCACGGTCGCCGCCGCCCGCAGTACCCCGGTCCGGGTCCAGGCTGTCTCCGCAAGCTCTTCCGCGCTGGGCATGACGCCTATCCGCACTCCGACCCGTTCGATCTCCTCGGTGTCGGTGGCCTTGTCGGGCGCCATCTCCTTCGCCGCACAGGCCAAGTCGGATACCGCGTCGATCACCAGGACTGGCTCGTCGGCGCCGCACACCTCGAGCGCTTGACGGCGCTCCCGGTTGCGGTCGATGGCGACCCCGCGGAAGCGGCGATCCACGGCGGTCTTGCCGATGCCGTGGAGGGTGCGCGCACGCACGCCGGGCGGCGCCTTCCGGAGCAGCTCCTTGGCGATGTCGGTGTTGAACGCGCACAGGATGGCGCTCTGGCCGCGGGGGCGCTTGGCGACCGCTTGCAGAAGCGTCCAGGTCTTCCCGGTCCCAGCTCGCGCGCGAACGATCAGATCGCCATCTTCGCCCGAAGCGACCGCAGCGATCACATCCTCCTGCTGCGCGGTCGCTTCGACGGTCACGACTTCTTGCAGTGGTCGCAGGTGCCGGGCTTCTCGACGGGTCCACCGCAGCCGGGACAGAGCGGATCCTTCTGGTCCTTGGCACGGGCCTCGGCGGCCCGCTCGGCAACCCGACTCACCGTGCCGCGCTTCGCCGGGACGGGTTCCGGCTCGGGCCGCCGAGGTGCTTCGGTGCTGCGCTCGAACGCCTCGCGCATGTCGGCCGGGATGGCGCCGGTATCGGCTGCCAGAGCCAGGGGGGCGGCCCCCGCCATCGGCGTCCCGTCCTTGGCGTTCTCCACCGTCGTCCGGGTGAGCGGCATGATCACGACCTCCTCTCCGCGGGCTTCGATGGCATCGCGGAGCTCGTCGGGATCGTAGAAGCCGCCGGTGATGTCGGAGTAGTTGAAGCGCATGGTCTTGGTGCAGGCGCGCCACAGGAGCATGACGTCCTCCTGGGTGTTCCACTGGTTCCGCGCCGGGTTCTTGCCCTTGTCGCAGAACCCCATCCGCTTCGCGGCGGCGTGCGTGTAGCTCATCTCGGTGGGCTCGGACTCGCCGAGGCGGAGCGTGCGCCAGGTCGCGATCTCGTCGGTCGTGACGACCGGCTTGATCCACTTGCAGAACTGCGACCGTCGCACGAGGGCGAGTTGGGTCTGGGCCGGGACGCAGACCTTGCCCTCGATCACGTAGAGCGCGGCCGACTGCATGATGTTGAGGCCCATCTGCTTGCCGGCCATGAGCATGTACATCACGTCGTTGGGACTGCCACGCACGACCTCGGGGACGAACACCGTGTTGGCCAGCCACCGCGCGAAGCGCCACATCTCGTCCCAATTGGTGGGCTCGAAGCCCATCGGGAGCACCGGAATCATGGGGCGGACGAGCCGGGTCTCTCCGTCCTTGGGGGGCTCGGCTGCACCGCCACCGTTCGCTGCGGCACTGGCGGGTGCGGTCTTGGCGTCGACTGCTGGCGCATTGGGCGCGTCGCTGGGCGGCGTCTCGGGGTCGGACGGCGGAGGGCGATCGCCATCGCCAGCCGGCACCGGCGTCGCCGCGGGAGGGTCGATGACGGCGAGGCCGTCTGAGGTCTTGGTGACGGTGAACCCGGACGCCGCGATGGCGCCGGTGGAGAGCTCGGTCTGGGTGTTGGGGGGCATGGGTCTCACTTCTTCCATCGGGCGTGGGGAACGGTGAAGGTACGGCTGGCCTCGCCGAGGTGAGCGGCCTCGTGCCGCTCCCGCTCGACGGCATTCCAGCCGAGGGCTTGGTAGAGGACGTCGATGGCTTTGCGCCACGAGAGCTTGCCGGCGCGCGTGGCCCACGAGATCGGGCCGAGATGCGTCTCCGTGCGCTCGTGCTCTCCCATCGCGTCCTTGACGGTCTGGCTCAGGGCCTCGAGCCTGCGGTCCGCGTCCTTGCTGGCGAGCCAAGCGGACTTGAGGTCTCGCACGATCTCGTCGAGAGCCGGCGACGCCTTGACCACCGAGCCGCCGATCGAGGTCTTGTACTTGCGCCGGAGGTGGCGGTTCCACCCCTCGCTTCCGTCGGGGCTGGGCTCGATGCCTTTCAGGATGTGCTTGGCCCAGAAGTCCTCACCGATGGTGAGGAGGTCGGCCACGAAGTCCTGGTTGATGGTCCAGGTCCAGTTGCGGCGGACGTGGGTGTCCATGAGGGCCGCGAGGCTGGCGTGCTTGATTGACCACAGGTCGCCGTACCAACTCGCCTGGATGACCATGCTGGGCGGCACCGGCTCATCGGCGTCGGGCTCGCGCGAGTAGACCATCGAGCCGTGGTAGCCGTGGGTCTTCACCTCGACGACCCGTGCCCACCAGTCGTGGATGCCGGGCGGCGTAAACTGGAGGAAGGCGTTGCAGTCGGGGATGTACAGCTCGTCGACCGTCGGGATCTCGAGCCCATCGGCCGACCCGCGCTGCCACTCACGACCCTTGCGGCAGACCAGCGGCGGACGCCAGACGGTGACCGGGCCGCCGGGGCGGGGCCAGAACTCCCCGCCCTTGATGTAGAGGTCGCCGAGGATGCGGGGCTCGAGGTACTGCCCCATCCACAGCCGGTCGGTGTTGTCGCGGCGCGTCTCGGCCCACTCCGGCCGGACGATCGAGTCGTAGACCTCGATGGCGTTCTTGAACGGGTTCTCGTTGCAGATGGCGCTCATGTCCGATCCGCCGAGCCCGCCCTGCCGTCCTACCAACCACTTCGATCGGTCGGCTTGGTCCGCGATCCAAATGAGATCCTCGGCCGCTTTCCGGGCCTGCGCTGCGTCCATAAAATTATCCCTACCACGCGCCTCTGACGCCTGTCCACGGTTTCGGGCGACACCCGATGCGGACCTTGCCGTGATTGGGCTCGGCCGATAGGGTCCCCTCGTGACCGAAGCCGCTGGCATGCTTGGTGATCCGCAGCCGGAGGTGCGGCGCATCGGGCGACCCGCCGAGCGGGAGATCCCACGAACCCACCTGCACGACTGGATGGGGAGCCAGAAGATCTCGAGCCAAGCCTTCCACCAGAAGTGCGCGGACATCGCCGTCTCGCGGAAGATCTCGGTGGAGTTCGTCCCCACGAAGAGCTCGGTCGATGACATGAAGGTGGCCCGGTTCTACCCCTCTCTCGTGGTCGCGTATCTCATCGAGATTGCGACCGGCGGCGACATCGGGTTGAAGCAGTGGGCGGACGACATCAAGCGGCACGGGACCCGGCACGGCAAGCGGCATACCAGCCGGGCCAGCACGCGCGCCGGAAGCACGGCGTAAGGGATACGGTTTCGGGCAACACCCGAATCGTTTGACGGCTGACGCGGGCTCGTGTTAGTCGAATGGGGGAATGCATGGCGTCCCACACGACCGGTGGCCTCTATTGGCCGTCGGGTCCTGGCTGTGGTCGCTCGAGCATTCCCACCTCCGCGTGTACCTCGCCCTCACCTCCCTCGCCGCCCCCGAGCCGATCGTGGTTCGCGTCCCCGTTTGGGGCGAGGTAAGCCTGCGTCGGGGCGACGTTCTCACCACCCTGGACCGCCTTGCTGGAGCGGCCAAGGTGACCAAGGCTGTCGTGCGCAGCGCCCTCAAGGCCCTCGCCGCCGGCCCGCAGCGCGACGGTCGCGACCCCGCGATCGTGGTGGACCCTCGCCTGCGAGGATTCACCATCATCGCCGTGTGCAGCACAGCAAGCAGCACAGGGTCCAGCACAGCCGATAGCACAGCGGCGGCGGCGGGAACCGCGAGCAATGTCGAGCAGATGCCGGCCCCGGCCAACCTCGAAGAGCACAGCAAGCAGCACAGGGTCCAGCACAGCGAGCAGCACAGCGCCGCCTCCGACAGCACAGCGAACAGCACAGGCAATCGCACAGCCACTACCACGGAAATGACGAGCAGCCGCATTGAGTTGCCAGTCTCGTCTGACGTGGGACAGCACAGCGAACAGCACAGGCAATCGCACAGCCACCCCCCTGGGGATGGGTCTGGCACGCAACCTGCTCTCTTCTCAGATCCGGATCAGGTTCCGGGAGACTCCGGATCTCCGGAGATCTATCGAACTATTGTCGGCGATTCCGAGGCTGACACCTACATCCTCCCCTCCCCCGAAAGCCTCTCGGCCGAGGAGACCCCCGAGACGCGCACCAAGGCGTCGCGGATCAGCCCCCAGGCGTGGAAGGCCGCCGACTACCTGCGCGCCAAGATCCTGGACGAGAACCCCGAGGCCGCCATCGGCAAGCGGCCGTGGTCGGCGCACAAGCAGACCGGCCTCCGGCTGGCCTGGGCCGAGGAGTTCCGCACCATGAAAGAGCGCGACGGGCGCCGCTTCGAGGACGCCAAGACGCTCATGGACTGGCTGTTCGGTGGCCAGTTGAGCGAGTTCAAGTACGTGGTCCACAGCCCGTCGGCACTCCGAGCGAAGTGGGACCGCATCGTCTTGGCACGGAAGAAGGAGGCGGCACCGAAGACGGCACCGCCGAAGCCGTCGTCAGTGATGCCTCGCAAGACGGAGGCGCTCTGATGCGGATGCGCGAGCCCAAGCCAGGACGGGTCCTGCCCCACAACCTCGACGCCGAAGCCTCGGTGCTCGGCGGCATCCTCTTGCGCAACGAAGCTCTCAGGATGCTCGACACGCTCGAGGTCGAGGACTTCTACAGCCCGAAGCACCAGGCCGTGTTCGCGGCAATGCGCAACCTCGAAGCCACGGCGGTCCCGATCGACCCGGTCACCGTGGACGAGGAGCTCCAGCGGCAGAGCAAGAGCGCCGCGGTGGGTGGCCTCGGCTTCATCGGCGAGCTCGCGCTGCGCGTGCCGTCGGTCGACAACGTCCTCCACTACGCCGCCATCGTCCAGAAGCATCGCAAGACGGTGCTCCTGATCAAGGCCCTAGCCGAGTGCATGGAGAACTGCTACGACGCGCACGGTGACTTGAACGAGGACGAGGACTGGCAGGGCGACGAGGCTGTGCGTCGATCCCACGCCAAGCTGATGTCCCTCGCTGGCAAGCAGAGCGACGGCGCGCGCACGGTCGGGCAGTTGATGCGGGCGGAGATGAAGGCGGTCTACGAAGACCTCCAGTCGATGGAGGCCAACCAGGGCTTCATCGTGGGCGTGCCATTCGGCATCACATCGATCGACAAGAAGATCGGCGGCCAGCCCATCGGCGTCGTCACCGCCATCTACGGCGGCAGTGGCCACGGCAAGAGCACCATCCTGGGTGCTGGCGCCGCCGCGGCGTCTGCGGCCGACGTACTGGCCTACGTCTTCTCGTGCGAGGACGCGAGCGAGTTCTGGGGCGCGCGCTCACTGGCGCAGGAGTCCGGGGTCCAGACCCAGCAAATCGTCGCTCGCACCCTCACCCGCGACGACCTGGCCCGCTTGAACCACGCGCTCCTGCGCGCCGACATGCGCCGCGAGCAGGTCATCCCGTCGGCGGGCTGGACCATCGACGACATCATCAGCGATGCGCTGGCGCGGCGGTACCGCGACCAGGCCATCCTCGGCGGCAAGAAGCGCCGCGCCGCGCTCTACCTCGACTACCTCCAGGTGGTCCGGATCTCGGCGCAGTTCACGCCCAAGGAGCGCACGCAGGCGATCGCGTACATGCTCGACCGTCTCCAGTGGCTGGCGCAGGGCGCGGGTTCCACCGATCGCGAAGATCGCTGGGCGGTGATGGTCGCGTCCCAGGTGAAGCCCGAGGTGAGCAAGGAGCGGCGGGCGCCGTCGCTCGAGGATTGGGTCGACAGCGCGTCGATCAAGACCGTGCCGAAGCTCATCTTCGGCTTCGACCGCCCGGCCACCTACGACCCGCAGGCCGATCCCAAGCGGGGCAAACTCACCTGCCTCAAGCGCAGCCAGGGCAATGCCGAGATCCACGCCGACGTGGAGATCGACCTCTCCGTCCACAGCGTGTGGGACATCAACGACCCGTCGCCGCCGCAGTTCGGGAGGCTCCTGTGACCCTCGACTACTCCATCGACACCGGCGACTACCTGGCGATCGCACCGTCCATCCCGAGCCGCTCGTTCGATCACGTCTTCAAGGACTCGCCCTACTCGAATCGCACCCACGACAACTACCGACAGGGCGGTGGTGACGAGAAGCGCCGCGGCGTGCGCCAGGCCGTCTCGACCGGACGCGACCTGGCCTACTCCGCGCTCACCCCGGCTCACCGCCGGCAGTGGGCCTACGAGTCGGCGCGCATCGCGCGGCGCTGGGTGCTCGCCTTCACCGATGACGCTGGCATCGACGGCTGGAAGACGGACTTCGAGGCGGCGGGCCTCATCTACGTCCGGCTGCTCGTCTGGGTGCGGGGCGCCGAGGACATCGATCAGGAGACGGTGACCACCGCGGTCCGCGGCCGGAAGGGGGCACCGCAGTTCACGGGCGATCGTCCAGCTCAGGGCTGCGAGTTCATGGTCCTCTGCCACACCGCCGACACCCCGATGCGGTGGAACGGCCGCGGCGCACGCACGGACGGCACTGGCGGCAAGACTGGCGGGGGCTCCGTCTACTTCGCCGACATCGCCAGCGAGGAGCGGCTGTGCGGTGCCGACGGCAAGTCGATCGACGGGCAGAAGCCACTGGGGTTGATCTCCGAGCTCATGCGCGACCTGACCAATCCGGGCGACAGCATCCTCGATCCGTTCGTGGGCTCAGGCACGCTGGTGCGTGCCGCGATCAACGAAGGCCGCAGCGCGCGCGGCATCGAGATCAACCCCGGCCGCGCCGCCGCCGCGCGCGCGAGGTGCAAGCTGTGACCCTCGGCGACGTGTACCTGGCCCTGGCGATCGTGCTCGTCGCGAGCACAGTGGTCATCCCGGGCCTGGCCACGCTCGCCATCCGCGCCTACCGGCGCCACCAGATTTCGGGGCCGATCGAACCGGTCGATCTCACCGGGCTGCCAAGGCAGTCCATCCCCCAGGCACGGTCGCGCCGCCGTGCTCGGTTCCTCTGAGGGCGCAGGAGACAGATCATGGCACGCAAGAAGAGTGGACCCGCCGCGGTCCAGACCCAGGTCCCCGGCACCGAGCGCCACTCGATCGAAAAGATCGACGAAGCGGCGGTGGAGTACGTCACCCACCGCGACGCCCGAATGGCCGCCGCCGAGTTGGAGAAGGCGGCGAAGAAGCGGCTCCACGCGCAGGTGGAGGCGCACAAGGACGAGCTCACCAAGCGGGAGAACGGCGAGGTCGTCTACCGATTCGAGCCGGCCGACGGCAGCACGCTCGAGGTGCTGCTCAAGCCGGTGAACGTGAAGCTCACCGTGCGGAAGGTCGACCCCGAGTCGATGCCCGGGTCGAGCGGCGACGAAGAGAAGCCCACGGAGGACTGATGTTCGAGTTCGTCGTCCAGGGCGATCCGGTCCCGCAGGGATCGATGACCGCCATCCCGTTCCACATGCCGTGTCCGCAGTGCGCCGAGAAGAAGCGCTACTGCGGCAGGGCGAAGATCTGCATCCTGCCCGCGGGCGAGGTGCTGGGACGGCAACTCCGCGCGAACATCATCCACGACAACTCCGGCGAGTTGAAGACGTGGCGCTCGATGATCGCCCTGGAGGCGAAGCTCGCGTTCAACCGGGCCGGGATGATGGCGCGCCCCGTCTTCCCGGAGGGCACCGGCGTCGTGGTGGGGTGCGTGTTTTTCCTCAAGCGCCCACAAGGTCACCTGACCTCGAAGGGCGTGCTCTCGGCGGATGGCTTGCGCAACCCGACGCCGTGCAAGAAGCCGGACGCCGACAAGCTACTCCGCGGCGCGGTCGATGCGATGAGCGCTTCTACGAGTGCCGACATCGGCGGCGAGATCTATCACGACGACAACCAAGTCCTGTCGCCGTGGCCGTGGAAGACCTGGGCGCCGCTCACCGCGCGCACCGGCCACACCGTCATCGTCATCGAGCGCGCCGACCCGTCCGACATCGCTGCCATCGCGAAGGTCAGCGCGCGCCTCATCGAGATCGTCCGCGCGTCGCGGCCGTCCACCGGGGAGCTGTTCGGATGACCCGGAAGTTGCGCGTCCGCGGCGGCGTCATCGACACCCTGGGCAACCTCGGCGAGAACCTCGAGATGGTTGGCGCCGCCATCGCCGTGGTGATCTTGAGCCCGAAGATCCGGCGCGACTGCAAGGACATGCCGCGGCCGTGCTGGAAGGTCGGATGCCGTTCGAACATGATCCTCGACGTGACCGAGAACGGCGCCATCATGCTCAACAGCGGGCTGTCCGACGACGACCGCGGCGAGGGCGCCGCGCGCATCCTGGGCGACGACGTGTCCGACGAGGAGTTCTACGCGCAGGTCGATCAGGTGCTCGACTGGTGGGTGTACCGCACCGACAAGGCCCGCCGCCTCGGCACCCGCCAGCCGCAGTCCTGTCTGGAGGACGTGATCGACGCGATGCAGGGCGATGAGATGCTGCTCGAGGACGTGGGCGCGGTCATGCACATCACGCGCGAGCGGGCGCGGCAGATCGAAGAAGCCGCCCTCCTCGCACTCACGAAGTCCGGAGACCGCATCAAGAAGCTCCTGGGTGGCAGCTTCGCGCGTCGGCTGTTCCACCGCCTCACCTCCCCGCAGGTTCTGCCTCAGGGGCCGCCCGTTCCGCTCGTCAAGATCCGCCGCCGCAAGGAGCCCACCGCATGAACCCTGACAACCGCACCGAGCGCAGCCGTGCGATCGAGCGCGCGCTCCGAGCTGGCAAAAGCATCGCTGATGCCGCGCGCGCGGTCGACCCGCCGGCCCTTCACCAGGAGGTCTACCGCGTGCGGCGCGACCACTGCACCGACATGGAGTTCGCTCGCGCGCCACGGCCCACTGGCGACAACTACAAGCTGATCGTCACCATGATGAAGGAAGCCGCCACCAGGGGCATGACCCCCGTCTTCGCCGACCTCGCGCGCGTGTGTTCGCCCGCGCTCACTCGCGCGCGTGTCGTCCAGATCGTCGAGAACGCCCGCCGTCGCGGCGACCTCCCACCCGCCCCCGTGCCAGCACCGCCACCCGCCCCCGAGCCGCCGCCGTGATCGAGCAAGCCGCCATCGCGATCGGGCGCGCGCTTGCCGGTCGCCGGTGGCGCGGACGCACCGAGCTCGACATCGCCAACGAGATCGAGCGCGTGCTGGGGCTGGCCACCTTCACCGACCCGCCCATCCGCTTCGTGCGCGAGCATCCCCTCACCGCGGCCGACCGACTCGACTTCGCCGCCGTGCTTCCCGGTGAGCTGGCCAACATCATCGTCATCGAGGTGAAGATCGAACGAGCGACGGTCACCGACACCGCGCGCCAGGCGCAGCGCTACCTGGCGCATCAGCAGGTGGGCGCGCTCATCTTGGCCTCGACATCGAGGCGCCTCGCCACCCAGATGCCGCGCGAGCTCCAGGGCAAGCCCGTCTACTCGATCGTCCTCCCGCGGATGTAACCGACCCCTTGACGACGCACGATCGATCGTGCGTATGGTGACGAGTATGAAAGCACGCAGTACCAAGGGGAGAGCTCGCCCGGTGGCGCGAGCACGAGGGCGAGCAGCCAACCAGCTCGAGTTCCCCACGCAGGGCGCTGGCCGTGCGCCGGTTGTGCGTGCCTTTTTCAACAACGACCACATCGTGGCCGACAACTTCTGCGGCGGCGGTGGCGCCAGCCTGGGCATCGAGATGGCGCTGGGGCGTTCACCCGATGTCGCGGTGAACCACGACGCCGAGGCGATCGCGATGCACGCGGTGAACCACCCGTTCACCAAGCACTACACCGAGAGCGTCTGGAAGATCGACCCGAGGAAGGTGTGCGGCAAGCGGAGGGTGGCTCTTTGTTGGTTGAGCCCCGACTGCTCGTCGCACTCCAACGCCAAGGGCGGCGAGCCTCGCGATCAGAAGAAGCGATGCCTCGCCTGGATCGCGGTGACGTGGGCGCACCGCGTGAAGCCGGATGTCTTTGCCCTCGAGAACATCGTCGAGTGGTTGAAGTGGGGCCCGCTCCATCGTGAGCACACCGACGCGACCTGCCTCGGGCGAGAGTGCAGAACCCACAAGGGGAAGAAGATCGACGTGGCGGACTGCAACCGCTGCAAGGGCGAAGGTTGCTGCAAGCGGATCTGTCGACGGAACAAGCCCATCCTCGCCCGCGAGGGGGAGACGTTCCGCGCCTGGAAGCAGAAGCTCGAGAGCCTGGGCTACGTCGTCGAGTGGCGGGTCCTGCGTGCCTGCGACTACGGCGCGCCGACCAAGCGCCGCCGACTATTCCTCGTCGCCCGTCGTGACGGACAGCCGATCGTCTGGCCGGAACCGACGCATGGGCCGCGCCAACTCGCAGACCAACCCCCGAGCGCCGCCGCGCCGCTCAAGCCCTACCGCACCACGGCCGAATGCGTGGACTGGTCACGGCACTGCCCGAGCATCTTCGACCGGGATAACCCGCTAGCCGACAAGACGCTGGCGCGCATCGCACGCGGGATCCACAAGTTCGTGCTCACAGCGAAGCGGCCGTTCGTCGTGCCGGTCAACCACGCGGGCGGTCACGGTCGCGTCCACAGCATCGACGAGCCCATGCCGACGATCACGGCGCAGTGCCGCGGATCGCACGCTCTGGTGGTGCCGACCATCGTGCGCACCGCGCACGGCGACGTGACTCAGGAGGGCAAGAAGCGCGGCCAGTCGTCGCACAGCATCGAGGAGCCGCTCCCCACCATCACCGCGGGTGGTCGCGACTTCGCTCTGGTGTCGCCGGTCATCATCAAGGCCAAGACCCACGGCGGTGGCGGGAACGACGCCAAGAGCGCGGACGAACCGCTCGGGACGATCACCACGTCCAAGCGAGGCGAGTTCGCGGTCGCGGTGCCCTACCTCATCCACAAGTCGAACGGCGAGCGCGTTGGCCAAGCGCCGCGCATCTACGACCCGCAGGAGCCCCTTGGCACCATCGTGGCGCAGGGGAACAAGCACGCCGCCGTGTTGGCGTTCCTGGCCAAGCACTTCGGCGGCGGCTACACCGGAGCTGGTTCATCCTGCGACGAGCCCCTCGGCGCCATCACGACGATCGATCACCACGCGCTGGTGGCGGCCCACGTCGTGAAGTTCCAAGGTACCAGCGACACGCATCTGACCTCGTGCTCTTCGAGTATGGACGAGCCAGCACCGTCCATCACCGCGCAGGGGATGAAGCTCGCGCAGGTCGCGGCGTTCCTGGTCAGGTACAACGGCACCGGCGATGCCGAGCCCGTGAACGAACCGGTGGGTGCGCTCACTGCGAAGCCGCGCTTCGGCTTGGTCACGGTGACGATCGACGGCGAAGAGTACGTCATCGTCGACATAGGCATGCGCATGCTCGAGCCTGACGAGCTCTACAAGGCGCAGGGATTTCCTCCAGAATACAACATCGCTCCCGTCGTTGAGCGGCGGATGGCCAACGGGAAGATGAAGCGCGCGCCGCTGACCAAGACGGCGCAGATCCGCATGTGCGGCAACTCGGTGTCCCCGCCGGTCGCCGCCGCCGTCATCCGCGCCAACCTGCCGGTGAGACTCGCCGCGTGATCACCATGGGCAGCCTCGTCGCCGCGTTCGTCATCCTGAGCGTGGCCCCGTCGTCCGGCCCCTGGTCCATCGTGGCCGGTCTGGCTGTAGGCATCCTCTTCGTCGTCTCGGTCATGAGTGCGGCTCGCTGGCGATGAAGCGAACCGCCTTGAAACGTACCGCGTTGAAACGTACTGCGTGGAAGCGCGAGGGGTCGAAGCTCGCACCGGGCGGCGGGCTCAAGCGCAGCCCCATGAAGCGCGGCAAGGGCAACGGGTTCTCCACGTTCAAGACGACCCCTCGCGAGTACAAGGACCGTCTCCAGGCGAGGCGCGAGGCCAAGGGGCTGGCCGACGAGCCGTACCTCGAGTGGCTGCGCAAGCAGGTCTGCGGGCTGGCGGCCTGGGCGCTGTTGCAGTGGCAACTACACCGGGTCGTCATCGACATCGGGCCCTGCGGTGGCCGCATCGATCCAGACCACGAGCGCCACAACGTCGGCATGGGACAGACCGCGCCGGACGCCAGGGCGTGGAGTATTTGCAGGTGGCATCACGACGGTCGGCACGGCGACGCCAAGGGCTTCTGGGGCAGCATGACCGGCGCCGAGATCGTCGAGTTTATTGCCGAGCGCATCGACGAACACCGCGCCCGCTACCTGGCCGAGCTCGCCGCAGGCGGGCCCAACGGAGGCATGTGAAGACCTACGGCACGGTGAAGTACAAGTCGGACCCGGGCGCGCGGCTCGGCTACTTCCACATCGTCTGCGAGCCCCACGTGGCGATGGTGCTGCGCCGCATCTTCGACGGTTCCAAGCGCGGCCGGGACAACGCGGTGGTGGTCTCCGGGACCGACGCCAACTGCCACACCCTCGAATGGGCGCTCATCAAGTACCCGATGGAGGTCGACACCCCGGTGTTGAAGCGCGGCGCCGATCGCCAGCGCCAGCGGATGGCGATGGTAGAAGAGGCGCGGTCGCCGGACTACGTGCCGCCGGTCTTCGACCTCGCGATCCCCTTGCGCGACTACCAGCGGGTGGCCGCCGACCTCGCGATCCGGTCCCGGGGGCTGCTTCTCGGAGACGACGTCGGCCTGGGCAAGGCCCAACCGATCGACGCGCTGGTCCTCACGCCGACGGGGTGGCGGGCCATTGGCGATCTCCGGGTTGGAGATCGGGTTGTCGACCCTGACGGTGGAGAAGCTGCGGTCACCGGCGTCTTCCCGCAGGGCGAGCGACAGGTCTACCGGGTAACGATCAAGGATGGGACTTCGGCCGAGTCCTGCGAGGCGCATCTCTGGGGGGTCTATACCGCCAACGATCGCACCCGCGGTGGGTCGATGCGTGTGCTCGAGCTCAAGCAGATCATGGGCGACTTGCGAGGCAAGGAGTGGAAGGGGTGGGCATCGAGCAAATGGTTCCTGCCGCTACCGGAACCGATTGTGTTCGATGCCGCTGGTGAGCGTCCGGTCGACCCGTACTTGCTCGGCGTCTTGATTGGCGACGGAGGGCTCTCGGGCGGCGCTGTAAACCTGATGAGCCCCGATGTGGAGATCGTTTCTCGCGTACGCGCCACCATTCCGGCTGGCACGACACTGATTGCTTGCGACGGACGTGAAGGGCACTACCGGGTGTCAAGGGGTAAGCCTGGTGGTGAGAATCCGCTGATGAACGCGCTACGCGACCTTGATCTGATGGGAAAGCTCTCGGTCGAGAAGCGAATCCCGGTTGCTTACCTGCGTGCGCCGGTTGCCGAACGTCTCGAGCTGCTACGCGGCCTCATGGATACCGACGGAGACTGCACGAAGCTCGGCGCCTGCATGTTCAACACGTCGTCGCCTGGGCTACGCGATGATGTGGTCGATCTGGTCCGTGGGTTGGGGGGGATCGCCAGCATCTACGACCGGCCGGAGCCGAAGTTCACGCACAAGGGGGAGACGCGCATCGGGCAGCCAGCCTACCGCGTGAACGTGCGCCTGGCGGTCAACCCGTTTCACCTGATCAAGAAGGCGGAGCGCTGGCACAGGCCCAACATGGCACGAGCGATCCATTCGGTGGAGCCGACCCGTCGAGTGGAGACGGTCTGCATCCGCGTCGCGAGCAAGCGCCATCTCTACATCACCGACGGTCACATCGTCACGCACAACACCGCTGAGTGCATCGCTACCTTCGTGGTGCCCGACACGCTGCCGGCGATCGTCGTCACCCTGACGCACCTGACCGGGCAGTGGCAGCGCGAGGTCAACCGCTTCGCCCCGGCGCTTCGCGTCCACGTCATTCAACGAGTTCAAGCCTACCCGCTCGTCGACAACTACGGCTGGGAGGTCCACAAGGGCAAGCGTCGCTACGTGCGCAGCGGCATCGCCAAGATGCCCGACGTGATCATCCTCTCCTACAGCAAGCTCGTCGGCTGGGCCGACATGTTGATCAGTATCAACCCCGGGATGCTGGTCTTCGACGAGTGCCAGGAGCTTCGCACTGGTGCGACCGACGGCGGGTCAACGCACGGCTCGAAGAAGAACGACGCAGCCAAGGCGATTGCCTTCCGATCGCGTTATCGGGTCGGCGCCTCGGTGGGGCCGGACAGCATCATCGAGCTGCGCGGGAGCCTCTTCGGGGCCGGATGGGTCGGCCGGATGGAAGACGCGGTCACCATGGTCGCATCTGTCGTCGGTGCGCAGCGGCTTGCCGAGAGCGATTTCCGCGACGTGGCGATCCTCGGGATCGAGTCCCGGGGGTGGACGGGCAATGGCTTCGGGTGGAAGCGCGTCAGGAAGTTCATCGTCCACGAGTGCAACGAGCCCGTTCGGACGCTGCGCATCGCTGGGGATGGGCTCCTTCTGACCGATGATCACGACGTGTTCGTGGCGCGGCGCCAGGGTCGCCGGGACTACCACCCGGAGGTCATCACGCCGATCGCACAGGTTCCGGCCAAGAGCATCAACAAGGGCGACATTGTCCCGGTGGACGACGGAGCCGCGTGGGGCGGCAACACCGAACGGCTCATCGACACGGCGTCCATCCTCACCCATCTTGGTTGGGCGCAGGTCCCCGTCTACTTGGGCGGTTTGGATCGGCACATCCTGGGGGTGAAGCAGTACGAGTGGGCGAACTACAGGAAGCAGGGCACGTTCGGGCACTACCTGCCGGTGAGGCTCTACTTGCAACACCGCCACCGTCTGCCGGTTCCGCCGTTCATCTACCTCTCGAAATGCAAGCGGATCACCAAGATCGCGATGACGATCCGCTTGAGCGATTGGGCCTACGTGCTGGGCTTCTTCCTCGGTGACGGGTGGCTCGATAAGGACACGACTCGCGTTTCTTTTGCGGTTGAGCTTTCGCGGAAGGACGACTTCATCGCGCGTCTACGGTTGCTGCCCGGCATCGACCTGGACCCCAAAGTCCGCGTGATGCCAGGAAAGTCAGTCGAGATACGGGTGTCGAACGTCCTGTTCGCCAGCGTGCTGCGGCACGCGATGGGTAAGCACCTCTGCCACGAGAAGACGATCCCTGGTGAGTGGATCGTGAGTTGGCCGGAGTCCGCGCGTCGCGAGTTGCTCCGAGGAATGCTCGAGTCCGACGGGCATGTTTCCGCGCGCGCAAACCGGCGTTGGTACGCTACGTCTTCGCAGAAGATGGCGCGGGCGATGCTGTCGCTCCTTCGGAGTCTAGGCATCATCGGTGGCATCGGAACGCGGAAGCCAGCGGCCGGCGGGGTGATACGCGGGCGGCAGATCGTGGGGAAGCGCACCGGCTACATGGTGCATTGGTCAGCGTTCGCCGAAGCCGGCGACAACACCGGGTACAGAGGAGCACGCCGCGCCCTTCCCGGCACCGAGGGTCGCTTCAACGAGGGAGTGGTCCGCGGTGTCGAGTCGGCGCCAGTGCCAGCGCTGGTCTACGATCTCGAGATGGACGGGCACCCGTCGTTCGTCGCCAACGGCGCGTTGGTCCATAACAGCGCGACCCCGATTTTCAATCTTGGCGGCGAGGTCTGGAACGTGATGGACGTGCTGTCGCCGGGCCTGCTCGGCGACAAGCAGGAGTTCTACACCGAGTGGTGTACGCCGCAGGGCAACGGCAAGTACCTCGTCAACGACATCAACGCGCTGCGCGTCTATCTGACCGGCGAGGGCGCGATGCTGCGCCGCCGCCGCAAGGACGTGGGCCGCGAGTTGCCGCCCATGATGCGCAACTGGCAGACGGTCGAGCTCAACCGCAAGGGCCTCGACTCGATCAGCAGTCACGTCGCCGAGCTGGCGCGCGCGGTGCTCCGCGACGACATCGCTCCCTTCGCCAAGATGCAGGCGGCTGGCGAGCTCGACCGCCAACTCCGACAGGCCACCGGCGTGGCGAAGATCCCAAGCGTGCTGGCGTTCGTCGAGATGCTCATCCACGGCGCCGACGAGCCCGAGTTCGAGTCGGTCGTGGTCTTCGCTCACCACCACCTCGTCTTCGATGCGCTGCTCGAGGGCCTGACCAAGGCCGGCATCAAGGCGGCCAAGTTCACCGGCAAGCAGTCGAAGAAGGAGAAGGACGAGGCGCTTGACCGGTTCACCAACGGCGACCTCCAGGTCCTGCTCCTGGCCAACCGCGCCGGCGTCGGCATCGACGGCCTCCAGGCGGTGTGCAGCGTCGGCGTGGTCGCCGAGCTCGACTGGTCGCCGGGCGTTCACCTCCAGAACGAGGGTCGGCTCAACCGCGACGGCCAGGAGGAGAACGTCGTCTTCTACTACCTCGTCTCCGATGAGGGCAGCGATCCGGTGGTGCGCGACGTGCTGGGCATCAAGGAGAGCCAGCGCCACGGCCTGGTCGATGGCGACCTGGGCGACACCAGCGACGAGCCGCCGGTGGACCTGAACCGCATGCGGAAGATGGCGCAAGCCTACCTCGACAAGCACAAGGTGAAGTGATGCCACGGGGGAAGCGCCAACCACGGCTCGTGCCGGTCGACATTGCCAGCCTGACCCGCTGGCAGTGGCTTAAGACGGCGCTGGATCTCGAGGAGACCGGCAAGCGTATCGAGTACATCGCGATGGCGTCGCTCCTCCGGGTGTCCCGGGTCGACGCTCACTTCATGCTCGCGCATCTGTGCGACAACCACCTCATCAACGGCGGGCGCGTCTCCGGGCGCGGACGCTGGGCCCTCCAGATCCCGACCCTCTGCTACTTCGCGGTGTCGCTCGATCCGATGGACCCGCACGCCAGCGCCGCCGCGGCCGTTGCCCTCGCCACCGACATCACCAGCGCGATCGGCGTGCCGCTCGTCGCGATGATGCCGTCCACCCTGGTGCTGGCGAAGGCGGCCGAGGGCGATGAGACCGCGCTCGATGCGCTGGTGGGGTTCTCGCAGCGCGCCGACGTGGTGCTGGTGATCGACGATGACCCGCTGCTCGAGCAGCGGTTCGATGTGGTCGCCGCGCAGCGCGCCGACGTGATGGTGACGGTTGCCCGGCCCGGCGAGGATCCGCGCGCGACCCTGCACGGCGCGTTGACCCTCGATGCCTTCGACGCCGCCGACTTCTGGCGCCGCGCGCGCATGGAGCGCTTGCCGCGGAAGCACCCGGATACGGCGCGGAGACATCAACGATAAGCCTTGACGACTTTCGGGCAGCGCCCGTAATGTGGCCGCAGATGAACAGCCCCCTCGTGCCCCCGTCCCGTGAACAGATCGCCGCCACCGAGGCGACGGCCGCCATCCACAAGAAGGGCTTCCCGCCCGGCACGACGCAGCGGGTGAAGCGGACCCTCCACGAGAAGGCGCGGCGCGCGGCGGTCCGGCGGCTGGCCCCGAGCTTCCGGCACGGCTCGCGTCTCCAGCCCTTCGTCTACAACGAGGACAAGTCCAACTGGCGCGACCACGCGCGCCTGGCCCCTGCTATGATCGGCGAGGTGCGCGGCTTCGATCTCGACGGCAATCCGCGCATCACCTACCGCCTCAACCCGGCGTGTAGCGGGCCGCCGCTGGGGCCGTCCGCGCTCATCACGCTCGCCACCAAGAAGGCGCGGGCGCGACAGACCCACCCCGGGAAGCGCTCGTGAGCGGGATGGAGTTCCGGATCGCCAAGAGCGATCTGGTGCGGGGCCTGCGCCTCGCGCAGTCAGTGGCCGACCGCAAGAGCACGATGCCGATGCTTGGCAACGTGCTCCTGCGGGTGGTCGAGTCCGACAAGCTGCTCTGCGCGGCCACCGACCTGAACGTCTCGGTGGTGGCCACCCTGCCGCTGGCGCTCGGGACCGGTGGCGGCATCACGGTGGCGGCCAAGGCGCTCTACGACATCGTGGCGAACCTGCCCGGTGACACCGTCGGCATCCGCAAGGTCGAGAACAACTGGGCCGAGATCAAGGCCGGCAAGGTCAGCTACCGCATCGTCGGCGTCCCCGACCGCGACTTCCCCAAGATCCCGGACACCACGGCTGCGCCGCTCGCCGAGGTCGACGCGAGCACCCTGCGCGAGATGATCGACCGCACGCTCTACGCGATCTGCAACGACGAGACGCGCTTCCACCTGAACGGCGTGCTGTTCGAGAGCACCGGCACCAGCGCCCGCATGGTGTCGACCGACGGCCACCGGCTGTCGAAGGTCGATCGCACCCTCTCCGGGCCCAAGCTCTCGCACGGCGTCATCATCCCCAAGAAGGGCCTGCTCGAGATCAAGAAGATCCTCGAAGGGGTGAAGGTCTGCCAGTTCGGCTTGAAGGTCCCGCACGTCTATTTCGCGGTCGACGGCGTCACCCTGGTCGTCAAGCTCATCGACGCGCAGTTCCCGCCGTACGATCAGGTCATCCCCAAGGAGCACAAGCACGCGGCGATCGTGAACCGTGCTCTCCTGGCCGACGCGGTGAAGCGCGTCAACCTCATGGCCTCGGACTCGCGCGGGCTCAAGCTCTCGGTCATGACCGGTGGCATCCGGCTCGCCTCGGACAACCCGGACGTGGGCGAGGTGACCGAGGATCTCGACGCCGACTACCAGGGCGAGCCGCTCACCATCGGGCTCAACCCCAGGTACGTGAGCGACATCCTGGCCCACATCGTCTCCGAGCAGGTGGTGATCGAGTTGGGCGGCGAGCTCGACCCGGCGGTCTTCCGGCCGCTCGCGGGTGACAACTACCTCGGCGTCGTCATGCCGATGCGGGTGTGACCGTGGCGGACTCGGTCAAGACCGCGTGTCGAGGTGGCGCCGTCGTCGAGTCGATGCCGCTGGGTGACGGGGTCTGGTTCCACGGCCGCCGCGTCCATCTGCACCCGGAGGCGGCGTGACCTACACGATCGGCAACGTGCTCGACGTGCTGCCCACGCTCGCCGCCGGCCGCTTTCCGTTGCTGCGTCACCTCGCCGCCGTATTGGGGGCTGCGCGCGTACCTGGACGGCGAGCAGGTCATCGTCCGTCGCGACCTGACGCCCGAGCAGCTCGCCTACGTCGAGGCCGAACTGAGGAAGGCGGGCTTGCTGTGAAGATGATCGCCGTCGACGTTCTCGCGGCTGTGGACCCACTCGTGGCATCCGCGGCAGAGCGTCACCATGTTCGCGATGTCGAACCGCAGAGCGGGCGCCTCCGACCACGGCGCGATGTGGTGCGCGTGCAGGCTGCGCGGCCCGCGCTTCGGTGCGGCGCACCGACGGCACCGGAAGCCATCGCGCGCGTAGACTTCGCGCACGATCGCGGCCCACTCGCCGCTTGCGTAGATGCGCTGACGTTCGGGCGAACTGCCATCGCGGTAGCGCGGGTTGCTCGCGCCGGTGCGCCCGCTCATGCCGTTGCGCGCGCCGCGCAACCACGGCTTCGGCTTCGTCGCCGACTTGCTCAAACGCTCGCGCGTCGCGTCGCTGTGCCGATGCCCGAGCCACGGATTGCCGCGCCCGCCGAGCACGTAGTTGTCCGCGCCTCTGAGGTTCTGACCGCGTGGCCGCGTCGGGATCCCGAAGTCGCGCAGCTTGTCGTGGATCCGCTTCGGGTCGCGCCCGACGAGCGCGCCGATCTCGTACGTCGAGAGGCCGCGCGTCTCGTACTGATCGCGCAGCCAAACAGGGTCGAGATGGAGCGGCGCCACGTCGCCATTGTAGCAAAGGCAGGCCGATGACGAAGGTCTATCGTCGAGAGGAAATCCCGCCGCACCTGCTCGAATACTTCGAGCCGGCGAGGGCGATCGAGTTGGGGTCCGAGCCGACGCCGGCCGCGTACGTCGAGCGCATGGTCGCGGTGTTCCGCGAGGTGCGGCGCGTGCTCGCCGATGACGGCACCGCGTGGATCAATATCGGCGACAGCTACGCGGGATCGCGATGCGGCGAGCAGGGCGCGACCGGCGCGCTGACCGATCGCTCCGTCGAGAAGCAACGCGCGCGGATGCGACCTGGCGCCGTTCCCGGAAGCGGCGGACAGCAAGGCGGCGCGCGCAACCTCGACGGCCTCGGCCTCGTCGATGGCTGCAAGCCGAAGGATCTCGTCGGCATCCCGTGGCGCCTCGCCTTCGCGCTGCAAGCTGATGGGTGGTACCTGCGCTCGGACATCATCTGGTGCCTGTCCGGCGGCGAGTGGGTCTACGCGCGCGCAGAAGGGCGACATGCCGGTGATGGTCAAGGATCTCGTCCGGCTCGATCCGTCGACGGTCCGGCTGTGGAACGGCGAGAAGTGGACGCGCGTCCTCGGATGGAACGCGAGCGTGGACACGTCCGAGCGCATCGAGATCACACTGCGATCGGGCGAGCGCATCGGCTGCACGGGCGGTCACCAGTGGCCGACGCAGCGCGGGAACGTCCGCGCGCGCGACCTCGCGATCGGCGACGTGATCGAGACGTGCGATTTGCCCGAGCCGAGCAACGCGACCGCGCCCGGTCACCTGTCGACGGATGCGTGTTGGCTCGCCGGGCTGTATCTCGCCGAGGGCAGCAGGTCGGGCGACAAGCTGCAACTGTCGCTGCACGCCGACGAGCGCCCGTGGTTCGATCGGATCGATGCCGTCGCGCGCCACTACGGCGGGTCGGCGTCGTACACCATCGACGGCAACAGCCTCACGGTCCGCATGTACGGGCGGATCCTCGTCGCGGTCATCGACTCGATCATCGGCGGCGCAACCGCCATCGACAAGCATCTGCGCGCCGAGGCGTGGCGACTGCCGAACACGCACCTTCGCGCCATCGCGCAGGGCTACCTCGACGGTGACGGCCACGACGACAAGGCGAACGGTCGGATCCGTCTCGGGTTCTGCCGCAACTACTCGCTCGAGCGCGACCTGCGCACGCTCGCGGCGCGACTCGGCGCGACGATCACGCTCAACCCGACGACGGCGACGTACCAGGGCGGCACGCGTCCGACGTTCCGCGGCGAGTGGCGATGGTCGCGCAGCGGGCACCACAACGAACGCGACCGCGGCGAGATCGTAGGCATCGGCCGCAGCAAGGCGCGGCACTTCTGGGACATCGGCGTCGAGGACGAGCCGCACCTGTTCGCGCTCGCGTCCGGCGTGCTCACCCACAACAGCAAGCCGAACCCGATGCCCGAGTCGGTGACGGACCGGCCGACGAAAGCGCACGAGTACGTCTTTTTGCTTTCCAAGTCGGCGCGGTACTTCTACGACGCTGCGGCCATCGCGGAACCGGCGCTCGTCGGCAATCACCATCGGACCGTCCTCGACAACGCGACGAAGGCGACGCCGCCGGGCACGCCGCCGCACACCGGGTTGCGCACGACCGACGGCTCGACGCGCAACGCCCGCTCCGTGTGGACCATCGCATCGCAGCCGTACGCGGGCGCTCACTTCGCGACGATGCCGCCCGCGCTTGCCGAGCGATGCATCCTCGCAGGTAGCGCGATGGGCGACGAGGTGCTCGATCCGTTCCTCGGGTCGGGTACCACCGGCATGGTCG